ATATCAACAAATTTCTGAATGAAATTGAAAGTTGCTGGATGTGCTTCGCAAAGAGCAATCTGCATTGCCGAATAATTCTTCAAAAGATTATATTCAACATCGTAAGCTTCATCAATAATGTGAACCAATGATGTGAAGCAAAGATTAGAATCAACTGGAAGCATTTTAGGAATCACGTTCCACTGTGTTAAATAATCCTGAAGCATTTTAGCGTGATCCAATTCATAAGCCGCCTCGGCTTCAAAGAAAGCTGCTGCTTTTTTATAGTTCGCATTTTTGCACCAATTAGCTGCGTTTCTGTAAGTGTAGTGAGCTACGTATTCTCCTGCTATTCTTTTTTCGATAGCCTCGACAATATCAGGAGCAAGAGTTTTAGGTTGAGTTACTTCTGGTGAAGCTGAGATCTGGATCGATTCAACTTCAAAGCCCTCGTTTGTATTTTCCTTAAAATGTTTGAAAGTTTGCATTTAATCTAATAGTGTTTTTGTATATATCCCCACCAAACAAAAAAAGCCGGGTTATACCCGGCTTTAATATTATGTAATCGATTATTAATTTTTATCCGTAACTTCCTCGAATTCAGCATCCTCAACATTCACATTCTCACTTGCTTCACCAGTTTCAGTCTTTTCATTATTTTGTGACTCAGCTGCGTAAACTTTGGTCATTACTTCATTCATTTTATCGCTAAGTTCCTTCATTTTGGATTCAGTGGCGTCAATGTCATCTCCGTCTTTTAGTTTTCTTAGCTCATCAACCAAAGTTTTAATTTTCTCTTTCTCATCATCTTCGATCTTCTCACTCACATCATCAAGGGCTTTTTCGGTCTGGAAGCAAAGCGAATCTGCTGTGTTGGAGATTTGGGATTTTTTCAATCTCTTCTTATCAGCTTCGTCATTTTCAACAGCTTCTCTCTTCATCTTTTCAATCTCATCTTGTGTTAATTTACTTCCTGATTCAATTCGAATGTTTTGTTTCTTTCCTGTTCCTTGATCCTTGGCAGAAACGCTGATAATGCCATTTGCGTCAATATCAAATGTTACTTCAATTTTAGGTACACCCCTCATTGCTGGGGGAATGTCGGTTAATTGAAATTTACCAAGTGTTCTATTATCAGCTGCCATAGGTCTTTCGCCTTGCAAAACGTGAATATCAACCGCATGTTGATTATCTACCGCAGTAGAGAATATTTCACTCTTTGTAATTGGTATTGTCGAATTGGACTCAATCAGTTTGGTGAAAACTCCGCCCATAGTTTCAATACCGAGGGAAAGTGGGGTTACATCTAAAAGAAGTACGTCTTTAATCTCTCCTGCTAAAACCCCTCCTTGGATAGCAGCACCGATTGCTACTACTTCATCAGGATTTACGTTTTTAGATGGCTTCTTACCGAAAAGTTTTTCAACCTCATCCTGTACTTTAGGTATTCTAGTTGATCCGCCAACTAAAATAACTTCGTCAATATCTGACGCTTTTAATCCTGCATCATTTAAGGCTTTTTTGCAAGGTGCAAGCGTTTTGTCAATAAGATCCGAACACATAGCTTCAAAAGCTGCTCTGGTGATTTTCTTGACGAAGTGTTTAGGTCCGCTTGAATCTGCAGTTAAATATGGTAAGTTGATTTCAGTCTCAGAAGAAGAAGATAATTCAATCTTAGCCTTTTCCGCTGCTTCTCTGATTCTTTGGTATGCCATTGGGTCTTTAGATGTGTCTATACCAGACTCAGTCTTGAATTCTTCAACGATCCAATCGATTATCTTCTCATCGAAATTATCACCACCGAGATGTGTGTCTCCATTAGTAGATAAAACTTCAAAAACACCAGATCCGATTTCAAGAATAGATACGTCGAAAGTACCTCCTCCTAAGTCATAGACTGCAACTTTCATATCTTTGTCTCCTTTATCAAGGCCATAAGCTAAAGCTGCTGCAGTTGGCTCGTTTATAATTCTAAGAACTTCCAAACCTGCAATTTCTCCGGCTTCTTTTGTAGCTTGTCTTTGACTATCATTAAAATAGGCAGGAACAGTGATAACTGCTTTTGTGACGCTGTCACCTAAATATTCTTCCGCTGTTCTTTTCAAGTTTTGTAAAACTATAGCAGAAATTTCTTGGGGAACGTATTTTCTATTGTTGGTTTCAATGATTACTTTTTGTGATTCGCCCTCCTTTACCTTATAAGGCATTTTCTTAGCTTCTTTTTTAACCTCAGTGAACTTAGACCCAATAAATCTTTTGACTGAGTAAATGGTGTTTTCTGGATTTGTAACCGATTGTCTCTTAGCTGGATCCCCAACCTTAATCTCGTTATCCTTAAATGAAACAACGCTAGGGGTTGTTCTTTTACCTTCAGAATTCACTATCACAACTGGTGAAGATCCTTCAATTACTGAAACGCACGAATTCGTGGTTCCTAAGTCGATTCCTATTACTTTTGACATATGTTTATTTTATTTTATTTTTACTGTTTTTTCTTGTAAAGATTTCTTTTTAGATGTTAATAATCTTAGAATTCACATCAAAAAAGATTCCAAACCCCCATACAAGAAAAAATGTCCACCGATGGTGGACATTTTGTCGAAATATTTGCTATTTTTTACGATTTCTTTCTCTTCTTAATGAAATCTAAAAAGGTAGCTACGCTTCTTCCTTTTTTAGATTTTGCCGCAGGAGTTCCTACGGTGAGAGATGGAAACTTATCACCAGATCCTTGATTTGCAGGATTATAGAATCCTGCGTTTGTGGCTCCGGCCGAACTTGGAGGTGCTGGATTGCCCATACCAGATACTGTACCTAGTGTTGCTAATCCTGGAGCGGGTGCTGCAGCAGCCATATCTTCATTAACAGTTTCTTCGCTTAGTCCTTTGGCTTTCAGATATTCTTTCATTTGCCAGCATTCTACACAATATCCCTGTTCATTAAGCCAGTTTGTGATACCTTCAACCATCTTGGAAGGTTCGCATTCGTCAATAATATCATCTAATTCGTTTTCGACATCCTCCATACATATGAGGGTTTTTCCTTTTGGTGAATTTCCGGTTGGGTGGAACATATTAGTCTAAAATTTGTTTTACGTTGGATTCAAAAATTCTTATGGTTTGGCCGTCAGAATTTTTGGTTATGTATCCGATTATATCATTGTATATATCATAGATAGATTCTTGCACTAATAATTTTCTACCCATATTATCTATGATCCACTTATTGATCAATGGACTTAAAGGTTTTGAAGAATTCTTGTGGGTTTGAATTACTTCTCTGCTGTTGGTACAATTGCACATTATCGATAATCTCCTTTTTGTTCTTTTCTCTTTAGATATTGTAAAAGGTATTTAAGTCCTTTGACATAATCGATAGCTCTTTTGAACGGTTTACCGAAATCTCTCAAATCATTACCGTTACCTTCATCTAATTCAGCAGGATTTTTTCTATTCTTTACCGGATTATATCTACGGACAATTCCAGTTGGATGTATTGTGTAAAAAACTTTACCGTGACCTCTTTCTCTTTGTACGTCAGTAGTTCTGGTAAATTTCAAGGTGTTATTTAGTTCTTGCTGGTGTGAAGTTACATCCTTAAATCCAAGATCCAAAATCATTCTATATTCGGGAAATTCTCTCACGACGTCCAGATTGATCTTTCTCCTCGAGTCAGATTTATACTCCTCCTCCGGTTCATATTTAGAATATTCAAGTAAATGCTTCACGTATATTATATATTCTTTATTCTAACCTATTTTAAAATTAGATGGAAATTTAGCCACTAACTATAAGTTCAGAAATTATTTTTGGTTGATCCAATCTCTATAATCTTTCAAATTCTGCAAATTCTTCTTACCTTTAAGCTTTTGTTTAGAATCTGGATCTAGAAAAGGAACTATTTTTCCGGGTCCCTTCGGTACAAACTTAGGCATATCTGAAGAACCAACAGGCTCTAAACTAACCTCCATCTCATTATTGACATCTTCAGACTCGTCGACGTGATGCGGAAGGTCTTTATGTTTGGTTTTGGCAAACTTCTCTAGTTCTTTCTTAGTCATGTTTTTTACTAAGTCTAAGATCTGTTTTCTGTATTTAGGATCTACGTCCATAGGATCTAAAGAACCAATCTTGATTGCATAAGCCTGTCCCATTAGAGCTTGTTGTGCAGAGCTAACGGACTTTTCGTTAATTTGATTCATAATAATTATATATTTTTTCTTTTATGTATTCAGGGTTATTTTTTATCTGACCCCCAGAAAATCTAAAGACCTTATAGCCCAATCTTTCAAGTTTTTCGGTTTGTTCTTTATCTCTATCTAGTCTTCCTGGTAAATTGTGCCAGTATTCGCCATCAGCAAAAATTATCAGATCATCAAGTAAAAAATCAACAACCGAGACATTCTTAACATTTATCTGTTCTATGAAATCGAGGTTCATCGATTCTAAAATACCGGCTAATAAAATTTCTATGTCTGTTCTACTCTTTTTACTTTTTTTGCATCTGTCTATTCCATTACACCTATAAGAACAATAGAGTGGATTATATTTATAGTTTATACTTCTTTTGAAAGGATTTCCACAGATAATACAAGAATACTCTATTTTTTCAACTTTGTCCCCTATATTATCCTGATGAATTTTTTTTAGTGAGCAAGAAAGGCTACAGTATTTATTATTCTTCGTTTTTCTGCAAGAGAATTCCTTATTACAATTTAGACAATTTCTAAGATCCATTCCGACCCATAAAGGATGATTTTCACGTTTCATTTTCTCGGATCTTTTCATGTTCACATCCAAAGTGTGTGAAGATGAGATGAATTTTTCTCTAAATACAGGATCTTCAAATGCTTTTTTGCCTCTAAAAATCCCATTACATCTTCTAGAACAGAAATTTTTTCTTATTAGATCTCTGGATACTTTTAATTCAAGCGGTTCTCCGCAATTTTTACAGAATTTTAAGGTCGATTTAAAATCTTTCTTAGGAGTTGCCATTGTATAGCTATATATCAACAAAAAAGACCTATAGATATAGGTCTTTTTGTTTTTTCTCCCATTCCTTTGGAGTTATTGGTTTAGAAGCTAAATCCCAGTTTTTATCGGGATCTATTATTTTTTTCTTCTTCTTATACCAATCACCAAAGGTCCAGATGAATCTGTTATATCCTTTACCTATTAATTTAAATCCAGTATCACCTGGTTGAATAGCAATAGGAGATTGAGGAGGAGCATAAAAACTAGTTTCTGCACTTTGTTCTTTCTTTGACATTTAGATGGGTTCTTTTTTTAACCAATCTTGAAAACTCAATATTTGGTTTTCAAAGGCCTTACTGAAAGCTTTCTTTACGAAAGCATATCCTTTATCTCCTTTTTGGATCTTTCTGATTGTCTTTGGAGGAGGATACGAACTCGTTTCCGCAGACTTAGTTGAGGAGTTGCTCATGGTACTTGTCTTTGTCAAAAATGACAGCTTCTATTTTTGTTTTTGAGATCTGGATAGTTTCAGATCCTCCGGTGGTACCATCCATATAATCAGCGACTTTCTTTTCAACCTCTATTACAGATTCTGCTGAAACTAAAAATTCTGCTTTTTTGTGTACTGGATCACCGTTTTTGTTTACTTCACCAGATTCGAAATTTACGACTACTTTGTAATAGCTCATCTTATATATTTTTTAAGGGTTTGAAAAATTAGACGTTTTTGTTTTTTGCTTCTTGAACTTCGATTCTTACTTCTTGGGCAAGTTTTTTTAATTCCTGCATAGCTTGTCTAACTCTTGTACCTGCTGAGCTGTTGCCTTTACTAAAAAATTTGTCAATGTCGCCTTGTGTTTGTTCGATCAACGTTTTGATCTGTTCGAATTTTTCCATGATTTTAAATATTAGATTTTAATTTTTTATGTGATAAATCCCAAAATGTTTCATTTATCTACTGATTATTACAGATTTCTTTGATGAACCCTGTTGAACTGACCATTTAGGACCGAGATATGAGAGTATAATAGACTTCATAAATTCGAGATATTCTCCCTTTCCTTTGAACGTAAGGTTGTTTTGTATTTCGTCATAAATGATGAATATCTTAGGATTAAGTTCCAGGTAATTCAAAATACATTTGGAGACGTATTCCATAATTCTCGAAACGTCGTTGCCCTTTGCTGTAAATTGCATATCGTTTGACTGTGGAACATCTTCTTTATCTATCGCAATATCCTCTATTAACTCATGTGAGATCTGATTGAGAGTCAAAACGCAATACGAGTTTTTAGGACCTTCAACTGTTTCATTTCCAGAATATTTTCCTATAATTAAATGAAATCCGATAGATTCTTTAGTTTCTTCAGATTCAATATTGAAAAAATAGTTATACACGTCACTCTGTTTTCTTAAGAGGAATGACGAGGTACCAAAACCATCCGACTCGTTAACAGATTTGGAATTAATTTTAAAGTCTAAGAAATTTGATATTAATCTTTTCATTTTGAGTTATTTTTTTTAACGGAGGAAAGCTTTTTCATTTGCTTTATGGCTTTATCGCTTTCTGTTAGTAGAACTTGTTCAGATTCTTGTATAGATTTTCCAGTTACGGAAGAAAGGAGTTGATTATAAAGTGCAGAAACTCCAGATGGAACTGATTTTTTAAAAGCTAAATAGTCTTCATTTTGTAGATGGTTTCTAACTTCAGTCCCACTAGTAGTTCGAGGGGTTTCAACTACTTCTATATCATCCGGGAAATCTCCACCTGCTTTTTTAAGATACTCAGCTTGCTTTTTATAGTCATCTAAACGATCATCCCCAGCTGCTATGGCTTTAATTGAATATCCAAGTTCTTTAGCTTTACCGTAAAGAACTCCTAGAAGTCCACGAGGTGACATATAAAAACCCTCGATCACATCAGGATTTTCCTTAACAACACTTTCCATGTATTTGGAAACTAGATCCTGAGGAAATGGAGATTTTCCTGATTTGTTGTGTCCAGGATGTATAACAGCAACTATGCTAGGTAAATCATTTTTTTCCTTCATAACTTTTGCCATTTTTAAATGACCATTATGAAAAGGCTGGAATCTACCAACTATAAGATTAACCTCCTTGAGATCTTTTTTGTCAGATTCGTCAACTTCATTAACAACAACCTCTTTTTTAGGAGTTGTGTCTATTGTTTCTAAAGCAGTTATGAATTCATTATAAGAGTAAAAATGGTCATCTTTTGGATCTTCGTTTTCCGAAGTAACATATTCTACCTTCTTGTCTGGAAAATTCAACTTTTTAAAGTCCATAAAAGAAGGTAATTCGGATTCCATTATTTGAAGCTTTGGTTGATCCACAGAGACTTTCTTTTCTATGTCCTTTACAACATCATTAAATTGATTTATTATACCAGGGGTAATTATTCCTCCGGATCTCTTCTTAATCTTCCTAAAAGAGTTTAAAATAAGCTTAAAGAGGGATTCGAAGGATTCATCTTGATCAAGATAGCTTAAAACCCTTTTATCGTTTATAAGTGACTTATTAAGTCTGAATTCATCCTTCTTCAGATATTCAGGTTCTTGAAAATCGGCCCCTTTGTATTTATAAGCATACTCATCAAGAAATTTGGAAAAAACATCAGATATAAAAGAAATGTATCTTTGATCCTCTGTTTTACCTCGAGATTCAAAACTATTGACGCCTTTTTCTAAGATGAAATTCATAACATCTAAAAGGGTTAAGCCTAGAAAATCGCTTGGTTTTTCATCTATCTTTTTTCTAGCTTTATTTTTAGCCATTTCTGTGAAAATCGGATCAACCATCTTGGATAGAATTGGTTCTTTATCAGATGATTCGTCTCCGAATCTAAAAACTATACCTTCGATAGGTTTTTCAAGATCAAAATTTAAAGCAGTCTTCTTTAATTCAGGATTAAGAACTCCAACTATAAAAGCTACAAAACTTTTGGTTTTATATTCTTGTAACAAATCTTCGAAAGGGGTTTGAAGAAAATCTACAATCTGTCTTTTTTGTTCATCATTTAGATAACCCTGAAAGATAATAGGCGGTCTTTCAACACCTAGAAGATCTGCCCAGTTATCTAAACTTTCTTTTTCTTGTATGGTTCCTCTAATTTTTCCATCTTCGTCTCTTTTATGGATGTAAGATAAAATGAGATTGTTTTTAGGGATTTCGTCATAGACTATCTCAACAGGGGCATTATTAGCGAAATATTCCAATCCGAATCTCCAGCCTCTGGGAATTTCCTTAATTATATGAACAGGAAGTGATTCTATGTATTGAATGGGTTTCTCATAATATTTCATGAGTGTCCTATCTATAAGTGTGATAGGAGTTCTTTGATCTCTTTTATAAAACGTAAATTTTCCCGTCTCTGGGTCTCTCTCAAACATGAAAGCAGAGCCGTCCATTTTTTCGTTTACCGTTACATAATTGGTAAAAAGTTCATTGATGAACTCCTTTCCTTTCTTATTATAAAGATCATATAAATGGCTTATTCCTGACATATTTTTAAAATTTGGTCCTTTTATGCTATTCTATTTATTTCGGATGGTATTTCCAATCCAACTCTTTCTAAGTACTGGAGAAAAGTTTCCTTTATTTCTGGTAATTGATCATGAAGTTCAAATTTAGGATCTTCTATAATCTTTAGAACCTGTTCAAAAGTTTTAACATCCTCCTGGGTATATCCTGGACCTAGTGTAAAGTCTATAAATTCTTGAGGATCGTTGGTAATAAATCTTTCGCTTCCCTCAATTTTTTTAGAGTGTTTTAATCTAGGAATCCTAGATCCTTTATATGACTTTTTATGCCAATAAATTCCATCGCTAAGAATTAAAACAGGTTTTTCATAATCCATTATCTCTCCTTCTTCGTCTCTTTCTATGACATTTTTTCTAGCTGAAAGTATTGAAGCCAGAAGCCAATTACGATGGGCAGATTTATATTTGCTCTCGGATTTTTTATAGTCAGGGGAGTAATAAATAAATTTAGCCCAATCCATATCAGATAAAGGTATAAGGTCAAGTTGAACCACACCTTTATTTTCCTCACCCTCTATAGGCCATCCCAAACTAGTAATATTTAGACCTGGCATATATTTAATTTCAATATCATAGCCTAAAACTTCGGGAAGAGATTGCGAAATAAGTTCATACATTCTCTTTGAGCATTCTTTATAGCTAATTCCTTGTCTTCTAGCAAAAGAAACTCCATCATAACCTATATCAAGATCGCCAGAAGTATCAGAGGCTTCTTTCTTTTTACCTATACTTCCAATCACAATATATTCTTTGCCCATTTTTTCAGGATCCATTCCGATAATAGGAAAAAGTAAATCTTGTATGGTCTCTAGCGTTTTTTCAAACTCATCCTCACGAATTCTCCTAGATGATTTGATTGCAGATCCTCCCTCAAAAATTCTTTCAAAATGTGAAAAATTTAATATTCTTTTTGGCATAGTTATTTGAGAGATTGGTAATATTTTTTCATAGCTGAAGTAAAGTATTCAGTGTATTCTTTTTGATCGTCTCCTTCGGGAGTTCTTGGATCGTATTTTTCACCAAAATATTTCTTTCCTTTTAGAACACCAGATTTATAAAATTCCTCGGCGTCTTTTTCGGTAACCTTTTTGTTTTTAATGGTCTCTTCCTCCCAATCTTCCAAAACATCTTTTTTATGTTTTCTGAGCTCTTGTTTAGACATTCTAGAATATCTAGATCTGTCCTTTCCCTTAAAAAAGAAATCAGCTATAGCTGCACCACCGCTAGTTATCAGTCTAGAAAAGAGCGGAATACCAGCGGAAGCCATCTTTAGGGTTCTAGCTCCTAAATCATTAGAAGGTTTATCGTCGCCCTTTAAACTTCTATATTCACTATCAAGTTTATCATCAATTCTTCTTAGCCAGCGACTAAAAGAAGTATTTCCTCCATAGTAGCTATATTCATTTTCTTGAATTTTAGATGTAAAATTATCAAATTTTTCGAGTCTCATTCCGAGTTTTTTCTTTTATATATCCAAAATTTTAAAGTTTTACTTTAAATATCTTGTACTCGAAACCTTCTTTCTGATATATCTGTATTCTTGCTTCACTGTGCTTCATGAGATAATTTTGATATTTAGGTGTAGAAAAATCATCAACAAAATCTATAACGTTTACTTTTTCTTTCCCGTCCATTTTTCTCATACCTCTTCCTAAGCTTTGTTTAATCAAAACCTCACTTTTGTAAGACTCTACTAAAAAAATATTATGAAGGTTATTTATCGAAATACCTGTAGAAAAAGTTCCGTAAGTAGCGACCAGAATTTTATTGGTTCCTGATGCCATTCTAGATTTGAATTCTTCTCTTAGATTTTCACTAGTTTCACCATCAACATAAAACACTTCCTTTTCTGAGCTTTTTTCTCTTAACATATTCCAGATCTGTTTACCATACTCGTCTTTTACAGATTGAAATAAGACCAAAGAATTTTTAGAGGTTTTATTGATGAAATCAACTACAAAGTTTAACCTCTTCCGGCTTTCAACGACAAGTTTCCTTTCTATATTATAGAATTCATTTCCCTCTAGTTTATTTTCAGTTGGACTGTTCTTATTATTCTGTTTTAAATCAGCAAGCTTATTCTTGTATTCTGTCTCTAACCAATCCATTTGAACGATTTTAATATTCACAGGAGTAGCGTAGTTATTGGCAAATAAAAAGCTTGGTGGGATCTCTACAATCAAAGGACCGAGAAATTGCTGAACTGTTAGATAATCTGCAGTTCCTTTTTTAGTTAAAGTTCCGGTAAGTCCAAATCTCCATTTAGACTTCATACAATTAGCAACTATCTTTTTTATTGACATGCTATTTGTGTGATGAGCTTCATCGACAAAAACTAGATCAACTTCATCAAAAAATTCAGGATCTTGTTTAACAAGGGATTGAAAAGTTCCAATAACAACATCACACCCATCTCTTAGTTTTGATCCTCCACCTATTTGCTGTATTTTGGATCCCAATTTATCTATGCCATAATCTATGAAATCGTCGCTGCCCTGAAAAACTAAATTCGTGCTTGGTACTATCATAAGAAATTTTCGAATATATCCAAATTGTTTAAGCCAAGCAAAAACCATAAAAGATATTAATGTTTTGCCAGAGGAAGTTGCAACTTCTGAAACTGAATATCTAAACCTTATTATTTTCCAAGCGGTTTCTATTTGATAATCTCTCGGTGGTTTATCTGACCCATCGAAAAATTTATTAACCCAATCAGTAAAATCCTCCAAAGTCAATTCTGAAAAAATGAGATTATCGAGACCTTCAATTTCAATTTTTATGTTGTAAGAATCTCCTATTTGTAGGACCTCCCGCCATAGACCAATAGGGATTCTCCAGGATGTACCCTTTTTCTCTATAAAGCATATACTACCATCCCATATCTTCTTTTTAACAAGAGGATGGAAATAAAAATTGTGGATTTTTTGGGTCAGTGAAATCTCAATTTGCTTTTTTTCAACCTCATCCAATGCCTCCGTTAATAGCATCCATTGCTGGTCTTCTGTAATTTGAAACTTAATCATTTAATTTTACTTCGGTAAATCTAAATTTACACTTATTTTACTGTAGATCCTCTTAGATAATCTTCCAGTGCAATCCTATTTTTTATTGCGTAAAGCATATGGTCAACAGTTTGCACAGTTTGATCTAAAAATTTTCTATGTCCCTCCACAAGTTCTATTTTTTCGGAGATCTCCGTTAAATCACCCTCGATCAAAACGTTTTTTTCTGTCGAACCATATCTAACATCAGTTCTTTCAGAATATTCTCTTAATTTTTTAGCTTTTTCTGAACTTAGTTTAGAATTTAGTTTAGTAACTATTGAGGCTAGTTTATAACTATATTCAAGTAAAATCTGTCTCTGACTAAAAAGATCAACCTGAGCTTTAGCAAGAGTTTTGATATCTTTCATTTGAAGGGCTATAACCTGAATGTTTTCTTTCCACTCTGATCTCTCTTGTTCAAAGAGTTTATTAAAATCTGTTTTTTCTGTTGACATTAGAATAATCTTTTCTTTTTTTCTTTTTTGGAACCCTGTCCAACATTTATAATTTTGTGATCTTGTAACTTTTTTTTCTTTTTGGGTTCTGGATCTTTTAATTCAGGTTCTCCAAACGTTAGATCTACTTTTTCCATAGAATCATCTATGAGCTTCAATGGAAATTTCATTTTAGGAGAATTTCGAATGTTACATTCTTCTTCCCATTCACCAGTCATATCTAAGCCAGAGCTAGGATCATTTGTCAATAAAGTATCCAAGGTCAAGTGCATCATCTGTAAAATATTTTTCAAATCTTTTTATTTTTTTTCCAGTCGATCTAAGATGTATGACAAGGTCATTCAAATCCCATTTTCTATTCTTAGTTATATCATTCTCTTCTAGAAATTTTCCCCAATTAAAAACGCTTTGGCCCTTACTTAACAATTCAACTGATTTGTCATTACCTGCTTTATCCCAGTCATACCAAAATCGAACGTTTTCAACTTCGAATGGAAATCGGTTTTCAACTGAGCACAATCCAACAGAATTCGGCCAAAGCCAAGAATCCATTGGACCTTCAAAAACTGTAATATCAAGGCCAAAATCTAAAAATCCGATACCAAAAACATGAGAGATTGGATCTACAGTCTTTGCTTCTTCGATGATTTTCTCATCGTTAATTTTTAAGATTTTTTCATAAATCCCGCTGAGTTTATATGTTAAATATTTACTAGATCCTTTAAAAGAATCCATATTTCTAACTTGAAGTCCCAATATTTTATCATCGGGAGTAAGATTAAAAAGATAGAGTCTCTCATACTTAGGATCCCAAGCAAATCTAGAATCTAATTTTTGACCTCTTCTCTGAATGTATTTCTGGATCTTAGAGCCATAAACTTCTTGAAGCTTTAGAGATTCCATGAAATACTTTCTGTCTATGAGAATATTGGAAATGTCATTTTCAAAAAAATATGAAATATCAACCTTCCCGTAAATGGTTCTCCTCTTGTTTCTATTCTCATCTAAGATGGCTTTAACATCATTCTTATCATCAGATGATAGTTTATTATAAAATCCAAAATCTCTGAAAAAACTTAATAGATCTTTAAATATACCACATCCTCCGTTATAGCATTTGTATGCAAGAGTATCTAAATAGAAGTTTCCTCTCTTCTTTCTGGGATCTATAGAATCTCCACAATATGGACAAGAAAAATTCAAGCGATTTCCTGCCTTGAAAACATTTTGTTTCCCCGGATTGTTGTGAAATTCTTTAACAAGAATTTCATGAACAAATCTTTCGATTTTTTCTACTTCCATCTTAAATTAAAAAAGGACAGTCCCGTTATAGAACTGTCCTGATTTGAAATTTTTTATAGATCGTTATATAGATCCTCTAAAGATGACATCGAAGAATTCGGGGTTGATCTCTGAGGAGAAGGTGGAGCTGAATCGTTTTTATTAGATCCAACCTTAGTCATGTTAGCTTCAGCGTAGAAGTCATTAGAAACCTCAGATGGTTTAGGATTAGAGCTAGGGCTAGGGTTAGCTGGCGGTGTGCTCGGAGTAGAAGTTGATTTAGAAGTAGATGCGTTAGCACCAGAGATGATCTCATTAACTATTCTTGCTTCAGGGACAGTGCTTTTAATAACTCCCAAAACCTTTTCATGGGTTTCATCGTCCCAATCTTTATAATCAAAAGATGTTAGATTCTTAGGACCTTCGTTTAAATAATCAATGATCGATTTCATATCATCTTGATTTTTCTGCATAGGAACACCATTAATTTTAATAGGAGTTCTTTCGCCTACAAAAGAGCAAAGATCGTAGTTATTCCATTCGCCAACTTTTCTAACATGAATTGCAAACTCTCTACCCTCAAATAAATCATAAGGGTTACAAGAATCTCCATATTCAGGTTTTAACTGGGCTTCGATCAAATCATTTAGTTTCTTACCAAATTTGAAGATCATGATTTTACCTTCAAGCTCAGGTTTATTTTTATCTTGAACGATTTGAACTAAAGAATAATAATCTTCCTTTCTGGCAAATTTTTTAGAAAGTTCTTGGTCTGCTGCAGAATGTGAGTTCTTGAGCTTCCAGAAAAGGTCTTTTAGAATTGATTTTTTACCAACTGTTGAAGGACAATCTACAGAGAAAGAGTTCCCGGAAGAAGGATCAGTCAAATAAACGTAGTACTTGTGAACCTTGGATTTTGCTGCATTAACAGGATTCGGTACGAATCTGATAAGAGATTTGTAAACTCCGTCCTTTCCGTCTTCTGGATAAGGTTTGTAAAGATCTAAATCCTTTCCTCCTGATTGTGATTGTGGTTTAGTTACGAACGCATCAGCGTCCAAATTAAAGATGTCTAAATTACTCATGATTTTTTAAAAATTTATTTTTTTAGTTGTTATTTTGAAAATGTTCCTAGATTATTTAATAATTATACACAGAATTATATCGGGATGCAAAGAAATGTATCCATTAAAATTTGAAAAATGAAAAGAAAAGATTTTTTGATCGAAAAATGATAAACCGGAATAAGATCTTTCCGAATACGATCTGTTAGATTGCGTCAATTGACGCGATTTGTTGTTCCAAAATTTCCTCAATTCCATAAAATTCCTCCAATTTACTTTTTAAATACAATGTAATCCAAGTTGAATCCACAATATCATCGACTGGTTTATTCACCACTTTCTTAGGTGTAATCCACTCAATCTTGTTTTCTTCCAATATAGTAGTAAGAGATACCAAATTTGTTCCAGTCTCCTCAAATTTTATCAAAGCTTCATAAAGTTCATCCTTCTTGGCATTACCCTTGAAAGCAAACTTTTTAATAGATGTTGGAGAGAAAACGTGAAAATTTTCAGTCCCTACTCTATTTATTATTCTTTGACGAAGTAGTGCAGTTGCCATGGAAATATCAATTAATGCGTTACCGTTCGAAGAGAAACTTAAACCCTCCATAGCAACTTGAAATTCAGATCCTCCCATAATTCTCTCTATCGAAGACCAAAGTGAGTTAACAATATCTTCAAAATAAGTAATTTTAACTCTTTCTCTAGCCGAATATTCTTCGGGAAGCTCGTTCTTATCTAAAAAGCACAATTCAAAGTCAGGATGAGAATCTAGTATTGAAAATGGCTTTTTTGAATTTTTCATTAATGACTCTGAGCTTCTATCGGATCTTGTTAAAGATCCCCAGGTGTATTTCCCGTCCTTGTAACAGCAAAAAGATGGGGAATTGATAGAAAAGTCAATACCTACTAGATTTTGTTTAAATGACATATATTAATTAACTGCAGGGTGAACAATTTGACCAATAGAACCGGTATATCCATAAACTTTGGATAACTTATCAAAGCATTTTTTCATTTGATCGTCAGTTAAACTAGAAACTAGATCATTAAGAACTCTCTGATCATTTCCTGCAGCTGCAACCAAAAGATTTTTCATTTGATCTTTAGAATCACCTAAGAATTGTCCGTATTTCATTTCGTTCAACTCTTTAATTTCTGAAAACTTTTTCATTTTATATAATTTGTTTTACTATATATCTCTTATTTAGCTTCAAACTTTACGTCTAAATAGTTACATGTGAATCCCAACGTAAAGCCAGTATAAGATGGGTTATTTGATGTGTAATTGAGCTCTAATCCACTAAAAGAAGTAAAAATAACTTCCTGGAATTCAACAGAGAATACTATGTTTCCTTCACCATCCATAACCCTTAATGGCAAAGTTTGAATAAAGACTTGAGGATTTCCAAAATTTAAAAAATCAAGAACAGTGTCAAGCATTATAAAATAATTAACGAATCCATCAGCAGCCTTAAAATTTATACTTATGTCTTTAGAAAATAAATCCTGCAGAGGAGTAGAACTTTTATAGCTAACCTTCTTGCCCAAAGGTCTTACTTGCTCAACGCTGTCAATATTTAAGCTAGGGAATGAAATCGACTGTATAGTACTATTCACGTACTGCGGAACGTTTTCGAAGGGAGAAGGCTGTTTCTCGATGTATTTAGTGTATTTGGAAACAACTCTTTCAGAAAAAAAGCCTTTAGGAAAATTGAAATAAAAACTACTGCCTTTTGGATTTAAAATCATCTTATATTATTTTTTTAAACTGGACCAACAGTAGATCCACCATTTCTTTTCCCTCTGTTAGGACTAACAAGAGACTGTAAGCTAGAAGGAGCTAATATCCCTTCAGCAGCAGTAACAAATTGTTCTTTTGTTAATCCAGGATACTGTAAATATCCAGCTCTACCTGGGGTTAAAAAATATGTTATTATTGTTTGATCAGCCCATCCGGTTGCTTTATATCCATCAATTTGAGCTGATAGTGCAGAAATTAAAGCGCTGCCTGTTAAACTAGGTTTAGCCTGAGGCCCGCCATCAGATATTCTGACATCTGAAATAGTTTGAGAAGCTGGAGGTGCTATTTGGCTTATTGCTGGTTTAGGAGCATTTGTAACTCCACCGATTGTTCCTAGAACTCTTGCTCCAGATCCAGATGAAACAGGAGGAGCCGGTGTAGTTGGAACCACAACGTCAGATTCTCCGTCTTTTTTCCAGTATCCCCAATATAAAACTGAAGTTGACTGATTGGTAACCGAAGCAACAGAATTTACAATTGCTGCGGTTCTTCTCGCAGCTTCAGGAGTAGTTCCAGTAGTTGCTGCTGCTAATTGTGTAGCTGGAGGACTTGAGACTGAACCAGTAGCACCTCCACCGTTGGTTATGAAAAATCTTCTATCAGTAAACTGTAGAATTTTACCTGAGGTTGACTCGTCAATCTTAAAAGCAAGTTCTCCCGAAGATGGTCTGGCTATCGTTAAGTCTGCTAAAGCAGGGATATAAGTTTTATTTCCTGCCTTGTCGAGAAATGCAAGTTTAAATAATCCACTATCACTCAAATCAATAGCAGAAGGTGTTCCGTTCGCTACATTCTTTATAAATTTGAATTTATAATAGTTATCAAAAGGTGAAATTGAAATAGTTAATTTACCAGATCCGACAGCAGTAACTGAAGTTGTTCCCACTGACTCTGCCAAAGTACCTGAAGAAAAAGTTAGATTATTACTTGTTGCTGTTACGTAATTCTGCTGAATGAAAACATTAGTATATTTTAGAATCTCTCTAGGTTGAAGTGACCCATTGTTACCCATAGTTATCGAAGGTTGGTCATAAACTCTATTATAGATTTTCTGTACCTGAGGAAGATTTTGTAGCTGTATTTGAGTTATTGTCAATCCCCAGTTAGCAGGATTATCTGATGTGTATGAAGATATTCTTATTACTCTACTTTGATCAACATTATTAATTAAAGACATAGTGTATCTCAATGTAAAAGAAACTGAATAAGCTGCATTCCTAACTATTGGACGATAATAATTGGGTGAATCATATGCTGTCGTTTGAATAGATTCAAAGCTAGATGTTTGTATAACTGCAGTTCCTATTTGTTCTAGGACTTCTATCTTGTGACTAATATAATAGCTATTCCCAATTGAATTCTGAAACAGTATGAAATCCTCAATAAATCCTTCATTATCGGTTGCATAGTATTCAAAAAACTGACCTTGATCTGAAATTTTGATTGTAGCACCTATATTCGAAAAAGGATCTTCAGCTTCAAGAGACAATAAAGCAATTCTAGCAGAATCATATCTAGAATATCCTTCAAAATCGATAGTACTTTGAACCTGCCAAACCCCAATTCTCATAGGAGCTCCGTAAACAAATCCATTTCCACTTTGACTGATTAAAGAGGCTAGTGTTTGTGGTTTAAAACTACTTGAAGCCGCTAGATATTTGTTGTTCATATCTAGCGAATTTGGAATTTTTATTTCAAAATATTTATCATAAATATTTGATCCAATTGTTACAGGATTCGGATTTAGGGTATATTCCTGTTGGGTTCCTTTCTGTAGCAAGATTTGTGAAATTGTAACATAACTCAGGTTTTGATCTTGCAATTCGATTTGTAAAATTATTCCATCTGTGTTATTCAAGGTATATCCTGCTCTAATATGGTATCTAACAGTATCATATACTACAGATAAATTAGAAGGAAATGTGATGGGTAGATTGTTGGTATCTGTTAACTTCTCAGAGTAATCATTAAAAGGTATGATTAGATTAGAATCAAGTGTCACAAAAGAATTTGTAGCAATCTGTACCACACTATTATTAGCAGTGTTATGTGTTATATCAAAATCAGAATTAGGATTGAATACTTGAACACTATTGGACGCATACCCATTTATCAGCTTCTGATATCCAACTGTTACAGGTCCACTATTAACAAAATAGGATTCGGGTTGTGGTTCGTCAGCATACATGTACTCCATAAGAAGATACGGAGTAAGTTGGACATATTTTGAAGTGCTGCTAAATGACATTTTTTAAAATTTTATTTTCCAAATTGTAAAAACTTCGGAGAGTAATGAAGACCAAATCCTAAATAAATACCGGGATTCATTCCTGTCGAAGATCCAGATATACCATAACCAAGATGAATCCCAAGGCCAAATTCCTTTCTTGCAGATTTTAGAGCCTTTCTCGTTTCGGGATTGTCGGTTACCTCAAAAGAATTAATATCGCTAAATGTGAGATTTGGGTAGTCGGTAGTTACCCTGGTCATTAATCTTTTTGTTTTAGGATCCTGGTAAATAGCTGTTACTATATCAATACTCTGTTCTAATGAAAGATTAGTTGTACCTGGTATTATCGATGTAATATAATTTAAAGAGTCATTAGGATTTCTTTTCAAATTAATTTCATAAGGAGTCTTTCCTGTAATTTTCAATCTATTCTTTCCTGGTAAAGTTGGTTCATAGACAAAGTTTATCGTTTCTAAACCACTAGTATCTTTAGAAACACTCGATTTTACAAAAATCTTATCGTCCTTAATGTTACCAACAGTTTGAATTACGCTCTTAGGTGTTGTTCCTCTACCATTACTTTTCAATTCAAGTCTTTTTATTAGATCCTTTTGTTCAGATGACAATTCAGAGATTTTTAATTGGAAAGTAGATTTCTCCTGTATCAAATGACCATTCTCACTTTTAATTGTTCTGACACTATCTAACTGGGCCAAATAATTATTATGTTCTCTTCTAACCTCGGCTTCTAAGTGAGCAGTTTCATTACACTGTCTCATGAACAAAAAGAATAGTAAAATGATAACCATTACAAGAGATCCTCGACTGGTTAAGGCTTTTAATATGTTACCTAAGTTCTTCATAAATTAAAGTTTCTTCATTTTTCCAACATAATCCATTGACATCTAAACGTCCTGGACCATATTTTTCTTTTAGCTGATCTGAAAATTGCTTATCTGTGGTTCGGCATTCCTCAAGCTGTGCGATAAGATCCAAAGATTTAGCTTCCAGCTTTTTAATTGATTCCTCAACAGAAAGTAATTCTCCGTGGATTCTAATAAAATCTCTAGATAAATCAAGAATTTTATTTTTTTCTTCTTTGTTTAGTTCGATCATCTTTTTATATATTTATTTTAAATTATATCTGATAATTTTATGCACTTCCGCTAAACGTTGTTCCAGAAGCAGAGAAAGTACCAACAGTATTTTTATTTGTTGTAGTTAGGTATCCAGATCTACCATCGCACGTTTTCCAAAAAATTCTAGGATTTGCATTAGTTGAACTAGCAGCTGGTGCAAAAAATAAATCAACATAATAGCATGTAGAAGAGGAATTAAAAGGAACGTAATAATCACTGGTAAAGTAGTAATTAAAAAGAGAAGGATAATTATAATAAGTAAAAACTAATCCACCTAAAGAATATGTTGGAGATCCTGATTCATCATTAAGTATAATCCTATAATTACAAGAAGTGTTTGAATAATAAACACCAGGTAAGGTTGATGCAAAATAACTAGGTATTCTTACATAAACAGTTGATGTGGACGGAGACTCGTACGTGGTTGGTGTAATTATAATAGTATCAGTTAAAAATGATTCAGGGTTTGAAATGTCAAAGACGTTCCTTATTGTACCCGAAACTAAAGTACTTGATGTCGTTGCAATATTATTAGCACCTAAACAAAATAGTGAATATGTACTTTGCCTATATTCAGTAGATCTTTTAACATGATAAAAATATGGACCAGCAGTTCCTCCTGCAGGTAAACCGCCGGTAGATCCAAATGTCGTTTGTCCATAATTGTTGGTTTGAACTGGTCCCTTTACGCTACTAGAGAAAATAGTTGCATTATTACTATCTCTAAATTCAAACATTTTTGTTGCAAAACTACCACCGTATATTTCTACACCTGAATAAGAAAGAAATGCAGTCGAGTTTTTTGTAGTATCAAACACATACCCCGACGTTTGTGAAGTATTTGTAATCTTTACAGGATTCGAACTTCTAAAAGATGTGCTACTGAAAGTTAAGTTACCAGAGCTAACGATGAAATTAGAACCAACACCAACAGTCGTATTAGTATTTAGGAAAAAATCGCCGGTTCCACCTATCGTAATATCACTCGTCGAAGTGATTGAAGCAGAGTTACCATTCAAAATAGAACTTGCGGTATATGAATCTACGGTTAAGCCTAAAAGTGACGATATGTAAAAATCACCGGTGCTTCTAAAAGATAAATTCGTAGAATTACCACTATTTGTCCAATAGAAAGAAGGTATTCCTGAGTTAGATGAACCAGTTTTAGCAAAGGCTAATATAGGTCTAGAAGTTTGATCTTCGGTCGCAATCACAAGTTTAGAACGATTCGGATTTCCATTAGAAGATGTAATAGTTCCATCGGATATTATTAAGCTAGCATCAGAAACCGAAAGACCGTTATCAACAAGAAACGATGCTCCATTTTTAAAAGCTATCGCAAACTTATCAGTAGCTCCTCCTGGTCCTACTATTCCGTCGTATACATTAAAATATGGAGAAGAGAATAAAGAATAACCAGTGAAAGACCACGAGCCAGATCCAGTTACACCATAAGAATATATGCTATAATCACTCGAAGATGAATCTATCCAATAATCATATGGATTGGAATCCCCAGTGGCAGGTGATGTATCCTGTTTAGTAAAAAGACTTGATCTAGTTCCAGTTGGTCCAGTTGCTCCTTTTTTACCCGCTGGTCCAGGTATTCCTAAAGAACCCTTTGGACCACCTTGTCCGTCTGGACCGACAGCAAAAGATATAATCTGATCGAAGTTATAATTAATCTTTTTAACTATTTCAGATTCAGATTCTCCTTTGAAAATATGTTTTATGTTAAAGTGCATGTCTAAATACTTTGTTCTAATTTATTTATTAAGATCCACCAATTCTAACCACATAGGCAGTAGAAGTAGATAAATCTATTCCACTCCAAGTAATAGTTCTGCTAGTTCCAGATCCACTAATAGTACCGTTTGTAGATGTTCCAGATGGATACCTTATCAGAGTAGCAGTTACTGTTGTCGGTGCAGATGAAAAAGTAGCTGTTGCACTAAAGGCACTTCCACTTGGGAAAGAAGGAGGTGTAAAGTTTCTAGATTGCCCAGGTGTTATAGGTGTACCTGTTGCTAAAATAGTACTAGAAAAAGGAAGAGTTTGGCTCAGAGATGAATCTGTCATATAGATAGATCCAGTGTTAATATAAGCACTAAAAGGTGGGGTGTAAAGAACACCACATTTAACTGAACCTAAATTTCCTCCATAAGCACTATAGTAAACCTTAAACCATCTGTTGTTAGCTACTGCACTCTGACCGTATAAGTTTATAATCGTAAAGTCTATATGAGAAGCGCCGATTGAATTGTTTCCTGTCAGATCCACAAATCCTCCGTTTCCGGTGGAAGAGATATATTCTCCAGGAGGTAAAACATCATAAGTCTGTCCAAGTCCTAAGCCTATAAATCTAACCAATTTACTTTCTGAATCTGTTCTAACAGTAAAACTTATAGACTCAGAATTTTGATTATTGATTAGATTTAGCCATCCAGGATTGGTGTTAATACCTCCACCTGTTGAAGGTGTCCATAAATAAATACCAGTTGCACTGGATGGTCCAGTCGATGTTGGTGTTATTACAAAATTAGAACCGTTATTACAATTTACAGTATTAGTAACAGAGGAGGTAATGGCAATCGTCGGGATTACTGCATACCAGCCAACAGAAACAGATGAAGTTGCTCCAATATAAACAGTTCCTGTTCCTCCTTTTGAAACAGATTGGCTTGGTTGTATTGAACTTACCTTTCTGTTTAAATAGACCTCTCCGTCGCCCAAAACTTCAAACATTGATGATGCAGAAGCAACATCGTAAGCTCGAAAAAGTCTAGAACTTCTATTCGGTTGGATGTTAGATTTGTGTCTAAATCCACTAACGGAAGAATTAGAATTCGATAACCATAATGCAGGAAGCGAGTCTGTGCTCTGTGAGGTGATCACAAAATTAACAGGCATGGTAAATAAACTAGATGAATATCTGATATTGCCAGCTGAAAAATTAGCAGTCCCTGTTGTTTTGAAATCTAATATGATATTTCCTCCAGAAGATCTAGCAGAAAATCCGAGTGAAGAGTTTAGATTCAGGATCATCCCTGAACTTCTAAAATTTAGATTATACCCAAAAGCCTTAGATTGCAAAGAGAGATTTGACGAAAGATCGAAAAATAAAGATCCTCCACTTAGGAAAGAAAGATTGTAATTAGTTAAAGATCTATCGCTCCAGAAAAATCTGGGTGTAGAACTTCTAAAAGAAGTATTATCAACATACTCGCTTTTTGTAAACTCCATTAAGTTCTTACCTGTTGCACCACCATCTATAGAAATAACAACTTTAGAATACTGCGGATTTGCTGTAACTGAGTCGTTAGCTACAATATTATCACTTAAAACTAGAGTATTCTGCTGTGGATTAATAGATGAAATATAATAGCCAGAATATGTAGAGTTTCCAGAAGACGTTGTTACTGGTTCATAAATTCTAAATAAATCTTGACCGAGTAGATTAAATCCATAAGGTGACCATGAACCAGAATTAAGAATATAAACAGAATTAAAATTTTCAGGGTTAATCCAATAGTCGCCATTAAACCCTCCGGTAGCAGAAGGCTGTGTTGGGCCAACAGTCCATATGCTGCCTCTATATCCAAGCGATCCATACGGTCCAACTGGGCCGGTTATTCCTTGATCACCCTGTGGTCCCTGTTTACCTACTTTTCCATAGGGTCCACCACCAAAAGCAATAATGTCAGAAAAATTTTGATTAACTTTGTCAGCTAAATTCTTCTGGCTATCACCTTGTTCTATTCTTAACAATTTTAAATCTGGCATTTTATAGAATCTTGATCTTTAAGTATATATCAGAAAGTAAAAGATCCCCCTGATCCTCCAGTTATTCCGTAAGCTGTATAATACACAGTGGTAACCTGTCCACCGGTAACTCCTTTGGCTATAGTAAAATCTATTGCAGAAGCCCTAAAAGGCAAAGAAACCTTATTGACTATTGATCCAGAAGTAGCTCCAACGCCAAGATAGCTTATTCCGCCGTATGTTTGAGAAAAGTTCTCAGAAGAAAGAAAAACTTTCACATCCATCGACTCACCAGCTAAGACGCCTGCTGTGCTACCCCATCCAAAATAATCAGATGGATTTGTGTAAAATCCAACCCCAATTTTTCCACTTGAAACAGAAGGACTTATAATCATGGTATTACCATTGCTAAGAACTGAAGAAGAAACTGAAGATCCAGGTTTGGATATTAGATACCAGTTAACGAAATCTGCACTCACTGTACCAGTAACACCGGGAGTTTGACTTGCGTACGTTATACCCTCTACTGTCTTTTTTGTAGTTAGCTTACCTTTTGTGTTAAGCGAAAATTGTGTCGATGACGTTGTTTCTAATGAAATGTGATTAACGTTATGCGAAATAGTTGAATGAGAATCACCAGATCTCGTGCTTAATAATCCGGAGGTTCCTCCTATCGAAACAGTAACCGATGGATTGCTTTCATTTAGTGTTGCTGTAGAAGAAATTGGATTTCTAAATTCTCCGGATCCACCAAGTATTCTTAAAAATTGGCTAGTGATATTAAATCTTCCAGAAGAAGCATCGAAAGAAAAACCTCCAGTAGAGTATATTCCACTTGATGAAGTAGCTCCATAATCAATTACAATTGGTCCCTGAGAATCCAGACTAAAATTATTAAATCCGGCTTTCGTTCCTCCAGAAAGACCCATTGAAAAACTCCCTCCTGGAACTGTTAACTCTAAAGAATTATCAGAGGGATTAACATTCGGCCACGTAAAAACAGGATGTTTAGAATAATCAGAGATCTGTCCACTTTCAACATTACTTTTAGAAAATTCTAAAAGCGGAGCATCATTCTCTGTAGAATTTGTTGCGATTAGAAATTTCGACAAAGTTTGGTTGGTTATACCAAATTCGGGTGTTACGTCACTTAAAGTGTATAGATAATTATTAGGTAACACCTGATCCATTCCTACAGATATTCCAGTCCCTCCAGCATATCCGGAAGAGGGTGGAAGCTGTGTAAGTATAGATTGAAATAGATCACCCGAAATATTAACATTAAAACCTGTAAATATCCAGCCGGAAGAATATAATTGGTATATTTGACTGGAATCCGAATCTATCCAATAATCTCCCTCCTGAGCAGGTCCTGCAGGAGCAGATGTTGAAATAAACCATCTTGTTCCTCTTGGTCCAGATATTCCGGTTGATCCTGGGATTCCTCTTTCTCCTAGAGCACCTGGACTTCCAGTTGGACCTATAGTACCTATAGTACCTCCATGAAGCTCAACAATTTCATCGAAATTATTATTGAGCTTGTCTATGGTCTGATCTGTATTATCAGAATATAAAATTGTTTGTATATTAGTACTTGGCATTTTTAAATTTTGGTTATTCTGAAATTAAACAAAATCGAGTAATAAAAATTAGACTCAGTCGAATACTCGAATTCATAAATGAGGTTACTCTGCTTAGTTAATTTATAGTTCGTATCCTCGAAATATTCCATCTTATATTTATCCACAGTGGCTATATCTCCTCTAACTATCTGAATGGTAGGAATTGTCTCAGAGGCAGTTTTCTTTACATATAAATTAAACACATCTCCTTGATAAATAGGATTCACGTTTAAATCGATATACTCATTAACATCATCGTTAATTGATTTGGGATTTCCAACACCAAATTCAGTTATCATATTATCAACAAAAACTTGTTTTATACCACTATTTAAAAGGAATCTTCTTAGCATTCTATCTAGCCTAATTACTCCTTTAATCTTTCTCTCATTTTCAAACCATTGCCAAAAAATTTCAACGTTTGGAAAAATTGCTTGATCTAGCTTGTTATAATCAACGCTTGAAAGATATGGTCCAAAAGATCCAATACCGGTTCCTGAATTGTTTTTATTTATCTCTTGAATGGTCTTAACAGAAGAAAGTATCTGATCATTTAAAACGCTTACCCTACTATCACCAGAAGTTCTAGAAACTTGAAGTGTAATATAATTATTTACAGAAACAGGATCAGGAGTTTGCATTATCTTAGAACCAAAGAAAGTTTTAAATTCTTTCATGCTTCTTGTTCCTGCCACTTTTCTCATTCTAGTTGCAGAATCATATCTATTATAATATCCAGGATCCCAAGATGAAGAAAATAAATTAAAGTCTTTATAAGAGATTGGTGTTATACCTATGTAAGGGTATCTAGCACCTTCTGGAAATTTAGTAGCAGAAGATAATATATTATTACCCAAAGAAACCTTGGTGTAATTTAAATTTCTAGATACTCCAAAATATTTTTTATTAGGTGCAAAGTTGCAATTTCTAAAAGACAAATCAACATTATTAGACCCAATTAAAGTATCGGATTTATCCTTATCAAAGTAGATTATCTTTCTGGTCAAAGGTTCATAGTCTCCAGAATATCTAATCATAATAGAAGGAATAGATCTGTTATTTTGGATAATGTTATATCCAGTTATACTTCTAGAACCTCTTAATATCTGAGGTCCATTAAAGGATACAACGGGAGTACTTCCAGTAATTTTAGTAATCTTAGTAGGTTTTTCAAAATACAGTTCAAAGTTATTTGATGTTATAACTTCTTGTCCAGTTTGGTTGTCTAAATCGTAAGTTGTATAAGAAATATACGGAGAGCTTCTATTAAATTTATCCGAAATGTAAGCTACCGAAATTCTTCCTAATAAAGATTTATAATAAGAATCCCCACCCTCTTTCTGGAAAACTGGTTTATTTCTATATACAGAAGAAGGACCAATAGGAACTATATTAGGGGTCACTAGAGAAAAAGGAATAGAGAACACATAATTTGAAGCCGTTGCAACCTTTCCAAACTCAACATAACTTGGGCCAACTCCAGTAGGCCAAGGATATGTGCTTGAAATAGAAGGTACAGTAAAACTTGCTTTACCAGTTGAGCTAGGACCTCCGGTTGATCCTGATGAATTTTCAACATAAAAAACATGAATTTCTTCTCTTAGATCTGTTTCATATTCAGGATTTCTGTATATGTTTATTATACCAGGACTGCTAGTTTCATTAACAAAGCTAGAAGAGCCTAAAGAAAGATCTAAAGAGCAACTCAATTTGATATCATCAACACTGGTGAAAGCCTGTCCGTTTTGCGGAGGATTTACAGCTTTCAATTTAGAATCTACAGAGTATAAGAACGTGTAATCTATGGTTGGGTTTGGACCCGTTAATCCGGTAGGACCAGTAACACCTAAATCAAAAGCCCTCTGCTCTCTGATAACTATATCACAAACGAATAAAACAAATTTTTGTTCAGTGTTTTCTATCACTTGGTATTTGACAGGTGATTGTATAGTTGTGTCATCTTCTTCCACTGCTCTCAATAGTGCAGCAAATTTATAATCCTCATATCCTCTATATCCTCTGATATATCGGTCTGATTCTTCCAATCCCTCCGTAACAACATCAGATCTTTTCTTTAAAACTATCTTACATCCTCTAAATATAGTTTCATAATAACCTGAAGCTTGATTAAACTGAAAATTAGTAAAGAACTCTTTGGTGTAATTACTGGTATCTCTAAAGGCAGCTTCATAGTCTTCGGGTTCGACTGTAAAATAAGAAGAAAGGTAAAGATTATCATTCGGATCTACACTTCTTGCTCTATCCAGATCTATGGGACCCGATAGATAGCTGTTTTGTTCATTCATATAATCCAGAGGAAAATATCTAGGAGGTGTTTCAAGTAAAAACCATTCGTGTGTTAGATATTTGGGATCTGGTGTTATCTTTTCAAAACTTGGAGAAAAATTGGTAGGTGAAAAAGCTGGACTAATGTTCAGTCTATATCTATTTCCTCTCGAATCAGTCCCTATAGAAGAACCCCATTTGTTAATATAAGGTACAATTCTTGATATATTCGATCTTTGTACTGTGAAGTTCTCTTTTAAGTATTCGTATTCAGTTTTCAACTTACCATAAGCAAAAATTTCTTCCTTAGTTGGGTCTATATTTTGTGGATCCAATAAAATACCCTGTATTCCAATGAATCCATTAAATGAATTCATATCAGTCTGATAACCAATGTTATCGTATGAAGTAGTGGAAGAATTATAAATAACATCAGAATACTGAGCTGGAAAAACTACAACATTAGAAGAAACTGAGATTTGCTGAGATGTCGCAAAATTAGATTGGGCAGAAAGAATTTGATCGAAAGGAGTATTTAAGCTAGGATCTGAAACTTCAAAGGATGTGTATCCTGTTACACCGTAAAATAAATTACCTTGATTATAGATATTTCCACCATAACTTATTTGTCCACGCTTTACAAAATAAGGTATATTTGGTTCAATAACTCCCTCCGTATTAGCCTGGATTTGAAAATATTTATAGGTTTCAGGGTTTGGAGTGTAGTTATAATTAGAACTCCAGAAATCAAAATCAAATTCTTTTACATCAAAGAATGTGAATACACCCAACGATGATTGTGCATATTGATAAACGTTAAAAGATTGATTCGAACCTAATTCAATAATACTATTATTATCCTCTACATTAGCAACTAACCAATACGAAAAATTATCAAATCCAACAACTTGATTATTTGCATCTAATATAGCATCATCAACATATTTGGTTACGCTATCGATTCTAGAATAGCCTGAGTTTGTTTTTATATAATTACCGATCTGAACCTGATCTTTTCTTTCTGCTGAAAATATTATCCTGGTATTACTTGTTTGTGTGCCACCTATAAAGTTGACGTCCTGATTAAGTAAAGAAGCATCTATACCATTAATCTCTATTAATCCAGATGTCGAGAAAGTATAATATGTAGACCAAGAAGCATTAGAATCAGGAGACGTTGTCGTACCTCCAGTAGGTGGAACAACAGAAGATAAAGCTTCATAATAATTACCTAAATAATTTACAATATCGCCTAATAAATATGATGTTGTATTGTTCCATGTCCCTTTGAATTTACTCTTAAAAGAATCATAATCATCAAAAACCGATAGAGAATAAGATTCGTTACCGAATGTCCCGGGATTTTTAACCCTTATTATCGAAGAATTTTCATTTTGTCCGCTATCTATTGTTACTTGATCTAAATCTTTTATAACAGAAGCTAAAGCATCAGCTACTTCGAATGTTGTTCCGGTAGAAGCGTTGAAATAATAAGAATTTCCAGTTGAATAATACGATCCAGCTGTCCAGATTAAAATTGAAGAAAAATCACCGCTTCTAATAATATCAAACTTTCTAGGTCCTTCTTTTTGGGATCCGTTTGGCCAATACAATTTTAGGGTTAAAGGCTGGGTCTCGTTATAGTTTTCTAAAAATTTAATCTCTATATAAGATCTACCAGCAGAATCTGGCCTAGAACCAAGTATTGTTGCTACCTTATCATCTGTACCAGTAAACCAATTTATGTTAGCTGTTGTATTCTGAATTACAATTGATCCAGAAGTTGCACCAGTTGATCCTGTAGCTGAGAATGAACCTAATGAGTAGTCATAAGGTCCATAAGAATATTCAGGACCAGTAACACCAGATACGACATAACTTTCAGATCTTTTAAGACTGTAGAAGTTGTCATTTTTATCAGTAACATAAAAGAGTTTATCTGAATCTAACAAATTGACGTTATTTGATCCAGGCAAAAATCCTGTTGCGTTTTCATAAAACAATCTAATTCCAGAAGTTGCACCGAAAATTTTAGAATAGTTGTTGTAATAGTATCCAAAATCATTTCTTGTTGGTTTAGGTAGATTATCATTCCCTTCAAGGTTTCTAAATTCGTAGAAGAATTGACCATTCATTCTAAATTGAGCAACATCGTTTCGAGAAACATAAAATCCAAGGTATCTATTAATCGTATACAGTTCAGATTCATCGTCATTAAAAAGAAATTCTAAATTTAATAAATTAGGACAGACTATATTATTTCTAGAAAATCCAGAAGTTAAGTAATCCTCAAAATCTATCATACCATCTGATGCAGATGTTGAAAAGTAGTCATTTAGAAGCTCACCTTTTTTTGTGTATACTCCTTCAGTAATGCTGGCACCTTTAAAATAAGTATAAGAATCATATCCCCAACTAACCTCAAGAGGAGATTTAGAAAAACCAGGGTTATTGAAAATAGATCTGATATAATTACCAATTTTTGTATTTTCTCTCAGATCGAATGTTTTTATAACAGTTGCTTTATTAAGAATCTTTTGTGTAAAAGTAGAAGAAATGTCATTGACGTCCGGTAGGTAATATAACTCATCATAAACTGCAACCTTACCGGTTCCACTAATTATTTGATATGATGAAAGATTAATCTTTCCTTGAAAAACCTCTCCATTGCCAAAAAATAAATCATTACCTGCAGAATCTTTTCCGTATGAAACTACAAAGTTTTCAGTAGAAGTATAATCTTGGATAACTATGTAATTAAGATTTTCTTGGATATCGGTTACATTTTGAGAATAAGGATAATCTAAAGGATCAGAGACTTTAAAGATTACAAAGAAATCTGGGATTTCATTCTTAACCCACAAAGGTGCAAAATAACTAAAATCTTCCCCGTAATTTTTATCTATTAAGGCCTGAGCACCACTAGCATAAAAAAAATCATACTGTTCGGCAAACTGCTGAGCCGATTGATTTTCACCATCAGTAAATTTACCAACCTGAAAGATTATATCTGATGATAACTTACCTTCATCGAAAAACTTGTTAATATCTGAAGCATAAGTATTGTCACCAGAGATATTGAATTTTTTGTACTTATCCTGTGAGAGAATAGGATTAACATTCATTGAATTAAACCAAACCCCGCCATCAGAATCGACCGTTATTTTAAAATTACCGGCAAGTTTAGGATTCGTTCTGATTACAGAAAAAGAAGAATTATAATCGAAAAGCTTTGATTGAGACATATTTGAAGCTCAAGTTTATTTTATTAAAAATTTAGCGCCTTTACTCCACTATCGAAATTAGGTGCAACTAACGTATCATTTTGGTATGCTCCTGTTACCTGAACATCGAATGAGAATATATCTTCGCCCTTAACCTGGATGTCAATTCCAATCTTCTTTGTATACGTGATGTTAGAAAGGTTTCCTGCCTTTCTCCAACCACCAATATACCCTAATTTATCAACGGCTCTAAATTGGTAAATAAGAGGGACGTTTATCGCATTGCTATCTCCGTCACCGAGGAATCTAATACTCATCGCAGTTGTACCAGGAACTTGAACAGCACTTAAAGTTACTGGTCCTAAATATAAATATGCACCACAAGAGAATTTACCAATTAGATATTCATCATTTGAAGAAAACCCTAATTTATCTGGATACATTCTATCATTTCTTGATGCAGTTGCTCCAGTAGGGAAAGTTTGAGTTACCTCCCTAAAAGATTGTTGAACCCAGTAAACAGATAAACTTGTATCACCCCAGAATGTTTGGGTATGTCTGAATGGTGCATAAGTTACTCCACTTGCATTATAAGGTTTTACCAAATCAGGATAGTTAGTAAAAGAATAACTAGATCCAATAGAAACTAAATAAGGATGGCTCGTATGGATACAGAATTCAGAAAGATATCCGCTACCATTAGCAGTTCCTCCTGTACCTGAGGTAAACGTTCCGTTCCAAACAGCAGCTGCAGTTCCGCCTGTTACTGTTAGATAGTCACTGTACAGTGTAGGATCATAAGGAGTGAATATCTGTCCATTCTGAGGGTATGTTCCAGCTACACCAAAATTAATTTGCTGTGATGCTGATTGACCATTGTATGTATAGGAATTACTATAAGTGTTCGTGAAATATTGAGACAGATCAGTCTGATTGTTATTATATAAAACTTGATTGAATCCAACATTTCTGTATCGAGGATAGATGAACTGTGAAAAAGCAGAACAAGAAGCATAAGGTGGGGCCTGTATGAAGCTTGTTGAAGCTGTAACATCAGTTGGAACTATTGAGGTTAATGAAATAGGTCCATCTCCATACCTTAAATTAGTGCTATATCCGCTTATTGTTGTCAGATCTGTTGGGACTCTAGTCTCAAGTCCTCCAGGAACTGTGGATGCTAATTCAACAGGAGAAGCCTGAGGATTGTAAAGTTGAATACTATATGTAATAGAAGCAATCTTACCAGCATCCGATGTTAAAGGATTGGTAAAGATTTCATTATAAAATCCAGCATTCAGTTTAATCGTAGAACCTCTCGAAACCTTGATTTTATTGTTATTAGAATCGATAATATAAACTTCGAGGATACCTTTAGCCTGCTCGATTTGAGATCTTAGCTGTGTAATTTGATTCTGTAAATCTATAAGCTTGTCGAATAAATTTATCACTGATCCAGTATTGGTGTAGAATCCACTGGCTATACCGTTAGAATCGTGAAAATATGTTTTATCTCCAGAAACGAACTGTTGTGATAAATGGATAGGTAATCCTTGTGCATTCAAATTACTTTGAACTTTTACTACTGCAGAATCTTCAAGGTTAGTCTGCAAAGCAGGAGATATTCCATTCACACTTAAGCTATCAGGGAAAGAAACTATAACAGAAGGGGAATAATCAGACATGATAGGATTGTCTGGCCATCCAGCTTCAGAAATCGATGCTATTTGAATTTCTAATCTTTCACCTTTAGTGATAGCAATATCAAGCTGATTTATATTTTGAACATTTGCATCAGAGGTATCTTCAGGAGCCCAAACATAAGTTCCGGTGTTAGAATCGTAAACCTTTTTTCTAATGTCAGTTTTATACTCAGTCCAGTTTGAAAAGGCTGCGTTTTTTCTAGATCCGTTATTATCAGTAAAATCAATCTGTTCAGAAGGTTGAGCTGCTCCACTATCGCTAAGGTATCTATATCGAACCGAAAATTGGATCACTTGCTGTAGTCCAGTAGAAGGACTAATTTTAGGGGTTGGGAATGGCCAAAATCCTCTTACTCTATATTTAGGCGGAGTTACTATTTGAGGTACGTCTTGAGTTAGGGTTTTAACTTCAGATACAAGAGATCCATAGAGTTCAACCTTTTTTATCCTTTGATCTATTAGATTATTTAAGTTGGCTTTAACTGATTCGGTATTAACACCAATAGGAGTATTTCTCTGAGAAACTACCGAATTCGGTGTTAGATTAGCACCTAGTATTGGACTATCGCTAACGTTTGTGAGAGTTACTGCTCCTTGATTTGTTATAGCCAAGCCAGTATTTAACTGCAATCTAGATTGATTGATTGCATTATCTAATGATTGTATTTCGCTTTGTAAAGCTGTTTTAGCAGAAAGTTTGTCCGTTATAACGGATATAGGAACAGAATCTGTAACCTGTTTGTTTATCTGTACTACCTTAAAACTATCTTGTGTCACAACCGGAGCTTCCGGCTTTATCCCTTCTATTGCAGGAACTTTCTTTTCTTTTGCTGCTCCTAAAAATATTTTACCAAGATCAGCTACCTCTGTTAGATAATAATTTTCTAGAGTTACTACTTCTCCGTTTTGATTTTTGGTTCTAAGTTCACTACTCCAAAATATAATACCAGTAGACCATATTGCAGCTACGATGTTAAAATTGTCATCTATAGGTTTAAAAAACACACCTTGTCTTTCATCATACCCAACATTAACCTGAACGTATCTTGGTCCAAAGTCAGTAGAAGAAATTTGTAAAGTATCTGCTCCGAGCAAAATTGGTTGGAATCCAGAAACGAGTTTAGCCTGAATTGAAGCTTGATCGTTATCAACTTTAGTAACTTGATATTGTGAACCATCTTGTGTTGATATTTTATCACCAACATTCAAGGATCTACCATCTATAATATTGCTTAGGGTATCAGTATATGTTAATTTATCAAGTTTATAGTTTCTTCTTGTCTCCTGATAAGGATTACCGTTTGCATCTATTAAATTTACGACATCGTCGTAGTATGAAAGAACGCTAAAAGAACCTACATACCTGATAGTTCTGAGAGGAAGTTGTTCGATATCTTCATCTGTAAAATATCCTATGCCTTGATCATTTAGAATATTAATGAATTCATCATAAGATAGATCGTTTCTGCCTTTTAAATTTTGATCAAAATAAAACTTTTGTTGATCGGTAGTAGTATTTGCAATAATTCTTTTAACTACTATTCTGTCAGATGCCTCTGGTATTTGACCAGTCACATCAACATTCACATAAAGCAGAGGACTCAGAAAGCTTTCAAAAAACCAATTATCCTTAACATCAAATGTACTAGGTACAACCAGATTTGTTATTCTTACTGGCTCTTTAAGAGGTTCGGCTTTAAAAACTTGAGAATATGTACCATCGGCATTTCTTACAGTCGAATAGGTTTCGCCTATTCCAGCTAAAGATCTTATGTTGTTGTCTATTCTTTGGATTTCTCCTCTTATGTACCCATAAGAAGGAATATTTACTGTCTTGGGTAATCCTTGCTCATCCAAAACTTCAATAGAAACAGTTTCGTTAGTTGAAACTGCTACCTCATTCAAGCCGTTTGTAATTTCCAAGGAATTTTTCTGTAGCCTTAGAAACTGTGCTACTAATGAACTAATCGAATTTTGCGTTCCTGCCATTTCCTTTTATGTTATTATTATTGATTATTAGTTATACTTTTTCCTACTGCGTCTACTTGGAATTTAAGTGCTATCTCATCGACACAAACTATATCAAAAACTGGTTGGTAATCATAATCAACAAAGTTTGATTCGTCTAATGAAACTATGACAGTAGAATAATTTGCTCCTGATGGATTAGTCAAAGGATATAATCCAACAGCGTTAGTTAAGAATGTAATGATGAAATCACCAGGATAAATTTGATCACCAAAAGAAAATCTAAATCTTTGTCCTCTTTTCCATTGGATGTCAGTATCGTTTAATCTTATGGTTAAATCTCCGGTTAAAGTCAGAGGAATACCATTATTCACATGCTTAAAGTAATTAGAAAATCTAAGAAGGGAAATTTCGTTACTTCCGTTTTGAGTAAGTATTCCGTAACCTCCATTTGATCCAACGTTAAAGTCCTGATTGTCATTTATGATCCCAACCTGATTAGGTATAGATCTATCAACAGTTATACCAGGCCCTTGCTTTATCAGATCTAGGTCATATGAGATCTGAACACTCGTTTGATTATTTAATATTGCCCTAACAAGATCGTAATTTTGTCCAATCAGCTGCATAATAGATTGGGTGTTATTAAATAATGCTTGATTTGCTGCTAGGCTTTTCTCTAAAGCTAAGATCCTTTTATCTAAGTTTAAAGCGGTCGAAGAAGACAAGGTAATGTTTTCTATGGCAGTAACTCTGTTACTCAGTTCTATGAAGTCTGAAGATGCGTTATTAAGTGTTGAGCTTGCATCTTGTAAGACATTAAGAGCATCCATGAACATTGACAGAGAAAAAGGCGAATAATCATTGATTGCCTGTTCGACACCTGTTTGATCGATGTCCGTATCAAATTTCAGATTTAGCTTCAATCCATAAGAATTACCGTTAAGCTTAGTTACGGGGTTAGGACGATATTTATTAAATCTCGGGATGTAAATTTCACCACCAGTGCTATTCACATCATCTAAAAAGAGTACTCCATAAAGATTAGTAGCAGAATTACTAGGTTCAGCTGGATCGTAAACATCATAATAGATCAAAACACAATTGAAAGAAAAATCCGCTGCATCTCCAGTCGAATTAAATTCTTCTAATGTACTTATGTTTGGATTTGAAATTATACCTTCATATGAGTTTGGATTAAAGTCTATACCTATCGAATCTAATTTACTTCTAACATATCTTAAAGTATTGGAATTAGCTGTTTTAGTTAAAATATAGTTTGACGGATCAGTAAAAATATCCTCACTAAAATAAGTATTAGCTGTATCCCTTGGAGAATACCAATTTCCTGCAGCAGTTGCTCCTAGAACTCCAGTGTCATAATAACTAGCAACTGGCTGTCCCAAAACGTCATCATCAAAGATTGCTAGAGTTGTCAGTCCGCTAGGATTAATTTCAGTATAATCCCTGCCGAAAAGATATTCATCATTCAGTGGATTAGTTGGATTATTTGTCCATTGGTAGTCAGGATAATAATTTACATCAACAATGTTTTTGAATAAAACATATGGGGTATTTCCATCTTTGGTTGGGATGTAAACATAAACTTCAGAATAAGAGTTATTCGAATTTTTCACCGAATTAACGATATCTAAATTTCCAATATATTGAACAACTCTATTATAGGTAGCTCCTGTCATACCATAAGATCCCGTTGTTCCTGCGGTTGCATCTCCTTCTACGTATCTTTTCTGGGTCAAAGGAAGATCGTTAACAACAGTAACGGTATTTTGATCTAAAGCAGGAGAAACCTCAGATGAATTAGCAGCTCTCCATCTAATGGCTCCAATTTCCTTAAGCCACTTAAAGAAGATTCTCTCTGAAATGTTTTGTTTTAAGGATGAATCATACTCATCTGCTCCTGTAATTGTGGATTCTATATTGAGACAATAACTTTGGAAACTCTGTGAAAAATCTACGTTTGCATCGCCGGTAATAATTTGGCCTGTAGAATTAGCCCAATCCAAAAAAGCACTATCTGGTCCATTTAATCTAATGAGGTTAGTGTCTGTTGAAGCACTGTTGTCTATATTGGGTATGTTCAAAAGTGCAAACTTCGAAAATCTGAATTTGTCGACAGAATTATTGAATGTAAAAGATAGATCTTCAGCAGAGGACGAAAATGTGTAAAAAGTTCCACCCTGTACTTGTAAAGGTCTTATAAATGGGGTTTTAGCCATTTTATTATGATTTATTTTCTATGTTAAACAGTAACATTAGCTGCTCCGAGGACTATCCAAGATCCATTCTGGGTTGCTTGACCCTGTCCAACTCTAGGTTCCCATTGCAAGGTAATCGATGATCTGTAAGATTTGCTTGCACTTACCACTATACCTGAAGGTGAATATCCTCCATAGCTTGAACTGGTGTTAAATCCAGTGTAATATGAACTAGATGTTCCAGTAACACCGGTATAAATATAACCTGTAGCAGCAGAAGTATTTACTATAGTAATTCTTGTACCTTGAGGAATGTTAGGTAAAGTACCACCAACCGGAGAAGTTCCATCAACAACCTTCATATAGAAACCAGTAGGTCCGCAATTGGCATAAATTACATCTTCCAATCCTGTAATTGCATAAGGAGAATTTACAGATGTTAAATATCCGCCTCCCCCTATTCCAGACGTATTTACAGGGAATGCAGTTCCAGTTCCACCTGCAGCAGTAGTGTTAGTACTAACTACGTGTCCAAGAGGTCCGAAAGTTAAGCCTCCGTTTAAACTAGTTGAGCCGTTGAAACTAGCAGTTCCACCTACCGTAAATATGGAAGAACTCCCGAATGTTACGTTTCCATTGAATGTGACTGTTCCAGATGCAGTTAGTGTTGTTGTTTGCACCGTTACAAAAGAAGCCACACCAGCACTACTAACGCTTGCTTTTGCTGTTCCTGTTGTTGGTACAGATATAGCATCGAAAGATCCAATTTTTGCTGCTACTTTTCCGGTTGAAGCCCCTGTTAAATCCAGGATGCCATTTACACTATCTACACCAAATACAGTTACATAACCGTTGATCCAGTTTTGTAATATTAAAAAATTGGAATTGATAGTTGTTCTAGATCCAGAAATAGAATCGGAGCCTAAAATTTCTGAAATGTTTACTGTTGCCATTTTATATCTTTTATTTCTTTTTTAAGTAAAATATATATCAATGTCTCCGACAACACTTAAATATGACAGATAAAAAAATTAAACTGAGTAATATCTACATCGGAGTCACTCATTTAAGTCAAAAAGGTGGATTTTATTCCAAGAAAATCCAGAAAAAATTACATTCCCCTTTATTAACCAAAGAAACTACCAAACATCAGGAGTTGTGGTGTTTTGGTATGAAATAAAAAAAACAATAAAAAGAAACCTCTATGGCAAGTAGAAAAAAGAAAATTACAGATGAAGAGTATTACGAAACGTTTCATTCAGGAAACCCAAACCAGCATGGATCTAGATTCGATCTTCAAAAACTTAAGTTAGATTACAAGTTTAAGAATGAAAACCAGAAAAAACTCATAAATCTAATAAATGAAAACAAAATCACTATTGCAGCAGGACCAGCAGGAACGGGTAAAACTTACCTTGCATGTGCTCAAGCACTAAAATTGCTCAAAACGGATCAAAGATTTAAAAAAATAATCTTAGTTAAAAGTGTAACAGTTTTAGAGGGTGAAGAAGTTGGATTTTTAAAAGGAGATCTAAAAGAGAAAATGTACCCTTTTACTATTTCTTTCCTAGATAATTTTCATAAATTAATAGGAGAGTCTTTAACACAATTAATGTTAGACCAAGGATACATAGAGGTTTTACCCTTAGCTTATATAAGGGGTAGATCGATAGACAATGCAATAATCATAGTGGATGAAGCCCAAAACATAACTCAGAAAAACATGAGATCCACTATGACTAGAATTGGGACGGATACTAAAATGATCATAACAGGAGACACCAAACAAATAGACATTAAAAACTCTAGAATGTCAGCACTGGATCTTGTAATTAAGTTATTTGACGACAAAGAAGATATAGGTACTATGAATTTTTCGGTTTCTGATATAGTGAGGGATCCTATAGTAAAAATCATAGAGGAAACTTTTGATGATTGGGAACAAAAAAACCCAAAATTAGGAAAGGATTAAAAATAAAAAAGGCTAAATTTAAATTTAGCCTTTTTTTATTATTCAGAGTCAAATGTAGAATCAGGATTACCTGGTATAACTATTCCAGATCCAAACTGTGTTTTATTAGACTCTAGAATTTGGGCTTCTTCTATAATTAAATCTTTATTCAGCCTATTTACTTGGTAATCTCTGGCAGAAAAAGGAACGTTAGGATAACCATAATCGTTAGAATCCACAAAGTCTGGTCTTCTATCATCAGCTCTTTTTTCGTTCTTATGATCGACTATCTGGATAAATCCTGGTTTTGTTATTTCGTACACATTTCCTGCAGAATCCTCAACTTTGTTATAAATAGTAAAATATCCAGACTCTGTAAAAGTGAAAATAAAATAAGGTGTTGATTTAACATTTAATATTTCAACACCGGTTTGGGAATTACTTAGAACCCATGTGTTATTTTGTTTTCCGTAAATATTTGAAGCATAGTTACTGAAAACTACTGTAGATAATATTGGTATCTGCAAAAAATTATCAGTCGAATGTACGTCACACCATGTCCAAGCTCCTGAGCCAGGTCTAGAAATAACATTTCCTAAATTAATACCAAGTTCAGGAACAAATTGTTTACTCAGAAAATTAAATCCTGATGTTGCACCGACATTCACATAAGCAGTTCCACCTGTGAGTCCACCCCAATTAGCACCAGAAGAAAAAATGTTAGATGAAGAATCGGTTATAGTAGTAACAGGTCCATAAAATAAACCTAAATTATTAGAATCTAGATTTTTACCATCCATGTTAGTTTTAATAAAACCTATGTTAAATCCAGTTATTCCAGTAGCTCCTGTTTGGTATGTTATGAAATTCTGATCTTGATTTAGATTTTCAAATGAAAGTATTTGCATATTCCTATCAAGGATCCCTGTAGAATTAGTAAACAAATCTAAAACTTGTCCTTGTTCAGTAATCTTGGCGGAGACAAAGAAATTCTGACCGGTTGATCCTAAAACGTATTGCTGTCCAAAAAAACTTCCAGTTAATCCTTGGCCATAGTCTCCAGTTACTGTACTGACATAATAGTGTGATTTGCTGTCCTTGTCACAAGAGATCTTCTTTAAATTAGAATAAGAAGAGGTTCCGCCGATATCAACAAAAGCTCCGGTTGATCCGGTTGATCCTTGTCCGGTGATAATATAAAAAGGATAAGATGAAGAAGGTATTGGGTTATTCAGGTCAATATCCAACATAGAGAAGCTGTTATTAGAGACTCCTGTTAACAAAACACTATTTTCGCTATTTGATGATTGGATTTCTTTCAGATAAATGAAACTTGATGAAGTTGTGGTCTCAACATCAATCAAATCAAAGTTTTCTGTGGTTAATCTCATATACGAAATAAAATATGATGATGTAGAACTACCAAACTCACTAGGTGCATCGATGAAATCACCGCTTCTAGTCCAGAGATTTTTTAGTGTTGAATATCTGTTGACTGCAGAATTATTGGAAAATCCTATATTCAAATAGTATTTAGATGCGTCGATTGTAATGTTTTGTATTGCTGAATTGTAAGTCCCAATAACAGGGAAATGCCTAAACTCATTTATTCTATATGACTTTCTAACAGAGGTGTTGAAATCGCCAGTAACACCAGAAAAACTTGAAATATTTCCTAAATCTCTACCTATTTTAGCAACGAAAAATGCTGACGAATCACTTAATAATGTGTCCTGAAATTTAGTATAAGGAAAGGTATTCGAATTATAAGAGAAAAACTCAGCATCTAACGATACGAGAGCAATGCTATAATCTTCAACTGGACCACTTGCTCCGGTTTGATATGTGATCCAATATGTTATACTGTTACCTGAATTATTGGATGAAGCATCAATTCTATAATAGGCAGTTTGTGTTACACCACCTGTTAGAGTTATTTTAATAGTAGATCCAATTAAAACACTATTCAAAAAAGCAGATTGATCTGCTGTAAAATTGTCCAAGTAATTAAGATAGATGTTTTCTATCGTTTCCCAAGTTCCTATTGTACCGGACGGATATCCACCAAACTTAAAATCAGCAAATCCGGAAGAAACATTTTCAAATTCTCCAGGGAAAGCAGTCATCGTCCAATAAATATTCGTAGTTATTCCAGGATCGGTTATAGGGTATATCCAACCAAGGTCGGAAGTAGCTCCATATGATGAAAATTGATTATTAGTGATACCTACAGGTGCACCAGTTGGACCAGAAGCACCTAAAATATTAGCTGAAGAACCCCAGACGAAATCACCAACCTCGATAAATTTGTTAAAAGTTCCTCCTGCGTAAATGTAATTACCATCAGGACTAGAGCATAGGGATTGGATCTCTGTGCTATTCCCTTTAAATGGCAGTATAGCATCAACCGTACCGGACTCAGAGTAACAAACTATAAAAGAGGTCTTGCCCTGACTGAAAGTGTCGTTAACTGAATTTAAATCAGCGTTTATTGATGGATTAGTTGCAGTCAAAGTTGCAGGTGTAGAGTCTGAGTAATATCCGAACTGTACGACTGTTTCAACATTCTGAGCTGGTGGAAGAATTGTACCAGAAACATAATATTTCTTATATCCTTGAAATTCCTGTACGGTTGAAGAAGTTATATTTACGTTGGATTGTGTCCCATTGTAAATCATAATCTGGCCATCCCATGCTGGAGAAGCAAACTGGTCAATCTTTACTGATTCTTCATACGAAGGTAAAGGCCAGTTATTCCAGTATGGTTGTTCCCCTGCTTTACCGTCTGCAATATCCTGTAACTTAGTGGTCAGAAAAAGGTTTCTTGGATCCAATCCTGGATGTTTTTCTTTAAGATATTCGTTATCATAGACAAGCCATTCAGGATACGTCCAGGTGTACTTATTTACTTTTGGTATATCGGGTCCACCACCAGTAGGGGTATAGTACGTAAAATTCCACCCGGTTGCTCCAGCATATTTTGAAGAAGCATAAACATGGGGTAAATCATAATCTAGAGACGACAGGTAATTGTATTCGAGAACCCAGAAAGAATTTTCATGTAAAATCCTAGATCCCTGAACCACGTTATGCTCCAGAATATTAAAGTCTAGTACCTGATTGTTTTGTAATTCTGAATTAGAAGAATTTATCTGTGTGTGGGTTGTACCGTTGAAATGCCAAATACCAGTTCCTTGAAACATCTCACCGTCACCCATCGCATAAAACACGTGGCCATTATCTCTACTCTGTATGGCAGTTACAGGACCGCTCAGAGGATAATTCCAAAATTTTTCTCCGTTAAAAAAAGAAAGACCTAAATCAGTACCGATCCACAAATTTTCATTCTCATCAAAGGATAAACAATAGATGTTATCGGATATTATTCCAGAGGTATGAGAATTATAAACTGTGGCCTGTTGAATATACTTTAATCCGTTTGATAGCTCTATAGTACTCAAAACCCCTTGGGGTATAACCATTAGACCTTCGCTGGTTCCTAGATAATAATAATATCCAGTTCCTTTATTGCCCTTAGTCGATATAGAATATATGTGAGGCCAAATATATCCAGGTGCTGTTTCTTTCCATTGGTCAGTTTCTTTCAGATAATGAAACAATCTGCCTCCAGTGGCACCAAATATTCTAGTATAAGCTGTAGCTCCTGTACCACCAACACCGTTCAAAGGAGTAGAGAATGCTAAGATGTCATCACCAAAAGGACAAGCATAAACTAAAGAAATTTCTTGGGTCTCTGAAAAAGATCCAAGATCACTGAAATTCCAAAAATCACCTTCAGTTACATTTGAAGCGTTTATCCAAAATACGGCAACTTCATTAAATCCAGATGTTGGTCCTTGGGCAACTCCAACCCAAGCTTTATTTTCGGGATCTATAGAAATGCTTCGGGTATCTAAATAATATGGGGAAGCTTGGGGAACTGCCGAATTGGAACTATTATAATATTCCCAGGACGTTCCAGTGTATTTTCGAATATCTTGTCCACTGGCCCAAACAAATAGTTCTTTGTCTAATGCTATGTCGTTTATGTATAATGTACTATTGGGCATTTTAATTTGTTTTTTAATTAGGTGTTACCTCTAAACTTAAAACCTCTAAAAGGCAAAGATTGAGTGTCATATTCTTGATAAGGATTAGAAATGTACTCGTCAGCAAAACAAAGCCAACTTCCGGATCCAGCATTTCCTGTTACCGTATATAAATTGTATGGTGGGTTCCAGCTGCCTGAGTTTCCTTGGACCCTGACTCTTATTATCTTCAAATGTGGGTTGCCCGGATCAACTACATCTTTGATGACTATTTTACATCCTTGGAAATATTGGCCCGTTGTTAATTCATATAAAGCTGGGGACCAACAAAAACTCGGACTTGCAATAGCTTCTATATTAGAAGCAAGACCAGCACTTGTTAAAGCTGCATTTATCAAGCTTACAAATCCGCTGCCTCCTATGGTATCCTGTGCAAAAAATAAAGAAGCATCAGGGCTGTTTCCCGGCGGTGAAAAATTAATATTTATAACATTATCAGACGCAGGATTATATCCGCTTATTTTTCCATTAGTACTATATTGAACAGTGAGTGTTAATGTTACAGTTCCGCCAACAAGAGTTGGTGAGGGTATACATTGCAATCCAGGAGATCCACTTGCCCCTGCTGCACCATCTAAATTAAGGAGAAATGCTGCTGGTTGAACAGAAGGGTACCTAGCAGACATGCTAGCCGAACTTTGTGAGGCATAATAAGCATCATTCAGAAAGAGAGAATTAAAAGATGAATATCCATTATTTGAAATAGGTGTCCCTGCAACCAAACTATTCACATCAGCTAAATAAAAACTAGAATTAAAATATGTAGAAAGATCATACGGAAACATATAGTTACCCACAGTATATCTGCTTAAAGACTCCCATCCAGTAGGTGAAACTCCTAAAACATCAAATGCCTGTTTAGAAGCTACAAATTGTAAATTTTCAAGTTTTCCTGCATCTATAGAACCAAAAGGAAATGCAAAATCTTTACTACAAGACCAAAAATCTACAGTTTCTCCCTGTACCCGAGATGACAAATTTTCTATAGCATTAGGATAGTAAGGCTGTCCAAAAAGCCAGACATATCCTCCTCCTCCAAGACCAATTGAACTGGTTTGCGTAACGGTATTAATAGCTTGGGTGTACTGAGTTGTAGGAGAAGGAAAAGCTCCAGTTGCACTTAATAGGTTAAAAGATTCAAAATATCCAGATTTTATAAAATTTATGGGTGTTGTAACAGTAAGACTATTTCCAGTAACTGAAAAATAAGTAACAGAAGCATCTAAAGATGCTATGGAAAAGAAAGACCCTGCATCAGAACCAGTCAAATCCAACCAACTATTGACTGTTAGTGATTGCGTTTGAGAGGTCGGTCCAGTAAATCCTCCTGTTCCTGGTAAATCCCAATCATAATAAGACAACTTTCCTGTTGGACCCGCAACAGTATATAAAACAGTTTCACTGAGTGTAGCGTTGGCTGTCGAAGCAGATAACGATATAGAAGAAAGATTCTCAGGAACAACAACTATGGCATTATTTTCAGTTTTACTCGAATATATTGAATATGTGTCTTCCACGTAAAGGGTAACATTATACCCTAAAGAGTTTGGTGCCAGATATCTAACAATTGGATTTTGATTTGAACTTCCGGTGGGGGTTCCACCAGGAAAAAGCCAGTTCCAAAGAACTGGTGGTCCGCCCACAGTTGCATCTTGGTAAAATATGTAATCTCCTTGTTCTATTTGTTGGGCCATTCAGGAATTTATGTTTAATTTTATATATCCGGATAAATTAACCTATACTAAAGAACGTTTTTCTTTAGCATATAAAATAGCTTGAACATAATTGTACGTGTTATGTTGTGGATCTATTTGTGAAAAATCGTGATCGAAAGGGGATTTATCTATAAATTCTCCTTTGTAAAAAACCTTACCGTCCTGATTATTCACAACTCCAGCATTGTGATAAATCTTATGCTTATTCCATTCATCCTGTCCGTAAGTTGACCCCCAACTAAAGCTTAACTCATTAGATATTCTTATCTGTGCCCCTCTTTTAAGACCACACCAAAAAACGGCCCACATATCAGCACACCACTTTTGGATAGGATTATAATGAAGAAGCTGATCCGAAGATAAGGTGATTCTTTCGTCTTCCTCCCTTTTAAGCATATATTTATAAAGGTCTAAAGAAACATTCTTCACATCTCTCCAAAATAAATGATCTATTCCCTTCATTAGATATTGAGCACCACCGGAGTTTAATTCATTTTCCATCACTAATTCTTTGGGAACCTCTGCTATTTCGCACATATTCTCAAATAGCTCTTCTGATTTACTCCTTATATAGTTCGATCCAATATAAGAAACTGTGTCACTGAAATACCATTTATCATCAGATAGAAGACTTTCAAAATCAGGTAATTCTCTAAAAATTATATCAGAGTCATGATAGAAAATTGGTTCTTGAGAAAGCTGTGGAAATCTCTCGAAGTGTTGCTCAAGAATATCTGGTCTTAATATTGGAATATACCCATAGTTCTCGCATGGGGTTTTTTTATAAAAAAAGAACCTAACATAAGGGTATCTAGAGGCTAAAGAAACACCAGCATTCGAAGGGCTTGTATCATAAGCAAAAAGTATTTCAATCCAATTTGGATTAATACCGTTTTTCATTGCATTATGTAAAAAAACCTCAACTTGCCAGTGAAAATATGGCACATCTGGCTGTGCGCATATAAAAGTAATCTTTTTATTAATCATAAAAAATTTTATCAGAAAAGCAAGTTAAAGTTCCGATTAAGATCCACCAATCTGTATCTGGTAAGATGTAGAGGTTGAAAGATCTACTGCGCTCCAGCTTATTGTTCTACTACTTCCGCTTCCTGTTATAGATCCATTAGTTGTTGTTCCTGAAGGATATCTCGTTAAAGTAGCGGTAACTGTTGTAGGAGAACTATTGAACGTCACAGAAGACTGTAAAGAGGTTCCAGAGTTAAAGTAAGCACTAAAAGTTGCAGAACTAGTTGGTGTTAGATTAGATCCAGATGTAAGAGATGTGCTAAATGGTGCAGTCTGATTTAAGCTATATGATGTCATAACTATTGATCCACTGTTCTTAAATTTACCTGTTCCTGGGGCTAACGTTGTCGTAGTTGTCGTGGTTGAAGTACTTGTACTTGTTGTTGTGGTACTTGTACTAGTTGTGGTTGTTAAAGTCGAAGCAGTAATATTTACAGCCATAGAAGTTATACCAACCAAATTAACAGAAGACCATACAACGTTTCTAGTAGTTCCAGTACCTGTGACAGTTCCTATGTAAATTGCCCCTCCAGGATATGTTATCATTGATGCGCTAACTGTCGTTGGAGCAGTTTGGAAAACAAGTTGTGTTGATGGTGTGGTCGATGAGCTCGAAGCTAATATAACACCACTGTTACCAAAAGTAGGGGTAAATGTTACAGGTGATCCTGGTGTAAGGTTCGTTCCAGAAAGATAAGAAATACTGAAAGGAGAAGTCTGTGCAAATCCATACGATGTAAGGATGTTAGAAATTCCAGAAGTACTCAAAGTAAAAGTTCCTGGTGGCAATGTCGTAGTCGTACTAGTCGATGTTGTCGATGTCGTTGTAGACGTTGGAGCAATAGTCGTTGTCGATGTTGTCGAAGTCGATGTTGTCGTACTAGTCGGAGGTGCAGTTGTTGTCGATGTTGTCGATGTTGTCGAAGTCGATGTTGTCGTACTGGTTGGAGGTGCAGTTGTTGTCGTTGTTGTACTAGTCGATGTACTAGTAGTGGTTGTTGTTGTCGGTAATAAAACTGTGCCTCCAGTGTATGTGAAATTAGCTATCAATACTCCACTTCCCCCAATCAATGAGAGTGCAGGAGAATATGCTGAAGCTGGTATTAATGTGTTTTGTATTTCTAAATTAATAGGTGGACTATCAACATCAGAATCTCCATTTTCATTTGGTATTGGTCTATAGTAGAAATTAGTTATATTTGGGTCCGATGAATTATTGAGCTGATCTGCCAATTCTTGAACACTTAAGCTAGAAACACCCGGCTGAACTGTTATCCCAATAGGAAAGGGGAAAAATTCATTAGCTGTACTAACTTTTACAAAATCTCCAGGAGACAAATTATGAAGTTCAAATCCACCCAACCAATCATTATTAAACTCAAAGTCAAACCAAGAATGGGCATAAGCGTCATCCCATGAATTTTCTGTAAAAATATTCCAATCCAGATTTTTAGTTCCCCAATATTTTAGGTTAGCGTTTGGATATTCTTCACTAGATTCACTCCAATAAACATAGGATTCAGTAATGCTAGATCCTCCTGAAAGTCCAGTAGAATATGACGAAACCGATAGAGATCCGGAGACATTATACGTTAACTCGACTCCATTTTGATCAGCACCAAGTTCATTTGGAGCACTAATCAAAAGTGTTACTGGATCCTCACTTGGAACAGTACAAGAAGCAAAATAATCAGGGAATGTTCGTAGTGAATTTATAGAGGAAACTATAGAATTAACAGTGGTGTACAAATTATCTCCTGCCTCTGCGGATCCAATCAATCTACCATTAACAAAAACCTCGATAGATCCCGAAGGGGTTAAATACTGATTAGTGAAAAAGCTTCCATCTACGGCTAATCTAGTTGGTGTTGATAATATTAACACATTATTCCATGAAGGATCAATCGTAATTGGTATGATAAATTCAGAGGTTGCTCCGTCAGGTACTGTTACATTCCATCTACCGTTTATCTGAGGTATTGTGTTAAAAATACTAACTTCTTGATCATTGACTAGGCCATGAGGAGTCGACGTGTAGACTTTGGCAAAAGCATATTGACCAGGAATAATTAAATTTGAAGATATCTCGGTTATAGTAAATTCAGATTGAGTAAAGTTAATAAAACCAGTAGCGCCGACTGGATCTACCTGAACTCTTACATAAACATCCTGACCCTCTTCTGATTTATTACCATATGTTGCAAAATCGAGAATCTCACTAGGTATACTTTTTTCTAGCTGTTCGATAGTTTCACCTTCTGCTGGATACTCCCAAATGGAATCATAATCAGACCAAGATTTTTGAACGTTCGTCCATCTGTAGTCTTCAACCTCTCTATATCTAGTCCAGGCATCGATATCTACAATTTTAGGATTAACGACAATGGCTTGGTTTTTTATAACAACGGTTTTTGCGTTAAAAGCGTCATAAATGTTACATGTGACTTGATAAATTCCTGTATATGGTACAAAGTGGGCTAACTTATAAAAGTCCACTATAGATCCTCTAAATTGGAAATTATAAGGTGATCCTGATTGGGTAGAAGGTTTGTTTATTATCCATTCAATCTCAACCAAATTTGAAAAATCAATATTCTTCCATGTTAAAAGAGCATAATTCTGGATGGTCGAAAAAAGCTCAGATTCATCCACAGTAATCACAGTTAAATCGTCAAGGAGTACTGTATAAATTCCGGTTGAATAATTAACTGCAGTTACACTTCCAAATTCTCCGTCAGATTTTCTTTGAACTCTATTTCCTATTCTAAAAACAGGTATTAATAGGGCAGACCAATTAATATTCAACTCGTCCCAAGTCCAAACATCAGTGATGAGTTCTAATATTATAGGCATACCAACAGGAACCTCGTACGGTTCTCCCGTTGTAGGATTAATAAAAGACGGTGGATCATATTTACCATCACCAAGCTCAACAATTTGTCCTTGTTGTTTAAGTTCATAAAAGTTACCTATGGCAGAAAGAAGCGATTCGTTCTGCTGTGGTGTAAATATTTGTTGATTTGATAGAGGATTAACGATGTTACCAAGATCAGATAATTCAGAAGGTAAAACGATTATAGAACCGGTCAACAAAGACTTATTCTTCGAAGAATAGTAATAGACAGGTGAGCTCTGTAGAGGATTAACATACCAAGTTAGATTTGGTCCTCCTGAAGTAGCTCCGTTATTAGTAACACCAACAGGATCTGACTGCGTTAAATTTTGGTTGGTTGTTAAAAACAAATCAAAATCTTCGGTTAAAAAATTAAAATTATACGTTTTTCCTGCAGTTACAGATAAGGTTGGGTTTGGTCCAGTAGCAGGAATACCAGAAAAGAAAAAGGCAGATCCAGTTCCACCTGCAACAGCAGCGTCTATAGTAAAAGTATCATAATAGTTGCTTGGAGTTTGTATTGCTAAGCTTGAGGGTCTTATCTCAAAATTTCTTAAATCTTCAAGAAACCCAAAATCTGGATTTGACCTGACCTCTGCATAAATACCCGATTCAATATCAGGTCTTTCCATAACGTCGCTCCAAGCTTTAGTGTTATAGACATTAAAATAAACTCCTTCTCCTGTTATATCAACTATTCTAGCATTAATCGGTAGATAGTCTCTTTTCAATCTTTCCTTAAGTGCAAAAAGTTTTATTAAAACTTCTTCCTGTGTAAATTGGAAAGCGTCAACAACTTCAGGATATCCGAATTCTCCTTCAATACCAGTTGTTTTGGTAATATCATAAAAAAGACCAAACAAAGATGTCTTTTTATAAGTTCTGCTTGGAACTAATGTGTCCTCACTAGAGACATCTAAAATATAATTCCCATCCTGATCTGGTCCATAAGTTTGAACCATTCTATACTTTCCAGAATTAGGATTATCTAGAACATCACCAATCTGGTAGGATTGAGAATATCCGTTTGATTGCTGTCTTTTTATTTGATTTAGAAATTGTGCATTCTGCTGAAGAGGCGATTCAAGCTTTAAACTTTGATACTCCAGATTTAACCAATATTCTTTAATTCTCAAATCTTGATAACCAAAAAATTTGATAGCACTTATAAGACCTTTATAACTTCCAGCATAAGGAAAAATCTCTTCTCCTGATAAAAGAAGTTCTTTTCTCTTTTCATTAATTTCTATAAAATTTGGTAAGGGCTCGGATGGATCATGGTCTCTTAGAATTAGAGAGTCACTTGGATAAAAAGCCCTTCCTATGTTTTGTAACATGACTTTGAATCTTTCATCTTCACCTACAACTTCACCGTAAAAATCTATTTCAGCTACTTTAATAGGACCTGTCGGTCCAGCACTTATGTCTTCTATGATTAATTTTCTCTCATATATGTTTGCAGCTAAATCGCTGGCATTAAGTGCGACGTTTATTGACAAAGCAGACGAGTCTACAGAAAGAGTTTCTACATAACCACCAGAAATTAAAGTGTCTGTTGGATAAACATCTATAGGGTAAACCACATTAGGATACGAAACTATAAGGGGATAACCATCTCCACCGGAAAGATCTTCTTGTATCTTATAGGTAAAAATAATTTCAGAAACATCAGTATTGCCGTAACTATCATTATACCAGCGGGTTCTCCATTTGGCTGCAGTTGCACCTGTAACTCCAGTATGCGGGTGGCCATAAAATTTTGATCCAACCACGTCAAAATTCTGGATTACGAAAATTTGTTGGTTTTCATAAAGTCCAGACGAAACTGGATCGAAATAAATGTTACCTCTCCAATAACCGCCAGGTCTGTATTTATATGTGCTATTAAAAAAGATTTGATTATCTAAACTTATTAATCTTTGACCCTGTATGCTGTCAGGAAAAAAATTAACTGTAAAGAAAGTGGTATTATCAGTCACAGACTGGATTTTTCCAGAAAACTGATTTTGGCCTGCAACCCTACCGTTTAAAAAAACCTCTGCACCATTCAATAGAAAATCATTAACTTCTGAAACCCAAGAAGCTAAACTGAAATTGTTAAAATCGGTGTAGTTGAAACTTATTGAACCGGGATCAGAATCAAATTGACTAACAGAACAATACCCCAAAGATGAAGCAGTTGCTCCGGTCACGAAAGTGAATCTCGAATCTAAAGGAGTCGGTCCGGTCGGTCCTACATAATCAAGATTTAAAGGACTTCCTGTTTTATCGAAAAATTCTAGTCTTCTATAGAAAAAATTGGACATAGCTTAAAATACTCTTCTATTATTGTTTTTAACTGTATAGTTCACATAATTCTTTATCTGCTTGGTCGTTTCAACCAATCCAAATACTACTCTATTAAAATAGTGGAGTATCCCAGCTTTTATTGGATCCTTAAAAATTATATTCGATAAACTTCTTTTTAGTATCTCATTTTTGTAATCGAATCCATTATATAAATTATCATTCAAACTATCTCTCACATCATAAGGATTTTCTGTTGGATCGTAATCATAATATCTTCTATCGACAGGCATTTTTGGCATCAGTTTCATAGAGCTTTTATAAACATCAACATCGGAACATGGAGAATATTTATATTGGCCTTGTGAACTTACTAGTACCCTTCTATACCCAGAACAACCTATATTATAGGCTCTATCCAAAGCCTGAGCTTCGGTATCATAAACATCATTACTTTTATAAAAAGTAGTGTTATTCGTCTTAGGTTTTATACCAGAAACCGTGTAACTTATTCCACTTTCGGAATCTGGAAAAAAAGGTGAAAAGTTTTCCATTATACTGTAGATGATGCTATGATTTGTCTTTTTAAATCAGTATTTAGTCCTGAGTTATATCCTCTCTGAACTATGTTAGAAATACTAATATTTAAAGGTCCAGGTTTACCTGCGGTAATAGATTCCTCGTAATTTATTCCATTTCTATCTGTCCATCCACCTCTTAAAACAACCAATTCATTTCTTCCAATTATAATATCACCGAATGAATTCAGTCCTATTTGTTGTTCCATCTGAGCTGGTGTAACATTAGTTAAAGATCTCATTAATATCTGATTAGCTTCATTTTTTTGTCCAACGAAGAAGAAAGAAACTGAATCAACTCCCTCAACTGACTCTATTATAGCAATCATATCGGATTTTGGTATAAAATCTCTTCTTTTGAGATTTAACATATAATCGGATATTTTATTTCTGATTTCTTGTCTAATGGTTTCAGGATCAAATCCTTCAAACATCGTAATAACAACATTAGCTACGTATCTAGTTATAACAGGTTCAACTATTTTAACTACCGTCGTAGCAATCATAGATCCAGAATCTTCTATTAAGTTTAAGACACTTAATCTCTGTTGTTGGGTTAAAAGAAAGTTTGATACTGGAATACTAAAATAATCTTCATTCGAACTTATATTTAGGGTAACGTCCGGAACAAGATAAATGTAAATGACATTATCATCATCCAAATACTCATCATCAAAAGTCGTAAAGGCTTGAACTTGAGAAAAAATTCCAAGCTTATTAAGGAATATCTCATAGTTAGTAGAATTAGCAAAAACGAAAGATCTAGATGTTTTAGGAGCTACTAATCTAACAAGGTTTAATGGCTCAGGATTAGATCCAAATGAAGGATCAATGGAATTAGCTATCACCAAATAGTTATTAAGGTCAACCTCACTACCAAATAAATCGGTACCAGTTGATACAAATCGATACGTCAACGGAGTATCTTTGGTTGATGCGGCATTTCCAGATACACCTGACGTTTGAAGATATTCTATTCTAATTCTGGCTCCTCTCTGAGGAACCATCCCAAAATTAGAATTTCCGAAATAGACGTCCAGTCCCTCTTGAATACCGGTTCTTACTATAAATCCTTTACCGTTGAGTGGAATATCATATAAAGAATCAAACATCTTCCATTTTTCTTCGTTCACATAGACATCTACGTAAAATTGATCCAGAAAAGCAGCGCTAGCAGAAGGTAGGTTAAAACTCTGGAGAGCTAAACCGGTTCCAGTTACAATTGCAGTTTGGAAATCACCCTGTGCTATTTTAACTCTCAGAGGACTTGAGCTTGAAGCTAATGGAAGAGTAACACGGGTTGAGCCGAATATCATAGAATAAACCTTTCCATTTTGATCACATCTTATCTGAGATTTATTGTTAATGATAACTGCACCTCCACCGACATCAGATTCTCTTCTATTCCAGGATAAAATAACTTCTCCCTGAGCAGTTGATGCTCTTCCAGGATCATATCCAGCTATTCTGGCTAAGCTTCTAATTGAAGAGTCTCTTGATGCCTGTTCTATATTAAGTTCTGTTATAGAATCCTCTATGAAATACAGGATCATCTGAGAAAGGTTTTGAAGAACAAAAAGAATCTGACCCCAAGCCGAAGCTACAGTAAACATGGCAGCAGTCTGATTATAAGTGTCTTGAAGAAAAACGAAAGTATCGTTTAGTAAACCATTAATTAATATGTTGTTCTTTTTAAAAATATTCATTATAGTCAATTAAGTTATTCGTAAAGTAACAACCGGGCTCAATCCACCGTTAGCTGGTATAGAAAAATCTAATGTAGCTATATCTCTTTGGGTTCCGGCGAAAAATTTTAAAGTGTATGTACCACCAAGTTTCTGAAAGAGTGGTATATAAGTTTTTAGAAATAAATCCAATTCATTTCTAATGCTTGTCTCGGAAAGTTCTAGATTGAAGATAAGATCCTCAAGATTGAGACCAAATCGGGGATCACCTAAAACCTCACCCTTATTGGATAAAAGCATCATTTTAAGCTGGCCAACACAGATCTCAACCGGATCTGTGGTTTCAATCTGGAACGGGTTGTAATTTGGATCTAGTGGGTCCCTGTTATAAATCTCTCTCATACCTTTGATATTATATATCAGAAACCAAAACGAGGTAAAATTTAATATAGTGCGAATATCACATATTCACAGCATATTAGCATTTTAATTCCACTGTAAGAAATAAGAAGGTGTGTTTTCACCATTAATCATATCCATGACCTCCTGTAATTCAGCTTCTCCTGTTGATCTGATGTCGCTAGAATTTATCTGAACACCTCCTGGAAGATTGTAGGTAAAAACAGAAAGCATATTGGCCAAAGCAATTTTGGACTTTGCTATACAATATCTTATAAAAAGTTCATCTGCAAAAAGATCATCGTCATTGAGGGATACGAAGCATCTGATATAAACATCAGTTCCACCAACACCAAAACCTTGGGCTAGCTGAGCTTGTCCCTTTCCAGATCTTCCCGGATCTCTACCCAATATTGTTAATTTTTTACTATTTTTATTCCACTTGAAAGCAAATGTGTTTAAAAGATATGCTTTAGCAAGATCAAAATAAGAGTACATTACAGTTCGATAAACGAGATTGTCACCTACAAAAGGTGAAAGTAAAAGTTCAGAACCAAGCAATTTGGAATCACTAAAATCACGATCAGGATTACCTGAAATTCCATAACCACCGACTTCTCTCACTTCGTAAACAGTAACTATGGATTCAGGAAGTTTAATTTGTCGGGTTTGTCTAAACTCTGGATGTTGAAATATCTGATTAGCTAAAATAAAAACTCTATCTTCTACAGCGTATTGATAATTATCCAAAAACCAAGCTCTGGCCCTTTTGATTATTCTTTTTACCTCATCCTGATTTAAATTATAGGGTAAAGCACAGCTAAACGATAAAGCATCTTCTATTTCTTGGATAAGCTCTTGTTCTGTCATTTTTAGATGTTTAATTTTAGAAATTCATGTTTCCGAATTTGGAAACATTGTATTTATCATTAGAATTCTTTAATCTGCTATCTGTAACAAATCTCTGTTTTCTAAAATCTTCCCAGCCCTTAACTTTAAGTGTTTCTTTACTAATTTCGGCTAGATCTCCAACATTACCAGCTCTAAAAACACCGCCTATTATTTTACAGTTGATATTCTTACCTTCACAATCGATAAAGCTATCCTCTACTTCATTTTTAAAACCTAATATAGTATTTTTAATTTTTGAAGATTTGATAGTGTTATCGGAAACAACATTACAATCTTCTAAAGAAGATTTTTTAATGTTCGAACCGTATATGTTACAATTCTTAACAATTCCATTTTTTATGTCACATGAAATGAGATCCAAGTCTTCTAATATAAAAGCTTCTCTACTTCTAGCTTCTTTTAACTGGTATCTACCTGTTGTAGTGTCATAGTTAAAATAACAAGATTTAACGTTTCCCTCCACTATTATATCAAAGATCTTATCCCTTATGACAGGAAAATATGTTTTAATATTCTCATCCCAGCCCTTTAAATCAACAAAGACATGAAAATCTGGGTAGTTTCTGAAAAAGAAATCTGGATTGCTAAACGATCTTACAACCTTTGTGTATTGGTTCATAAGTTCTTGCAATTTCTTTAAATCTTCCTTCGTATATCCAGAAATTCTGTGGCTAAGGAGATCATAGAGATAAAGAATAACATAATCTATTATTTCCCTTATATCTTTAGTTTTTTTCTGGTAGTCTCTATTACCTAAGTAGCGAAACTCCAGATATCCTTTGGGTGCTTTCGTAAAATTGACGCCATAATACTTATCCTCAGGAATTTTAAACATCTTGGGGTCAATAGTAGTTATATTTTCAACTACAGAAAATCTATTTCTAGGTACTACCCTTTTAATAGATTTAGCATAAACATTTTTATTTCTGTTACCAAACTTCGAATAAATTAATCCCTCATCCAGGCCTAGAATAAATTTTAATTTATCTAGATTTTCTATTCTGTCTTTAACGTCCCTTCTGAATTTATCAAAGCTCACAGAAAATTGAAACGCACATCTGTCATTGGTCCATCCGTTTTCATCGATCCAATTAAGTGACTTTATTAAAACAGGAATAGCCTCATTATACGGGAGAGGTCCAGTAATGAATTCCATCATGTTGCTACCTCCCGAATAATCAGGCTCCAGTTTAAAAGTATTAGCGTCTACAGGTAATTTTGAGTGATATTTCTCCGATACCTGAACTTTTTTGTTTAGAAGTTTTGACAAAGAATCAGCAACTTTGCCCTTCATCATATTTGTATAGAATTCAAACTCGAATCCTATTAAAGAAGAGCTTAGTGCATTGAGTTTATCAAAATGATTTCTATTATCAGTCATTGAATGTTCTAGCGTAAATTTTTCCGCTAGAAGGTTCAACTTCATAAACTAAAACTAGCAGATCATCCCCAGGTTTAAGATTCTTAGATTTCTTTCCAATCTTTTCCTGAGGGACTAAGGCCATTAATCCAAGATTAATTAAGTCAACGAGAATTCCATTTTTTCTTCTGTGCTTAATACGCGCTTCTTGTGGTTCAATAGATCCTTCTTTAATTTGATTATCTAAATCTTGGATAATTACATTTCTTTCTAAAGGTTTCTCTAGAGTTAAAGTAAGACGATTGTTATCCTTGATCTCTTTAACGTAAAATTCAATCTCGTCTCCAGGATGGATTGAAGTAAGCTCAGAATCCTCTAAGAATTCTGTTTTATGAATAAGACCAGTGTAAACTTCCTCCCATTCAACAAAAACTCCAAACTCACTAGTTCCAGTAACGAATCCTTTATATTTTTTAGTTAAATCAAGCTCTTGTATCTTAGATTCCATAATTTTACTAAGATACTTCTTGTAAGAAACTATAAAAATGTCCTTAGACTCAACATATCCCTCGATCATAACATGGATTTCTTTACCTAAATATGATTCAAAATCGGTAATTCTGTTTGCCGCAGCTAACGAACCTGGTAAGAAGCACTTAATACCAGAAAGATCTACGATGTATCCGCCCTTATTTATGCTTTCGATTTTTACTCTATAAGCACTGTTTTCTTTTTTGATTTGTTCAAAAAGTTCCAGTCTCAAGCTGTGGATATAATATTCAATAACAGAACCATAATAGTTAGAATTAGAAACTCTAATCCTAGCCTGAACTGTATCTCCGATGTTAAATGTTAAGCCGCTAATATTGAGCTTTTCCGCGTCTTTTTTCTCTTTCTTTAGATCAATGTAGATAGTTTGTCCTGTCGAAGTTTGTGCTAGTGCCTCGTCTTCTTTCAGAACTACAATCCTACAAGAATAAACCATACCTTCGGATAAATCCTTAGCATATTCATCAACTTGGGAGGATCCTGAAAAAAATTGGTTGTAGGAATCTAGCATAGCCTGTGCATAAGGTTCATGACAGAACACCTTGAATCCTGCAGGAACTCTCTTCAATTTCTTGTTGGGTTTGATCCCATTTTGAATGTCCCAGTTAAAGTCGTTTGTTTTTGGTTCGTTTTCTTTGAGAAAATCAGTCATATTTTTTTTATTAAGAAGTTAAACAATCTTAGTATATATCCACCAATAAGTTCCGGTTTTTAAAAAACTAACGAAACAAATCCTGACATTGGTACAGGTCCACCTGTTGTAGGGATACCACCATTATAAATAAATTTTAGTTCTAGTAAATGCTTTTGGAAAGATGAAGCCAAAGAACTTGCAACTATTTTTCCAGTTTTACCAGTCTTGAAACTTTTGCCATCGTTAAATGCACGGCGTAAACTGTCTCCTAGTTTTTTTATAGATCCATAATATACACCAACATAAACACCGTTTGATGGCGGTAATATTGTACAAGGTGGTACAGGAGGAGACGAAGAAAGAGGTTGTTGTAAACAACTAATCCAGTATTTTATAACACTATCAGCCATTTTGTAATATGGATCTTCAGTATTGACAGATTCATCCTGTATTTTAGATTCTTGAACTAAATAATCAATGTAAGATCTTTTAAGCTGGAGAAATCTCGAGGCTTCAACTGAATATGACGTGGATTTTTTAGAGGAAAGTGATACTAGAAAATTATTTACGCTAAGAGAATCTTTATAATTTCTAGAATTGTTAAGGAACTGAGTACTTAGAATATTAGCGCCTTGTATTTGTGCATTAGTAAAATCTCCGTCTAAAAATTTAGTAATAGATCCACTATAAAGTACATTATTCGGAGATAGATTTTGGTTTATGGAATTTTGAACCCCATCATAATTAACTAAATTTAGCGTAGCTCTAATTATCCTATAAAAAAGATTTTTATCATTGTTTGGATCGTATGTGAAACGGGTAATGAATTTAGATGTCAAATAATTAGGTATTCTGCTAGGATCAGATACATGGTCTTCTTGTAAGATTTTTTTAGATAAATTCACGTTTCTAACATTACGAAAATCAGAGACATTAATTTTCTTTTGAATAGTATCAGGAACTAAAATTCTTTCTATGTTTTTACCATTTGAATTTACTGTCACTGAATAAATATTAGATCCTGATAAGAGAGGTATTTTAATTTTATTAATAGATGAAACCTTACCTCTTATCAATTCACCGCCCTTATTTGGAGAATTTCTATTTTCAGTTCCGTTTGGATTCAAAGGATAAAGAGAAAGTCCTTGAACTTCATCCCCGACTTTTATCTCAGAAGACCCTAGTCCCTTGGTTAATTCTAAAATTTTATCATAAACTTTGCTAGATATAGTTTTATACTCATCATTCTGTATCTTTAAAGTGTATATCCATTGTAAATAATCTGAAGTTCCGTCAAATTGATTAATAATTCTTCTAGCTAATTCAAGAACCCTTTGCTCCTCTGTATTGGGAAATCCAGGATATTGACTAAAAAATTGAGAATATATGAAATCCGGTATGTTTGAACCATTTTCTTCAGCCCAAGCTAAAAAATCTAGATCAAATTTCGATCTAGCCGATTCAAGTTGTTGCTCAGTTGGTTCTTCCTTTAAATCTTTATAGTTAGGATCTTTGGATTTTTCTTCAAAGGTAGGGGATCTTTCGGATTCTAGTTTCTTAAAAGCCTCGGAAAATCCTGCTATCAAAATGGATTCGTTACCCTTCACATGTGTATTGCCGTAAGGGGATTGTGCTTTACCGACTGTAGCATTTGTATACTGTTGTGCCAGATAAGTTGCAAAATCATCAACATCTGAACCCGCAGAATCATAAGAAGCTTGAATGGATTGACCGTCAAGTTTATTAGAAACATTTGTTATAAAAGATACCCAATCAGCTGGCATGTTATTTAGTTTTTGAAACTTGACTTAAATGAACTTGATCTATCATAGGTATCACGGGAACACCAGATGGTCCAACCCCGGTTGGGTGTGTATGCTTATTAAAGAAATCCAAAAAGGTGCTACCTAAAATAATTTTTTCAACAGCTTCTTCACCTAGCTCTATGTTTCCAGACTTGATAATTACTTTTTGCTTACCCGCATTCTTCTCCATTCTAATCTCATCATCATTCATCTTTATCTTGATTCTGAGTTTTTCTTTATCAGTTCCAGCATTCTGTGTATCAAGTTGAATTGTTGCATCACCTAATTGAAAGACCAAACCATTTTTCCTCGTATAAATCATTTTAAGTGTGCCTGGCTGAGCTTCGGTGTCATAGACTATTGATTGAGTACCCTCGTATGAATTTTCTTGTTTAAGCTCTTCTAATAACGAAGGAGAGATCTCTTTAATGTAGTGATAATTCATTTTATAGTAATTATTCTCCTCAAAATGAACAGCAACAACAGTACCTATTCTAGGAATAGAGATATTTCCGCCTCCGAATCCTCCATCAAAGGAAAGTCCAGCTATCTGCTCTGCCCAAGGTAGATCTTCAGTCGGTATTCCATCGAAAAAACCAAAAACATTTACCCTTGCTCTTCCCTGGTATAAGGGATCTTTATTATCTACGATTTGACCCAAATAGACTCTTTCACTCGGCATAATTAATCTTCAAATTGATTAGGATCTGGATTGTTTTGTCCCAGACTAATATTATATTTGTCTTCTGGTTTAAGATTTCCTAGATTTAAAGGTTTTTCGATTATGAAATCTCCTGTAGTCTCAGGATAAGCCTTTCCGATATCTCCTCTACTCTGACCAGAAAAAGGTTTGTTGACAGGATAGACTCTTCCAGGATTACTCGAGAAAGTATTAGATTCATCTCTCAGTTCTCCGTTGTAACTAACTTTTGGAGTATCTGTATAAACTCTTTGAGACGAAATATCGATAGGAGATGATGGAATAAAATCAGGATAAACCTGCGATTCACCTAATTTAGGAGAAGGCTGGGAATCAGGATAAACCTTTCCCTGAGGTTTATTGTAATTTCTATCAGGAACACCTAAATCTGTACCAGGAACATTCGAATAAACATCTCCTCCTGGCTTACCGTAAACCCTATCAGGAACACCTAAATCTCTACCAGGTACGTCGGTGTAAACATCTCCGGTTGATGGTGGATATACTCTATCTGGAACACCGAGGTCTCTTCCTGGAACATCAGGATAGACATCACCAGTTGGTAAAGGATAAACTCTATCAGGAACACCAAGATCTCTTCCTGGAACATCAGGATAGGCATCACCTGAAGGTGGAGTGTAAACTCTATCTGGAACACCGAGATCCTTACCAGGAACATCAGGATAGGCATCACCAGATGGAGTATTATAAACTCTTCCAGGAACCCCTAAATCCCTTCCTGGTACATCAGGATAGGAATCTCCACTAGGCTTAACGTAAACTCTTTCAGGAACACCAAGATCTCTTCCTGGAACCTGTGCATAAACGTCACCAGTTGGTTTAATATAAACCCTCTCTGGAGGTCCACCTTGTCCTAAAGTCTGTGGATTAGGAAGTGAAATTTCAGAGACGTTACCCAATTGATTTAGAAAATTCTGTGCATTGTTAAAGGATAGATCTGATAAGATCTGTCCAGGATCTAAACTATAAACATTACCTAAGGCTAATCTATCTGCTCCTGCAATCGCAGGTAGAACATAATTATTTATACCTTCGTTAATAAGATCGTTTAGTGAATTACTTACAAAGTTAGTTAAAAGCTCTTCGCCAATAGATAAGATGTCATTCGTGTCTTGTGGATTTTTTTGAACAGACGAGCGAGAAGAATCCCAGCTATCAGCAAGAATTAAGGGCTTTCCATCTTGCCTGATATTTGGATATTGACTCTTCTTTCTAACCTTTCCAACCAAAATTCTAAAGCTCTGTCCAACAGGTGTAGCTGTATCAACACCAACGTTTATAGAGCTAGGTATTGGTGTACTGTCGCTAAAATCAAATTCACAATTTCTGCATTCATAGATTAGCATTGGCTTAATCCCGCTTTGATCCTGCTGATTTGTGAATATAGCATAGTCATTATCAACACCAGAATTATTAAATACGTTACCTACAAAAGAAGATAATGGTCCTCCACCACCAGAATTAGCTTGACCAAATTCCTGTCCAAACTGATTCGCTATGTTAGTAGCTGCTCCGAGATTACTGCCAGGATTATTACCTGCTCCCAGTAGATCAGATAGATTGTTGAGTGAAGTTAAAGCTGCAGAAGAACCAATCAATCTAGAAGTTTTAAAGAAATTTCTAATTTCTTGAACGAAGATAAACATCGTAAATCTTCGGAGATTCCTAGGGACTAGTTCCCTCATATTATCATAATCAAAAGTAGCCTGATTATAAAGATCAGCTAAAGCAGTCATTCTTAAATTCAGAGACTCTAAAGTGTTGAAAGTTAATACCTTATTACCTGTTCTCTGTGGATCAAAACCACCGATATCCAATGTGGGAAATCCTGGACGCTCTACTTTTTCCAATTGGTCCAAACCATCGATAGATTGTAAAAACCATGGTGAATTTGAAACAAGATCGTTTAATAAATTACGAAACTGAATCAACATATCTGCCCTCTTTCCACCACGGGGAAAGTTTTGCTCTCTTTGTCTGAGGTATTCAGCAGCGGAATAATAAGCTATATTAGGACCAGTCTTATACGAATACTGTGGTTGAGCAAATGGATTTAAAGGAAAAAATTGTTGATCCTCATAACTTCCTATCCTAAAAAGAGGACTTGGAGCTAACCCATCGTCAGCTCTCACAGGTAAAACTCCGAAATCGAAAACTATCTTAAATCCTAGATAAGTTGGATCTTCATATTTTCCTTGGTTTGAAAGTTTAAATCCCTTGAGGAATAAACTTCTTTGTTGATCTGTTGCAAGCAATTTCTTGGTGATTATTTTTAATATTTATCCTGAAATCAAAATTTGTTATTTTTGACAGAAATAGGAAATGCTTTAGGTATAGATCCTGATGTATTTAGATACCAAGTTCTTTTGGCCAAAGTAAGATATTGTCTCATCCCACCAGAACTAAACGACCAGTTTACTGTCATACCCATAACAACATAGTTACCGGATAAAAAAATATCCTTAGTTGGACCAGAACCAGTATTATCTTGTGAATTTGAAATGTTACCTGCATTTTGTTTTCTAGTGCCATCGTCAAAAATATAAATTGCGACGGGAACTACCATTCCTCTATAAATACCAGGAAAATAATTATCAAGTTCAACTTCCAGTGTTAGTTTTGTACAATCGTTTATATTTACAAGATTTTGAAACTTTGCATGAAGATAGTTTGGATGAACCCCATCGTCTGGTGTGACTTGTGAATTTAAAACGCCTAACCACTCTCTTCTTTTTTCTTCTTTGTATTCGTTATCTCTGGCTCTTCCTTTTTGTAAGACTGCTCCACTTCCAACATTTTCGGTTGTAAATGATTCGATGTCATATTTAATGTACTTTTGACTAGGATCTTCTTTAAGTATATTTTCATCATAAAAAGATATTTCAGTAATATACCCCATGCTATTAACATTACTTCCTGCTCTAGAGGTTAGAGTGTATCCGTTAATATAAAAAGGAAGCTCTGCTGATCCGAAAAAGTTTGTTAAAACTAATTTGGTTTGAATTAAATCTGGTGTATTAGAACCGGGGTATCCTGAATCAACTTTCAACCCTTTATTGGTATATCCAGGAAGAAACATTACTTCTTGTTGAGGATCTGTTTCATAGGCAAATTGATTACCCAGATTCACAAAATTCAAATTATAATACGGATCAATCCAGCAATCAAAAAAACTGGTTTGATCGTCTTTAAAAGCTCTAATTGAGACCTCTTGAAAAAAGTCAAAAAAAGAATAATTAGGGCAAATCCAAGTCATGTTATCTTCTAGTGTCTTCTCGTTAGAAGCAAACCCCAAATTTATCTCTTGTGCTGCCTGTAGAAGGGTATCGAAAGAACTGGTAACTGGATAAGATTTGATTCTATTCGAATAAAGTCCTGGGACTCTGCATTCTGCTACTATATTGAATCTTAAATTAATCCCCTTTCCATCAGGATCAGATCCAGTTTCTGAATACTTACTGGAAACTTCACTATGAACACTCAAGATGTTAAAATCCATCCTTATCGGTTTATAAATTTCTCCCGGCGATCTCATATAAAGAGAAGCCAGATCTCCATCTTTTGGATAGTTAACTGAAATGAAAACGTTTTGTGCGGCAATAAAAGAAAATTTCATCACAGGTAAAAAACCTGAAAGATCTAGAGAAAACCTAGTTAAATAATTGGTCACAGAATAACCATTAATAGTAATAAAGGGAACATTTAAACCCGTTATTTGGGCAGATATTTCATTCGCATTCCTCAGGGTTTCCTGATCAACAGAGCCATTAGCTCGATCAACCTGATTTTGTTCATCCAGCTTAACGTTATTATTGGCAATCACAGAAATAATAATAGAATCTCTTTCCATTTATTCAGAATTAGATGTTATTAATTGGTTTGAGGCGTGTTACTCCCACCACCTCCAGCATTTGGTGCGAAGATTATAAATCCATTCTCCCTTTGAATTGTAGATTCTCCTGGTTGTAACATATTAGGAGGTAAATTTAATCCGGGAGGATTTTTTACTTTCTCATCCAAGAATTTCTTTCTGCCTTCACTTACCTTAAACTTCTTCTGCTCTTGATTTTTCTTAAAAGTGTTTGCTGGATTTGTATTAGTGTTAGAAGTACCTGATTGCTGTTCTATTTTTTTAACTCTGAAACTTTCATCAATAGTTCTAGTTGAGGGTATTGCCAAAATTTGTCCTTCGTTAAGAGAAAAGGGATTACTGATTGAATTAAACTTTAAAAGCGATCCCATCTTACCCTGATCTGATAATTTAATTTGTGAAATTAAGTCGGGTCTCATTTGTAGATATTCAGTAACAGTGAACAAAGATTGTATTTGAACACCAACCCCAGAATAAGTTATAGAACCTTGTGTCAAATCCCAAACCCCATAATTTCCTGTACTATTCAATTCCGGATTCGGGTTAAAAACTTTTTTATTAGTAGATATAGTATCAATCATTAATGCCATAAATTAAGGGTTATTTGGTCCCAATTGATCTGGGATAGTATTTAATTGAGAGTTCCAGAAACCATCCATTAAAGATCCAGGAGAATCGTATGTTAAAACATTGCCTGCAGTATCTGCAAATGCAGTGAAACTTTGCTGATTTGCAGAGGTTTCCTGTGCAGAGTGATATAGACGACCGTCGCCTCGGTTAAAGATGCTTTCTATCTCGCCTCTTTCTCGATCTCTTCCGTGTTCTAATGTAAAGGTAGCCTTTATTCCGGTTGGGAAATCATCAGGTCCTAAAACCTCTGTAAAGTCTATTTTAACGTCAGTACACACCAAATTACCTATCATGGCAATTGGGTTGCAAGGATTTCCTATTGTTAAATGCCATTCACCTATAGGGGCACCAGTCAGAAAGCTCAATGGCATTTGATAATTTTCAAGAAAACTAGAAGATTGTTGGAATTTTAGAAGCCTTCTAAACTCGTCACTGCCCAAAAGTTTTTTAATTAGATCACCGGTTTCAGCATTAGGTTTACTTCCATCTTTAGAAATCTGATCCACAGCTTTTTTAACTTGCTGAACCTCTGCTTGCCCCTGTGTTCCGTTGCCTTCGTCGTTTGATCCGACAGCAGCTTCTTCTATAATTTTATTAATTTTATCGCCATATCTGGTCAGCCATGCTAAAGGATCACTATAATATAATTCTAGTCCAGCGTCCCCACCAGGGAATCTAACTGCTGAGAATGCTGCATTATATCTAAAATCAGGAGTCAAGAAAACTCCATAATTGGTTCCGATCGATAGAATATTACCTAGAATATCTAACATAGCAGCTTTAGTGTTAACCTCACCGACAGAAGTTAATTCATAATCAAAAACAACAGTTATGGACTTCCAATCGAAAGTTAAGCCAACGCCTCTAACATAAGTGTTTTGAACAACATCAACAGATGTCCAAATATACTCACTCATCAATCCACCTTGATCTTTCGCTCTATCTCTAAGTTTTGCCGTTCTAATTCCTCTTGTAAGTGTTTCATTTGGATCTGTTGCAGCGACTGTATTTGTAGTGAGTATTTCTCCAGCATCAAAAATGTTAGTCGCAGTATCACTTAATGCACCTAAACCTTGACGAATTTGATTGACAATTCCATCTTGTAAAAACCCTTTACTGAAAGCTTCTTGTTCTTTAATTAAATCCTGAGGTTTACTGTTCCATTGGATACCTGTCGAAAATGAAATGATGTCATTCAAAGCATTACCGGTATTTCCTCCGAACCATGTAACTGCTTGTGCTACAGGTCTCATTACCCCTTCGGTGTAAAATCCATCTGAATTTTTATCCAGCTTCTTTGGACTACTTAGATTATCTAAAACAGGACTCGGAAATCTTCTTAGAGTAATCATGTAATTATTAGGGATAGTTCCATAATACTTACAATAAAGAAAATCCTTCCAGTAATATGGTGCGGAAAGACCTCCGATTACATCACCTTCAAATCTAGCAAAAAGACCATTTAATACACCAGTTGATGAAGCTCTGGCTTGTAATTTAGTTGTTTCAGAAACAAGAAAAGCAGCAGTCGGATTTTTAGATTTTACAGAAGATGTTTTAATGTTATATTCTGAAGATTCAGATCGATAATAGGCATCAATAAAACTATTTTCGCTATTACCTAGTGCGTAAAAAAGAAAGTTTCCATATTTACCTGGTACTCTTTTTCCAGCTTCATAAAAAAGACTTCTTGCGGTTGGTCCTTTAGCAGGATTACTAGATCCTATGTTGCTATAGGATGAAATAATTCCATTTACATTACCTTGTAACCTGGCTTCTTCTTGTAAACCTAATGCTGCTTTATCAAACATTTATACTTCCACTTTTTAAAGTCTGTGGATAGTATATTCAATGGTTTCTGGAAATTCATCTAGGAAATCCTCAAGATTTTTAATAAAATCAGGGGACATATTCCGGTAACAGACGAGTATACTATCACACTTCGTACTATATATTCCTTGTGTGATTTTACTCCGAATTGAGTGGTTAATAACGAATTCTGATTCGGGGCTGAGATTTTCCAATTCATATCCCATATCACGTATTATTTTTGTGATATCGATAATATAATAATCACAATCAATATTGGCCCTTTTTTTGACTTCTTTCGGCGAGTGCTTAGATATGTAAAAATTCACAATAAATTTCTGGGTCATGATGAGATTTACTCATTTTCTAGTTTATTCCAATCTTTATTTAAGAAGAATGATTGTAGATTGTCATAGCTGCTTTCAAGGTTACGGTACATAAAAAAATCAGACTCTTCGTTTTCCTGACCCTTTTCTATTTTTCTTTTAATCTCAGAATTTTTCATTTCTTGCAAATTCAATCGATGTTTTTCCTTACCCTCGTTGATTTTATCAGATACGCTTCTTTTTTTCTCTAATTTGAGTAAGCCGTAGTTTTTTAAAAGCTTTCTTCTTTCTTTTCTATTTTGCATTGCTATTAAATTTCTGTTGTGAATCCTTGAGATTTACCAAAAACCGAATCCTCTCTGTTATATAAATCCATACCAACTACAAATTTGAAAAGTTTTAAAAATAAAGCTGGAATAAAAACATCTTTAGATTTAACAACATCGTTTGCTGGAATGAAAACAAATTTAGATAATTTTTCATGTTCGGATCCATCTGTAGTAGCTTCTCCTTTTTGTATACCAGTCACATCAACAGCAAAACAAGGATGTTCACAGTCAACCATTTTAGTTGCAGTCACAGTACCCAAGAAAAACCATTTAGAATTATCTTCAACGTCATAGCCTGATTCTTCTTTAAGCTCTCTTTTAGCAGTTGATAGGTAATCAGGATCCTCTTCTTCGGTAGTTCCAGATATAGGAGCTATAGAGTATCCTCCGTCTCTAAAGGGATTTCTTTCCTTAAGAACACCGAGCATAAGGGGTAATCCTTGGTCGTCCGATATGTAGGGCAAAATAACAACAGGTTCAACTGTTGATTTTATTCCAACGCACCCTTCTCTTTCAACAACATCAAATCTTTGGGTCGAATGTATTAGTTTTTCTGGTGATTGATTATTCATTTGTTTCTCTTTTTGAATTCTTTTTTTGTCCTTCGTTAACTTTAGCAGTTTCTGAATAATAATTTTTTCTGATTGAATCAGCCAATGATAATTTTATACCCTCGATATCCACACCATCCAGAACAAAATCAATTATCTCCTTCTCAGCATCATCAAAAGATCCAGACAGAACTGTATATAGGTCTTTAGGAGGAAGATTTATCTTTAGCTTAATGGATATTTCTACCATGTTTTTTTTCTGCTTTCGAAGCAGCTTATATATCGGAGAATCTACGTTCACGTTCTTATTATCCTCGTATTGGATTGAAGTAACGGAGAAATTACTATTAGGTGTAGGTGTGGGTTGTACTTGAATTGGTGTGGGCTGCTGTATAACTTGAACGGGTTGAGCTGGATATGTTATCATGTATTCATTAAGAAGATCCATGTTTATTCTTTTTCCACTTTGGAATTCTATAAACATCATATCTCCATTTTGTACAATGTCTCTATATTTTTCGATCATAGAGGAATTTTCACCCTTTATCCATTCGAAATCAAAAGCTGAGTAAAATACACGAGCTTCATGTATACTTTTTTCTGTAATTTCCATCTTTTGTTTTTTTTTAGTCGGCCACTTTAACCAAGAAAAATTAGACCAATTTCCCACAGTTTTACTTTTTATTTGTTTTTTGGTTTTTTGTTTCTATTTCCACCAAGGGAAAAGATTCTAAATATTTTGGAAGATGTGATTTAAAATCACTCTCGGTTAACCAAGAGGATTCACCTTTAGACGATTTTCTTTTATCATACCTCCAAAATTCTATGATATTATCCAAGTCCATATCAGGATGTCTAGAAAACTCAAGAACACTAAATCCTTTAGACTTACTAAGTTTGAGTATCTGATTATAATCGGGAACAAAATCTTCAGGTAATTCCATAAAAAATTGTACTACCAATAGTTGAAGATGTTTCGCTTGATTATTAGCGTTTATCTAAAATGTGTCTTATCTCGGATTGATCTACTGTATCTTTAAGCAGTGTTGCAATATTTCTAAGGTCGCGTAGATCCATATCACTTTTTTTAGAATTATCTCTAAAATAAGCGTAAAGTTCAGCATCGTCACTGTGTGTTACTATACCGAGAGACTTTTTAAACAGGAATTTGATATAAGGATTACATTTTTTGAGGCCCAAGAAAACGTCATCGATCTCAATCTTTCCTATTTCCTCCGAATTAAAAGTTGTTTTAGGAGTAGATGTATTTTGTATTATTAAGGATGGTGTGGAACTATTTATATCAGGATAGACCTTAAAAGTGGAAACAAGATCATCGGAATTTCTTTTTGTTATCTCAACGATTTTACCGTTTTCCAGTTCAGCGTCCCATTGATTCTCACCAGATTTTTTAAAAGAGCTTATTCTAGATGGAATCTCGAACAAATCAATGATCATTTCAACATCATCTTTTGCATTTTGCTCGTTTCTGGATGATCCGGTCAACTTGTAATTCTCGACGGAATCTGCAAAGTCTTCGAAAAAATCTTCGAGCTTAGATTTATTATCGGGGTTGGATGCCCATCGATTTATAGATTTAATTCTAATTGAATTTTCCGTAGATTCTGTAGCTTCTTTAGGAATCCAAAAAATTTCAGCTTCCCTACCATTTTTATCCAAGAAACTTAATCCTATTGACTTATCGTTTTGTTTGCTTATGAAAATTTTGTCAAATCTTTCTTCGTGGCTTGAATCTAAAGGGGCTATGTGAATTTCATACCCACCATCATGAAGATCTACTATTCCAGGGATTTCATAAGAACTTGACTCGAAAACACCTCTGGAAAAATCAGAAAAACTTAACAATCTAGATTTATGAGTTGACATCAGTACCAAAATTTACTTTTATTTTCCATTTAGAAGGTTCTTGACTTTTGTTCATATTAATTTCTAAATTGGAAGGATATGAAGGTATGACATAATCCAATGGATTTTCATTAAGCTGGCTGTAATCTATAGTTTTACCAGGAATTAGATCAAAATCAAATTCTTTTGAAGAATTTGGATAGTCATCTACGGTAAACTCTAGTTCCACCGAATTAATTCTGAAAGTAAGTCCTTCTATACCAGATTTTTTTACATTAATATCAATAGAATACTCGATAAAAGCTTTACAGTCATCAAGATCAGCCCATTCTTCGGGTCTATCGAAAAGATCGATATCAACATATCTCATCTCTTGTCCGAAGGTAAAATCTCCCCCTATTCTGTTTTTTTTAGATGAAAATTGATTATAATCGTAAATTCGGCTCATTATAGAGAATTTTTTGATTTATATATCACTAAAAATATATACAATCGAACGGGATAATACCTTATTATGAAAAAGAAGTTAAGTGCAATCTGGTTTCTAAGAGAACCATTAGATCAGGAATACAAGGAATACGTTTTATTGGACTATTTGAAAAATCTCAGTAAAAATTTAGATAGCAAAAATTGCTATTCGGTCATGAAAGAGATATCAAAAATTGTTAGATTCTTAAATTCATTTAAGAGTCAAAGGATAATAGATCAATCTTTAATTAAATCATTGACTAAATCGGAAAAATCATTTTTAGAAAGTTTTGAATATTCAAAGCTTTCAGAAGAAGAAAAAATGAGGCTGATGGAGATAGTAGAAGATTCTTTACAAACTCTGTATGAATATTCGGAGATTTGCTTAGAAATAATAAAAGAGGAAGAATCTAAAATCAAGATATTCAAGATCCAATCTAAATTCAACGACCCAAATTCTAAAGAAAATTCAGGGATTGTTATAATCAGAAATATGATAACTGATAAGTTGTCCAATTTTTTCTTTAAAATTAATGTGAAAATAGAGACACCAGAGGGAGAAAAATTAGTTTCAATAATGAAAAAGATCTACCTCAAAAACACTTTTTTCTCTCTAAATTACGAATACATCTATCACGAGATAATTGAAGAAATACAGCCTAAAGAGGTAAATTACTCTCCTAGTTTTTACGTGGTTGAAATTTATGAAAATTTCGATGAAGAATCTGAAATTTATAAATTAGCAAAAGAGAAATTCATAGAACAAATCTGTCCATAAAAAAAGCCAATTCTAGAATTGGCTTTTTTTTTAATATTTCATGAAACGTTTAAAAATCTGATAGTCTTTTTAGAACAGAAGAACTCTGATCAGATTCACTAGTATTCATGTTAAAAGACGTTCCAAATCCGGTTGAATCAGACAAACCAGATTCTTCTCCCATTTTAATTCTAACTCCTGGTACATCAATCTTAGATTTACCAGCAAAAACAGAATCAGCATACCCTGCATAATCATAAGCAGGTTCTCTTTTTATATCATGCAATCCAGATTTTTCCAATCCTCCCTCTGATTGGTTCGAAGGTGATAATGGCTTATAGGTATCGTCATGTACCTTCTTTCTGAAATTATTGAAATCTAAGATTTCTCTTTGAGCAACGTTATTTATGTTCATAATTTAAAATGTTTTTTTAGGTTCTTTGTCACCTAATAAAGAATGCCAAAAGTCTGAAATATAGTCACCTACACCTTTATCATCTTTTTTAGGCTCCATGTCAACGGGTTTGCCGTATAATGTGGAAAGTTTTTTCTTGACACTATCAGAAATTTTAACTTTATCTCTTTGTGGTAAACCTGATATAGCATCTCTAGCTACAGATCCTTGGGCTCCTTTACCACCGAAAGCTTCGACAAAAAGATTTTTTAGAGTTTCTTTCCCTCTTTCAGTTTGAAGACTGTTAGCTATCGTGCTATAAAGCCATCCTCTAGGATCTAATCCAAGTGATTCTGCAAAAGTGTCTAAGCCTTTTCTTTCGACAAATTCTCCTATTGCCTGAACCATAAAAGGTGCAAGATAGTCTACGTTTGCTTTTTCACCCATGATGATACCAGGATAATCTTTAACGGGTATAGCATCTACGACTTCTTGGATCAATCCAGAAAAGATCGAATTATCTAAAATTCCAAACTTTTCCATTATCGAAGCAGCTATTTTCTCTTTAATGGTTTTTCTCAGTCCTTCACCACCTAAATCCAATGCACCTGATATTAGATTACCCCAACTAAAATCTTCGTTAATTTTTTCACTTTCTGTAAATGAACCCAGATCTTTTATAATTCTAGTCATCGAATAAATTTTTCTTTTATATATCCAAATCCTAGTTTACATCTTATTATCAAGATAGTGATGAAAGAAAAAGATCAACAGCTTTTTGTCTATATTTTAACTTGTCATCCTTTATCTCTGGATTTTTAAGGGCTTCTTTTTTTCTATTAATTATAGAATCCGGCAAAAGAGGACCAAACGTATCTTTAAGAATTTTTTTGTCTGTTCTCCATTCAAGAGGGAGGTGCATGGAAAATCTAACAATTTCTAGATTCAAGAAAGGGTTTCTCAATTCCAAGGTGTGAGCCATAGACATCTTGTCAAGTCTGGGTAAATGGTAAAATGTAAGTTCTTCGAATATATCAGATTGCTGAGAATCATATTCATGTATCCTCGAGTATCCACCAAACAATTCATCAGATCCGTCCCCACTGAGGACTATTCTATATCCAGATTTCTTTTTTACTGCCTCGAATAAATGATACTGAGGTACAACGGAGCCAAGATCAACCGGTGTTTCGTTCCATAGTGTGTATATAAGAGCATTTTTACTAGAATCCATATCATACTCTAGAAAATTTATTTGGGTGTCTAAATGAGCTCCTAAATCGGTAACAAATGGGGTTTCACCATTCTCAATAGAAAACCAGGTGACCTGTGCTTCCATTTGTTTAAGTATAGCAGCTATAATCGAAGAATCCAAGCCTCCAGACACAAGAAGAGAAATTGGATAATTTTTAGAAACTAGTCTATTCCCTACACTTTCGAACATTTTATCCCATAACCAATTCATATGGTCTTCGTATGAAGCACCCTGTAATTCTCTAATAGGGGATTCCCAAGTCCTGTAATATGGACCATAATTTTTTATAAAGTGTGGTGATGCTATATTATAAAAATGAAAGGTATTAGGTAGGAGCCTTTTGATGTTTTTAAAGGGAGTTCTGTTATCTTTATTGTATCCCCATTTTCTAACAGAGCTAATATAAATTTCATCAATTTCATCTAGTGGACCTCTCAATCCTTTAATTTCGGAACAGATCTCACCAAGATCATTTTTATACAAACATTTTTTACCTAAAGGATCAGTAAAGGCAAGTATGTCACCGTTTCTAGAATCATAGAAAACTATAGCCCAAAACCCATCCCATGTCTGGATGTGTGATTGATAAATAGCAGCGAAAAACTCAATGTTAATTCCATTAAGGTTAGAAAACAAGCTACAAAGATATTCGGTATCTGAACTAAATCTATTTTTATCGTAATTGAAGATCTCACCGTTAAACATCATATAAATTCCAGGACTCAGTTCTCGAGGCTGTGCCCATTCATCTCCATCTAAGGTTTGGATAGGAAGTCTATGATGACATAATGTAACCTGATCTAATTCAAGATCACTTCTTTCAATTCCTCTGTGCTTTATGGAATCGAGTATATTTTTATTCTTTTGCGCCCTTGTCGTCAGTAATATTCCGCACATATTATTTAAATTAAGTCTTGAGTTAATTTTTCGAAAAATTCAAAGGAAGAGACTAACGTCTGATCGTCGTAATTATTGGTAAAACGATAGATTTTACAAATATCATATTCCTCGAATTTTTTTATAACTTTCTCATAACATTCCAATTCTCTGGAATCACCATCGATTCTATCCCAATCGTCTTTATTTCTATTTTCTTTATTGGGATTTTCTCCTGTAACGAAAAAAACTTTGATGTTTTTCATGAGATCCAGATCACTTAGCATTTTTACCTGGCGTTCCATTTCCTGCTCGGTTATCCTATTTTCCATAATACCCCATGATAAAACAGTAAGTATTCCCCGATCATGGATTAGATCCTTCTTAAACTGCACATCCTTGAAAAGTTGCATAAGCATTAATTCCTTTCCCATAGAAAAAGCGTGGGCCTCTTTACTGTCTTGACTCTCCAAACCCAATCTTTTAAAATAGTCAACAAAAGCAAATTGAAACCTCTCAATATGGGTTTTTTGAGAAATGTAATTGGATAAAAAGGTTTTACCACTATTTCGTGGACCCTCAAAAACGTAAACCATATTTTTTATATGGAATCAAATTAGATTGTTTCCAGGGTCAAATATAAAAAAAAAGGAATGATTTTAAAATCATTCCTTATTTAGAAACATTAACACATTTATTAGGTGTTTGTTGGGGTATTTGATCAAAAGACTTAGAATTCATACGTTTTATATGGGTTTCTATGCTGGGATAGATGTCTGCAGCTATATAATAGCAGGTATCGGCTAAAACGTCCCTTATTCCTATAGCTTCTCTATCACCAACTTTCATTCCAGCTAGAGTATTAAGTGAAGTAAGTGATTGAGACATTTGTTTCTTCCTTTTGGTTGAGGTTTGCTTTTTAGCTATTTCAGAAAACTTGCCAACTATAATTCTAGAAGACTCGTAACCTAATAAACGTCCCGTATCAGAATCGTCTCTATCGATTCCGATTATTTGATCTTTGATTATCCTTTTGGCTGTAGATTCTCCGATCACGTTTTCATCAATCCATTTCACACAGCTTATGAATTTTTCACCGTTAAAGCTAACGCAATTAGCAATCATGATTAAAAAGTTATTCAAAGCAACAAATTCTTCCTTACCCAAGTCTGGAGATTTTTCTTCCTTTTGTAAAACAATTTTAAAAGCTTTAGCAATGTCTCCTTTGAGGGTTTCATAATCAATGAAAGGAATCTCTTTGTTTTTAATCGATGTTTCCATCATCTCATAAGGACCAGAAAGATCTAAAGAATCGTTATCTGAATTTTGTTTAGTAAGAGTTTTAATACCATCGTATCTGTAGCCAGGTCTTACCATACCGAAAGTAGTCCAACCTTTAAGATAGTTGGTTAAGAAGTCGATCGCATCCTCGTCATTTAAATCCTTTATCTTTCTGAAATCTGTCCACTTAGACCAGTTGCAAGCATTTTTAAGAGAAGTTGATGCTAGATTTATGTTATAAACTCCACCATCAGCAAAGAAATATGCGAAATTCTTAGGTTCTTCGTTTTCAACTTTTTCTAAAGCTGAATTCCAATCTTTTATAAATTGTGTTGAATAAGAGGATTTTAAAGTTCCATCGGATTTCACAAAAGCATCTTCCTCTATTTTAATACTATAGAGTTCCCTAAGTTTTTTTGCCAATTTACCTACACCCGATGCGGATCCAGGTTTATGACTGACATCTTCACCCTTTGCTCTATCAACAGACATGCTTTTCACTTCATCGAATTTTTTCGCTAACTCAGATTCAAATTCAGATTGATTAATTTGGATCTTCCCTTCGAAAATTTTCTCATATGACAAATAATTATAGTTTTCATTCGTCTTAGATTTTATGATCTCTAATGCAGTTTGAATTTTCTTTTTGTTTTCACCAGAAACCCAATCAGAAGAAATTATATCGCCTAAAAGGGTTCTATCAAGTTCACCGTTCTGGTTTTTATTTCCTGTTATCTTCTGGATTGTTGCCACGATAGACGTTGTAGCCGGACCATATTTACCATTAGGTCCACCTTTAGATTTTAAAAGCTTTCCTGCTGATGGTATGCCATCGACAAAAGATTTTTGAATAGCGAATATCAATCCACTATTTTTCATCTTTTTGTCAGAATCTGTATCACCTCTTTTCAAAGGAAAAAGAGTTTTAGAAATCTCTATTTCCTTAACCTCATTCTCATCTTTGATATCTTTCACCGCCATTAAATATTGAGTCTTTGCTCTAGTTAACAATTCAATGGCCTGACCAACAAGATCAGTAACATCCGAATATGTTGTGTATATTTCCTCATCGGCTTCAAGTTTCTGTAAAGATCTGTTAGCAGCTTTAATTAAAGAATCGTTGAATTCCGCTTGGAATTTAGCAACCTGTTTTTCTAATTCCTCTAAAAGCTTACGATTTTTTTCACCGCCCTCATTTACATCCAGGGTTTTTCTTTTTTCATCCAATTCGACAAAAACCATCTTCCAGTCTTTACCATATCCATTTTTCTGATCCTTTCCTTCTGCAGAAGTTTTGAGATTGGTGAGAAGCTTCTTTAAATCCTTGAGTCTATCTTTATATCCAGTAAAAATAGATTCATTTAAATGATCTTCGAAATAATAAAGATCCAGATTTTCATTAGCTTTTTTCTCTTCCTCTGCTGCTTGCTTAGCGATGTTATCGATAGAGTTCATAAGTTTGCTTGCAGCTAACTTAAATTGCTTTATTGAAACCTCGTCTTTAGATTTAGATATTTCTGATGTTCTATTTAAAGCTTCACAGAATTTCTTCAGAGCATCCAAATAGAGCTTTTTAGACTCGTAGAATTTAGAATTAACCAAATCATTATCGTCAGCATAATCTAAAAGTTTAGAAGTAAGTTCCTTTACATTTTTAGAATTAGCAACATCAGATAATTTTACTCTAATAACATCAGGATTTCTATCTCTCTTAGGAGCTAAATCGAAAGTTATAATTTTAAAAGCGTTTAAAGAATTATCTGCAATTTTAACCAAAAGTTCATCGACATTCTCGTTTTCGAAAATCTTGTCATAATATTCCTGTAGAAAACTATTAGCTACAGGATTATTGATATAAGGGTTCTTATTCATACTTAATATATATTTTCACTTTTACCACTGGCTTTAATCTCCGCCGCCAAAGTTTTCATCATTGCAGAAATCTCTGAGTATAAAGTAGATTGAGCAATTATACTATTAACCTCGGAATTCATATCTCCCGGTTTTTTAGTTTTTTTAGCGTTGTTGATCGCATCAAACTTCTCTGAAATCTGAGTCTTGATTTTCTGTATAGTGGTTAATTTGGTTTCTGCCTCACTTAACCTAAATTCTTCGAAATTAAGCATATTTTCTAGTTAAAGTTATTTTAGATCTTAAATCACGAATTTCTGACATATATCTAGATCTGATGTCCTTAATTTTATCTGAAGCTAAATCTCTAGCCTTATCCTTATTAGAAGCACTAGAAACAAATTTGTTAAGTGCATCTCTTTCTAAATCCATTGCGACATATCTTTCATTCCTTTGCTTAATTAAATAAGACAATAAGCTTTTAGCATCCTTTTGCTCAAGATTTTTAACAGCTTTAGAAAAATCTGAAACAGGTAATTTGGAAAGATATGAAAAGGAAGTTTCTGAAGACTCGCCATCAATTTCGGAATCAATTTCATCATCTTTAAACTTTGATGACTTTGGACCAGCCTGAATTTCTCGAGTCATCAAATTGCCATACTTCTCTCTAAATTCTTCATCCTTTTGTTTAGCCTTTAGTACAGCATCTTTATATTTGGTATACAATGAATCAGCTAAAGAAGAATCAGATAGCTTTTTGGCTTTCTCATACATGTCTTGGCTAACCTCAGAATCTATTTTAGTCTTTATTCTTTCCCAATAAGTTCTAAGTCTTTTGTTTTCAGTGATTATCTTTTTAACTTTTAAAAAGATTTCATCAGTCTTCTTTTCGTGTGCCTTTGACTGAGAACTAAGAAGTTGATTGTTTCTAACGATTAATCTATCGATCTTTTTGAGTTCTGCAGGATCAGCTTTGGTTTGGGATCTTTGTAATTCTAGTTTATCAATTTCCTCTTGGATTTTCTCCCACTCATCAACATAATCCATTTCTGCAGATCTATATTCCTCGCCAAGGTTATCCAATTTAGAAATCGAACCACCAAAAGCTCCACTCAAGAAATTTTTGAGTTTATCTAAAACACTAGCTTCATTAAGCCTTTCCCATTCTGTAAAATTCAGAGTCATATTATTTATTCAATTTTTCTTTAGCTTGTTTAACCTTTTCAGTGTTTATCGTTCCCTCTGGACCAACAAAGATGGAAGAAACGACTTTCTTTAAACCAGATTTGGCATCTTCGCCCTCGGCAATGCCTTGATTTATAAGATTAGCCAATTTGGTAAATTCCTGTTCTTTAGAAAGTTTCTTCGTTATCTCATTTTCACTTTTTCCTAAGTCTCTAAGGATTTTAAGTAAATTGGTCTGAGAATCGATTGAAGATGCCATAGAAAGAAGTTGAATCTTCTTGTTGTTGATATACGATCTAGAAATTTTCTTACCTGACTTTATATGTTTCTCCATTTGGGTCAGAATTCTTTCCATATCAGCTTTTAAATCTACTATGGAATTTTCAAGTTGTCTTTTTCTTTCAATGATGTCCTTACCTCTTCTGCTAGATATTTTTTTCTTTTCTTTTTCAGGATCAATTTTAACAACTTGAACCTGATTAGATGCTTCAGGCTCGCTATCTTTTTCTTTAGTTTCGATCTCAGATTTCAGGACATCTGCTTTAGCTTCAGCTTCTTCTTTAGCCTTTCTAATTGCTTCTTCGTATTTTTTGATTTCCTTATCATCAGATTTTTCTTTTGCGAATTTGTACTTCAATTCAGCTAATCCAATTTCATCTTCGGATCTTCCGGCTTCATAATACTTTCTTTTTCTTGAATCACCTTCGATCATTTCTCTAATTACTTCGATGGCTTTTTTCATCTTTAGTTTAGAAGACTCCTCATATTTTTCAAATTCCTTAATCTTATTATCTCTATCTTTTCTGAGTGCAATCAATCTCTGTTTATCACCAGAGCTACCAATCGAATCTATTTGAGAATCTATATTAGAAATAGATTCTTCAAATTCATATTTTTTCTCAATAAGATCAATTTCCAGATCGACTAAAACTTTTCTAGCTTTATCTATTACGCTTAGTTTAGAATATTTACCAAGAAAAAATTTAGACAATTCATTCTTTACGGTATCTAAAATTTTTCCTTCATTGAGTGTATGATTAGGATCAGAGGTTTCTAACTCATTAAGTAGTCTAATTTCCTCTGCTGATGCAGTTTCAAGAAGGGAGGAGTAATTACTAAAGTCTTTAAATGATGGTAAATTTTTCATCGGAAACAATTCATTTTTGTTATCTATATATCCCAATTATTATTAGTTCCCAAAGAGCCTAGGTGACAAGAAACAAAAAACCCCAGGTTTTAAGGCCTGGGGTTTTATATTATGAAGAAAAGCGATTAAGCTAATCCGCCAACTGGCACGTTCACATAGAATGTTAAGTACATAGTTTCTGGTAAGAAACCAGCTTCTACTAGAGCGTATCTAGACTTAACTGCGATCTTAGGTGACATAGTACCTTCTGAGATGGTCTGGATTGATTCAGCCATCATGTAAGGCATGAATTTTAATCCTGGCTCATCATCTCCACCTTTTCTACCAACGCAAACTCTGGTATCATCGTATCTCATATTCTGATCTACGTAAACTGTCATACCAGCAAGTGAACCTACAGGGTATAAAGTACCGTTGTTTTGAGTTAAAGTATTAGAGAATGGAGCGAAAGTGAACTGAGAGATGTCTTGAAGTGCACTTGCAACCGCAGCGTTTGTAACGATGAAGTTAGCAGGACCTCTTCTACCTCTGTTAGCTACCACGTTAGCAGCTGCAAGAATTCTTGAGAATAATCTTCTTTGTAAAGTTGATAAGTTCTCATATCCTCCTGATGCAGGACCTGTAGGGATAGGCATTGTTCCAGTTGTGTCGTCCTTCTTCACGTAAGCAGCAGTAGTTCCAGAACCACCACCAATAACTAAGTTAAGGTTAAGGTTTTGATTTTCAACTGCGAAGAATTGAGTGTGGTTAGACCATCCTAAAGCAAAAGCTCTTGAAAGAATGTGCTTATTGATAGCTTGAGAAACCTCGTTAACAAGTGCGTTCTCGATCATTGAGATAACATCGATACCGAACTGCTTGTTTAAGTCTTGGATTTGCTCAGTTGTAACTGAAGCAGCAACTTGGAAAGTTTCAGCTTCTACGAACTTAGTGAAAGTCGAAAGACCCATTGAGTTGTAGTAGGTAGATTCAGCTACTCCTCTTAACATTGGATTGTAAGTCTTAGTACCATCAACATAAGGACCTTGCCAATCGTTTGTATCGTTGAAACCAGCACCAGAGAAACCTTGGATGTGATCTTCTAAAGCTTTTACTAACTGAGCTGTACCAGAAGTGTTAGCTGTGTAGAATCCAGATCCGCCAGAACCAGTTACGATTTGAGCAGGAGTTCCGTTGAAATAAGAAGCAACGTTAGATCCTGAAGCAAGACCAGTAATTTCGAAGATAGGGAATCCGTCAATTCTTGATAAACCTACGAAGGTTAAAAGAAGAGTTGAGCTAATAGATGCAGTAGCACCAACAGTGAAAGTTCCAGCAGTAGCACCGGTAGTACCAGCAGCGCCTGAAGCAGTTTGATAAACTGGGAATTTAATCATTGAAGGAGCAGTAGCTAACTGATCAGCAGCAGAAGATGCAGCAGCAGCACTGATTTTACCACCAGCATACACATAATCTAAATAAGATAAGATACCGGTTGGACCTGATAAAGGAATAACAGGGACAATATCAAAACCTATAGTCTTCGCAGCTACCTGAATAGCTAAAGGAAGAAGTGAAGGGAATTTGTCACCTGAACCTTGCCAAGTGTTGTTATAGAAACCAGCGTTTGCGCCAGTTGAATACGAACCACCAGGATAAGCAGCACCAGGGAAAGCTGGAGGAGCTACAGTACCCATACCGTTAACAACACCTAAAGAGTTGTATGCACCGGCAGATTCGTTTAATGAGTGGTAGTGACAGTATTTAGTCAACCACCCTTTTTTGCTTTCGTCTGTGATACCTGCTTTGCTCTCGATAATCGGAGACCAGGTTTCATAGATTTCATTTTCGTTAATCAATTTCATGATTTGTGGTTATTTTTTTTGTTTTATCTTTTTCCAAACTTTTGCTCTAACGCACTAGCTATATAATTCATGTAATCTGTACTATAAGCTTGATTTTTTGCGGTTTCAGCAACGTTTTCATTCTCGTTGAGTTTTTGTACACCAACAGGTTTAGATCCTAACTGACGTGTTTGCCAGAAATTTTTAATCTGGTAAGGAGTGTTCAATTTATAGAAGTTAGATTGAGCAATAATTGATTGCTTGTGTCCTTCATTAAGTGATTCCCAAACCTGAACGTATTCTTCAGGCATATCATCAATAAATTTAATTCCTGTTTTGTTGGTGTTCTCTGTTTCATTGAGAACCTCTTCTGCCTTCTGGGTTTCGGCTGGTGCTGCCATTTTAGCAGCTTCGTTTATATTAGTCTCGGTTTTTTGTGTTTTAACCGATTCGATTAGTGAATCTATCTGAGATGTTAGACCTTCATAATTACCAGCAAATCCGGATTCATTTAGGCCTGCAGCAGCAGATGTATTTACACTTTCTTTTAAAATTACGCTAGGGTCAGCTGGCAATTTAGTAGAAATTGACTCAGCAATATACTCAGCATATGATATTGATTTATTAAGCTTTTCTGAAAGATTTTCAGTAAAGTCTACGCTTTTGTTAATATTCTCTGCTAAATAATCAGAATATTGAATTCCTTTATTAAGATTTTCTGCAAGATATTCTGTATATTCAATACCGTCATTTAATTTTTCAGCCACATACTCAGTATAAGCAATACCCTTATCTAAGTTTTCTGCTAGATATTCAGAATAGTTAATAGAGTGATCAACGTTTTCTGCAAGGTACTCAGAGTATTGGATATTCTGATCTAACTTTTCAGCCAAGTATTTAGAATATTCAATGTTTCTATCTACGCTTTCTGCTACGTATTCTGAATAAGAAATAGACTTATCAACATTTTCAGCTAAATACTTAGAGTAAGAAATGTTCTTATCTAAATTTTCAGCTAGATATTTACTATAGTTGATAGAATTATCTAAATTTTCAGCTAGATATTCGCCATACTTAATTGCACTTTCAAGGTTCTCTGCTAAATACTCTGAATATTTTTCTAATTTAGCAACTCTTTCCTCGAGAGCTTTATTCATTTTGTTAGCTTCTTCGGATTCTGTTAAGGTTACTTTCTGATCTTTAACCTCTGCGATAGCGGATCTTAAAGCATCCATTTCTTTTTTAATGAAAATAGAATACTTATTAAGCTCCTGTTCAGTAACAAACTCATTATTCTCCATAAGGACTGATTTATTTTTATTGTCTGATTTATTTACGATTTTTTCAAACTCCTGATCGTTTTCGACTTTATATATCTTTAACGATGATTCATTTTCTAGACCTAAAGACTCATTCACACATTCTAAATGATTTAAAATGCTATTTTTTTTCATTTCTTCTATTTGTGGGGTAAATCCTTGGCTTTCATATACTCTTTCAAGTTGTGCATCTTTGAATCCAGGATCGGCTACTAGATCATAAGTAAAGATTTTTTTAATCTGAACCTTTTTATCAGGGCCTACTGATCCTGCTGCTCTCGACGAAATTGAAAGTGGAACTCCTGCTTCAACTAAATTTTTTGCTATATTACCAGCTGGGGTATCAAGAAGTTTTACTTTGATTTTAAGGACTCTACCATCCTTATCATGATTAAGGTCTGTGATAATGTGAGAGATATTCTTAAGAGATACATCGAACTTTTCAGGATGATCTAATTCTCCAACCAATCTGTTTTGAGAGATTTTTTCTTTTAAGTACTCAAGGTGTGGAAGATATTCTTTCTCTTCGTAAATCCTATTGTTGTTGTTCTCTTGACCGAACACAGCAGCTATACCCTCTAGGACATAGTCATCAGATTCAGATTTCTTAGACTCTAGAATTGAATTTTGTTTTTCAAGAATGAAAACATTCAAAACGAGATCTTCTTTTAACGATTGTAGTTGTGACATTTTTATACTACTTTTTATTATTTCTTATATATCAATTAAAATTTGAATTTTTTTGATTATTCATATTTAATTCTGTCTTTGGTCTCTTCAACGAACTTTTTAGCTATTTCAAAAGATTCACCATCAGTAACTCTATACTTTCTACTCTTCTCTCCAAAAGGAGCATATTTATTCTTGAGCTTAACCTCTATAATATCACCTCTTTTATCATAAAATTCTTTTGCAAATGTTATCGTCTTCCATTTATCGACTCCCAATATTTCTTTTTGTCTAGGAGTTAGGAACTTATCAAAAAGATTCAATCCACCACTATAATTAGTATCTCTTATGGTTGTAGATCTTTCTCTTTGTTTAATTGATATATCATCTGGGTTTGCAACGATGTAATAATCATCAGGTAACTTCTTACCCTTTTCACTATCATCATCTCTTTCTGCTCCCTCTTTCTTGGTGGCGGTCTTCACCTCAGTAGGTTCTTCGTCTTTAACTTCTTTTCTCTTTCCCTCAGATTTATACGTATAAATACCTCTAATTGTATCTTCTAGTATTTCTGGGGTATTTATTTCAACTTCAATTTTACTACCTTCACTTGCATCCCAATATTCTTGATCAACAACAAAACTTTGGAAATCCCCAGTTTCATACTTTCCTCTTAGTTCAGGATTAGCATATTCTCTCTCTGTTACTTTATAAATTGCAACCTTAACCGGTGCAGTTTTTTGTGAAGGCTTTAAATCATAATCAACATCAGAATCTTTAGCAGCTTCATCTTCCTCCTTAACTAGAGATGTGGATGAAACAAAGTTTTCGAAATTTAGAATCTTTTCAGATTCAAGTATGTCTCTGTTCCATGATACGGTTTCGCTTTCGTTTTGAGCGGATGCTGTTGTACCGAAGTGTTTTAACAAATCCGAATCAGATAATTTCTCCAATTGGTCATCGTCTATTAAATCTCCCGAAACATTTATAACCTCACCTTCTGAATCTTCAAAATAAAACTCATATTTCTTAGGAGCACCTGGATCAGCTATGAAAAGTTGGGTTGATGAAGCCTCGTATGTAGTGTACGTTTCTGTCCAGTCACAAACGCCTTTAAAATTATAAACACTTGCTATTTTATTTAAACCATCTATAGCAACCATTTCAAAATCAAGATCGTCATTATCAAGTACTCCGGTTTTAACATTAGCAGAACTGTCAAATGAAATAAGAGTCAATTCATGCTCAGCTAGTTGTTTACCAAGTTCTTTTGAATTTATTTGAGTAACGATGAAAATAGATTTTCCGTTGATATCCGACACCTTTACCAATTCCATTGTTGTTCTGGTATCGTTATTTGCAATAAAGTTTACTATAGTACCCCAGGCTCCACCTGCTTCTTGAGACCAGCAGATTGTTATAGGTATCCCAATCGGAATAGATTTAGGAGAGAACTGATCTTTTGCAAAAGATTCAACTTCAGAAAATCTAGGAGCTTGTTTGTCACTAAACCAATTCCAAGTAGAACCAACAACATCAATTGCAGCTAGTGTCCATCCTATTACAGGGATCCAATCAACAGCTCCCTTTGCAGTCAATTTTGAAAGACCTCTCCCTGCTCCCTTACCGAAAGCTTTTACAGCAGCACTTGCACCACCTTTACCTTTAGTTACAGTCTTATATGCACCACTAGCTCCTCTCTCCAAAGATTTGCCAACACCCTTCCAGAATTGACCAGCTTGTTTTACTCCTTTACCATATCTTAAAGGATTGAGTCTTTTTCCTATGAATCCTTTAGCAGCGTTTTTACTCTTAGTTAGCCAGCTGATAGCATTAGAGGCTTGCTGAGTTTGTTGAGTAACTCTAGAAGAAGGCAAAAGCTTATCTAAATATTTATATGCTCTTCTAGCGACAAAAACACTACCAGCAACAGATAATATCTGATAAATTCCCAATCCTATACCAGAAATAGCTGCTACTTTAAATGTTGTTTCTGCAGCTCTTTTTAACAATCCATCGTTAGTCTCATCGTCAGGAACAGGTCCACCTGGTAAGGTTTCAGAAAGTTTAAACAAAGCCATTTTAGAATTACTAGAAACTGGCAAGGCTGTTAATTTATAAGCAGTTAATGTTTCAAAAACCTCTGATTTGGTTTCAGGATCATCGAGAGTTAAAAATACGGCTCTCTCTACACCCTGTTTCTGATTAGCTACAATAAATTCTTTTTCTATTTTATTCTCGCTTAATAATTTATTATAAGCATAATGAAATTTTATGGCCTGACCGGCATCGTTCTGTTCATCTTGCTCAAGTAAAAGATCATTGTGATAATCATCAAAACCTAAAACTCCCTCTTTTATATCATTAGAAATAAATTCGGATCTAAGACTTTCTTTTATGAAGTCTAGTGGAGATCCATATTTGCTCATGTCCTCCGAATCTGCTGTCCACTCTCTAGGATTTTCTTTCAGCCACTTCTCAAAATCTGAAGAATATGCCCACCATTGAAAATCCGATAAAGATTGGGTAACGGCACCTTCCATTTCAACAGGTATTCTGAAAATAGGGAAATCGTCGTTGATTTTATAAACTGAATTTTTTCCTAAAAATATTATCATGATAGATTATTTTTCTGTGTAGATCTTATCATATGATTTGGAAATCAAATGAATTAATTTTTCTATATATCCTTCATTCCTTAGCTTTTTATAGGTTAGATTACCAACAGAAAACTCTCCGTTTTTAGATAATCCTTCTTTCCTCATCTTTGTGATTCTTTTCTTTAGCATATTAGCTCTATTGTAAAGAGCTTTTGCATTATTAGGAACGGAAGACAAAGAAACCAATCTGGATTCAAGCTGGTCAACTTCGTAAGCTATAGATTGATACTTTTGTTCAACATCTAGTTCATCTACTTCCGGAGGATTAATCGGAGGATTTTTTATCCATTTATTATTGAGAAGTGAGAAGAGTCCTGATCCTAAATGTGGGGTTTCAGGTTCTTGTATATACATTTCTAAATCGTAACCCCTTATAGAAATGTCATGTGATAGATTCCACTTAAATCTTATACCATTTAAGGCTTCTTTAACAACTTCAGGAGAATCGTCAGATACGTTTTTAGTGCTAACGATTATCTGCACATCAATATCTGATAGATTAGTGTAGTTATAATTTGCTAGAGATCCTGAAAGTTGAATGTCTATAATATCCTTCTTTTTAAGAATTTCTTCAAACTCTTTGAAGAAGTCATACGATATTCTCAACAGCTTTTTCCTTATTCTCTCATCAAAGATCCACTCTATTTCTCCATTCTTAGATTCTTTCTTAGACCAAAAAACAGGATTTAGCTGATCGTTATAGAAGCTGCTAATTTTTTTTTCAAAAATTCTCTCAGATGAACGGAAGATTGAATAAGGTAAAACTTTGCCCACAAAAAAAGCTTTTTCTCTTATATATCAAGAAAAAGCTTTTATCTATGACGTATTTTGTTTCTAGTTAATTTTCAAAGCAGATCTTATCCATTACTTGCATAACTGTTTTAACATCAAGTTCGCAGTAGTTCTTAACTGTTTCTAAATCAACATCTGACCAAAATCTAGCATGAACCATCGACCCGTCCATAAGTTCTTTTGGAGATTCTATTCCCAAAGAGCAAGAGAGGAGATCCAAACTCAGATATTTTTGTTGAACCCAGCTTCCAAAAGAAAAAACCTCAGACGTATCTATATAAGGAAGTTCCCAAGGTTTTTTATCCCAGATTCTGATATTAATTGGTGGGTTTATATTATTATAAATCATCCTTTTACCCAGGCAAGGAACATCAAATCCTTTTATGTTATGACCACATAATTTCCACCCCTTGACTGCTGCATTATTTAAAACCTTGGCTGCTTTTTGAAGGTTATCATTCTCATCTGGTCCATAAAAGGAAGCGAATCTCATTTCACCATCTTCGGTAAAAGACCCAAACGAAACACATACAACTCTTGAGAATTCCGGTTCCAGTCCTGCCTTCTGCTTATAGATCTCTTCCGAGTCAGCATCACTTAATTCAGGATAAGAACCTCTGTAATATTTTTCTCTTTTAAGCCAAAGCTCCCACCTCCGATGATCTTGATCGTGAAGAGAAGCCAAATCTGGATACATTCCAGCAGTTTCCACATCAAAATATAGAAACTTTTTTATTAGATCTTTAGTAAACATAATTTTTCACAAATATAAATACTTTATTCGAGATAAATTATGGTTTTTTGCTAATAACTATAGGAGGAAGTGATTTACAATCCATTCTATATTTTAAACAAGAATCTTCTTTAGCTGGTGAATCTACAATAACATCGAGATCTAGGCCAAAAGTAGGTATTCTGTGTTTGAGATAATCTGAGCATTTGGGATCGGTAGGAAACCCAAAATCATCAACAGAGACGGATTCGGAATGGATATAAACAGGCTTATGTTCAGATTTCCACGTAGAACATGAAAGAAACATTGCTTCTCTGATAGATAGCCCACCATCATTAAATTGGTGCGGTAGTATCCTAAAACAAATAGGAATCCCGGTTTTATAGTGAACGCCAGAAAGTAAATCTGTTACTGAAAATAAACTAGGTTTATCGTCATTCATTACACACAATCTAGATAGTGTAGATTTACCTAAAAGATTAGCTCTTTCACAAAAAACACTCATGGTATTTTTTCTGTTTCCATAAGCAGATCCTATTCTAATTAAAATAGAAGGGTAATTCACTCCTATAGTTTCCAGTATCTCCGATAATTTTATTATAAGAGAAGTTGTAGTTTTTTCAACAGTGTCTAACTGTGTTCCAAGAAAATGATCCTTAGGTAAATAAAAGAATATTTTGGATCCATTTTTAGCAACATGTGAATTTATTTGATCAATAATTAGAGACGTATTTTCTGACTCTTCATCAATAAATTCATCAAAAAAATTTTGGGTAAAAGTTAGTAGTGAAAAATCTATACAGGTGTTTACAATGTCTATTTCTTGGTTTAACAAAAGATTATTGTAAACCAATTTTAGTAAATCGCTATATGAATTAATATTTCTGGTGCAAGAAGAATCTTCACTATGCGGTCCTATATAAGTTAGTTGTGGTGGATTACTTCCGAATAACATTGAAATTTTCTATATTATACATGGAAGTTTATTTTAAGTTTCTGTTTACCCACCGGTCGTTTCTAGACCTAATTCGGAAGCATTGTAAACAGTTTTAGAATTATATGCACTATCAGGTACGGTGTTATTCTTATATTTAGAGACTTTCTCAATGTGGCCGTGATCACCACCTTCGGCAAACTTTATGGAGTCACTTTTAACCTCTATCACCTTTTCTGTTTTTTTTCCAACATTGTAAACTTGGATAAAGTATCTATATTCCCTGTTATCAGGGTCTCTAAATGCTCTAACTATAATGCCGGTAAGTTTTTTCTTCGAATGCAAAGGTTGGGCTACAACAACATCTCCAATCTGAAATTCGGAACCTTTTACGGTAGTTTCAACATTGGGATCCTGTCCAACAGAAACTGAAAGATCTGAAAAAGGTTTATAGTTGATTTTTAAAATTCCGTTAGCCCCACCATACCCATAGGTATCACCAAATGCGGTATCGAACTCATAAATGCTTTTGATATGTTTCATCTAGCTATTTATCTTTAGATCCACCAATATTCTGGAGATCTAAGATTTCTTTTATTTTATTTGCTACCTCATAGTTTTCAGAGGCTAAAGCTTTTTTTAACATATTTTCCAGCTGAACAGTATCTGAATTCTCCTGAGTAACTTCTAGGTGAGGCGAATTGCCAGAAACCATGATTCTTTGCGGTGAATATATGACTTCCAGTGTTGAATCTAGAAGAAGATCAATTTCTGTGTTTATATCGGAAAAAGAATCATCCTCATCATCGTCTTCGATCTGATCGAATTCAACTTTTACCCATTCGCTATTAGACCAAAATATCATCCAAGGTCCATAAAACAGTTCTGCAATATCATTTTCTATGGCGTATTTAAGAAGCGTTTTAAGCTCAGATTTAATGTCATTTTTATTCAATGAAGGACTAAAAACCTTTCTTTTAATACCAGGTATCACAGAGCTACCCTCACCAACACCTAACTTGAAGCACTTATTAACTTCGAGTATAGAGTCCCAATCCAAGCTGGATATAATCTTATCTACTAACTTATTCTCTGTTGAATTCTTTTTCATGTTTTATATATTCTTTGTTTGTAGTCCAACCTGTTCAGAAACATCGTTTAACCATTTTTCATACTTCTTTGGATAGAATTTCTTTATTTGCTGTAAATCTTTTTTTGAGATATTGTACTTAGATCTAATAAAATCTTCTGTTGCTTCGAAATTTTTCTTATCGTCAGATTTTGAAGAATCATTAGATTTTTTAGTTTGCGTATAAATCCACTGAGGTGATCTCGTGTATCTGGTGTGGAGTGTATCGTGCCACCAATCAACTACAGGAAAGGGTATTACTTTCAGTTTATTAAATTGGTTTGCCTGAACTGGAAAGTTTATTGACATAATCCGATTAATCATAAAGAAATTTCGGGTTTTATCGTTTTTTCCAACAGTTTTCCATTCGGATTCTTTGTTAGTGAAAATAAGCTTGACTATATCAAAAAGTTGCATTTTCTTTTACTTTAAAAAATTTTCAAAAGGATCAAATCCTTTAGGTTGATAATTACTATTAACCCAATCTGTCCCCTCCAGAATTTTAATTCTATCAAGGGTTACTGATTTTTTGGGCATCTTCAGGCCTCTTTCAATGTCGATTTCTGTAGAAAGAGATACTCTTTCGGGTATTATAGATGAATCTAACCACATCAGCTTAAGGTTTCGGATCCAGTTGTTTTTCACTTTGATGCGATTGTCTGTACTATCTACGCCTTTAGAAAGTTTTAATATCAAAGGAGAAATCCAATTAAGAAAATCATCATCTTCATAGAGTTCAGTGATCCCAAGAGATTTAAACTCAGATTCTTTAAAAAGTTCGAAAATCTTATCTGCTTTAGATTGTGTAAACCTGTAAGTCTTATCTGATTGTTCATACTCCCAAACACTTGGAACTGAATCTCCTTTGTCTCCTATCAAAATTTTATTGAAGACAAAAGGGAAACAATCTAACTCCTCAACTTCAACCTTTTTAATGAAATCCTTTAATCTCTCTTTCTCCGGGGATATAGTAGATCCCATATTGAAAATAGTAACTTCAGAATGATTCGCTTCATTAAGCCAATTGTCCTTCCACCCCATAGGTACAGAGAGCGTGTTTTTCTTAGAATTGTTATTCCAAACACAAGTCCAAGCATCAGGTCCAGACATCTTAACTAGTTGATGTAGGTCTTTGTCACCGCTGATAATAATACAGCTTTCACCCATGCTTACAAATTTATTAGACCAAAAAAGTAACAAATCATCACCTTCCGCACCTTCAACTTTAGAAAAAATAAATCCCATCTTTTCTAAATGTGTTCCGAATGATTGCATAAGATCGAAGAAAATGCTCCAGTCTACATTCTCATCTTTAACTCTTCCTGATTTATATCCTCCGTCCTCAATTTCTATATCCTTTCTCCAGCTTTTACTGTCAGATGTAAAAACTAAACGTCCGCCTCCAGGTAAAAGACGAAGTGAAGATGTAAGATCAGTTGCAACTTTTCTAATAAACATTGCTTGATCTGATTTATTTTTTAACACCTTTCCTGGATCTACACTTCCATATCCTGCAAAAACCCCGAAAGTTTTATGGAAAATATAATTTCCATCAACCAAAATATTAATCATAATCGTATTTCAATTTTATAGTGCTTCTATTGAAAAAAATTTCTAAATTCAATACTTATCATTAAACTCCAAAATGAACTGAATCTATGCCTTCTAAAACATCTTTAATGGTGAAATTTGGGTTAGTTATTCTCAAATCAAAATCATTAAAGCTAGCAAAATCTATTTTATCGGCTTGTATCCTTCTATTTGTACTATCAGCATCTCTTCTGTTCATCAGTCTAGAGGTTAGTATTTTTTCATCAATGTCTAAAAAAATAATAAAAGATTCTTTTCTATCCTCCTCTTTTAATTTGGATATTCCTGATGGTGTCATAATAAAAAGATTCGCTCTATTGAATTCTTCAAGAGATGTACCATAGAACCAATCGTTAAATTCAACACACTCGTAGAAAAGAGATTTTTTAGCCATTTCTAAAGCAATGTTTTTTTCTATGAAGTAATAATCAACCCCATCAATTTCATTTTCTCTTGGAGGTCTAGAGGTATGAGAAACAGAATAAGTATATCCATTATCCTTAAGAAGTTTTACAAGATAATCCTTTCCAGAACCACCTTTACCAACAACTATCAATCTTTTATAAAGAGGAATCATTTAAGAAATAAGTTTTTGGATTTGAAAAACTAAAGAAAGAAGAGAAACCATAGGATCGATAACCTGGGTTCTTTGAGCCTGATGGTCTGCAACTAAAACAATTACTCCAGGAATGATCTTCTTTAAATCTGGATGATTTTTGATTATCCAATCTATAAACTCGCCGCCCAAAGCTGACATAACCTCATCAACTTTGCCTTGATATTCTCCTACGATACTTTGATAATTTTGAACGGGATCTTTAGACGTGGCTATCATCATGTAAAGATCTTCGTAGGACCAACCAAGTTCGTTGATTTTAGCAGAATCTACAACTTTCACTCCTTCTATCATCCAGGATTGAATTTTATTAAGTGCAGATCTGAAATCTGGATAATAATTTCTTCTAAATTCTTCAAGGGATACATCTTCAATGGAAATACCAAGTTTAGACAGGATCAGTTTAACTCTTTTATTCCACTCCATTTTTAACAAATCTTCTTCTTCTGAACTTACAGGATTAAAATCGATAACTTCAAATCGGCTTTGAATCGCATCAGGAACTTTGTTTATATAGTTACAAGTTGCTACAAATCTGGCATTAGAAGCAAATTTTTCAATAGTTCCTCTTAGAGCTTTATAAAACTGATCCGATGCACCATCAAACTCATCGAGGATTACAATTTTTTTAGAAGATTTGCCATCAAGTACAGATATAGTTGAGCAAAAATCATTAATTTTAACTCTAATCGTTTCCACAGAGCTTTCATCAGAAACGTTAATAAAAAGATAAGGAAGTTGTGAAGCAAGTATCTTGGCTAGAGTTGTTTTACCGCATCCTGGAGGACCGCTTAAAAGCACGTTTTGATTAAGTCCCGATTCAAATTGTTTATAAATTCTAGGAGGTAAAATCATATGTTTTAGCTCCTTGGGTCTTAGTTTTTCTGTTAATAAATCTTGTATCATATTGGATTTTTAGTAGAATTTTTAATTCTTGTTTCTTAGAATTTCGTTGAAAGATCGTCGGCTATTGATTTATCACTTCTAATTTCAATAAAACGAGGTAAGAAAAGAGATCTATTGTTATGTTTATCAGTAATCGTAACATTATACTGAACGGCTGCGATTTTACCAATATAAGAATCCGGATCTGTACTTAGATTTTTAAGATCGCTTTCAGTAAAGCCAGATCCAACTTTTACTTGAAGAGTTTTAGAACTATCTGTCATAAAGAATCCACCGATAAAACCTTCTCTTTTTCCCTCACCCGGATACCAACCAACTATTTCAAGATCACAATCATTAACTTCTTTAAATTTCACCCAAGATTTAGATCTCTTGCATTCATAGATACCGTTATCTTTACAAATAACTCCTTCGCCGCCAAGTTCTACTATTTTTTTATAAATGGAAGATACCTCAGAAGCATCATTTAATTTCCACATCTGGGCTAACTTTACAGGTGAAGAAGAATCTAAACTTTGAAGTACTTTTTCCAGAGTGTGACGTCTGGTTTCATAGTTTATAACACCGTGACCTTTATCTAGTGTCGAAAGCTCTTCAAAATCAAAAACATTAAAAAGCATTCCTTCTTCTATTTTATGATCTACCGTTCCTTTAAGAATCTGTGTTACCTTTCCACTTACAGATTTACGATTTAAATCTGTTAATTCACCATCAAAAAACCAATTGCCAGAAAGGCCAGAATTTATCATACATAATTTAAGATCGAAAGTAATCTTAGGGAAACAAGACGAATCTAGTTCATTAAAAGCTCTAGTAAAATAAGAGAATTCACCATTTTTATAGATAGCTATTACTCTAACACCATCATATTTTTCTTCACAATAAATTGAATTCCATTTTTCTATAGTCTCATGATCATCGGTCGCAAGCATTAATGAAGGATCAGGAATCAATTCCTTACCAACAGCTTTATTGATAAGTTTAGCTCCAATACCAATATTCATTCTCTTGGTTAGAATCTTCATGAGGTTTTTTCTTACCTCTGAATCTTCTTGTTCAACATCAGATAAACGATAAGATATCAGTTGCTGTGCTCTTGATCGAAGATTATCGTTTGCTGCTGGTGCTTTTTTCAAATCATCAATTAACGATTTAAACTCATTCCAAAGTTCATCGTCAGAAAATTCTCTGTAAGGAGAATCGATGGGTGAATCAATAAATTTTAATTTGTGAAGTTTTGTTGTTACGAAAGGATTGAAACAGACATCCAAGATGAAAGAAAGTCTGGGATTGATTCTGGTTTTTATTAGTTCCTGTTTGGCTTTCTGTGAGCCTTCACCAGTTAGACCTTCTAAAAGAGTGAGAGTTTTAATTTCGTTTATCATTTTTTCAATTTATTTTAAGCAAAAGTAAATGAATTTTTCGCGAAAAAAAAATTGATTAAATGGACATAAAAAATTAAAGTGTTACTTCTGGTTCCGGAGCTTCTCCCTCTGGAGCTTCTCCCTCTGGAGGGGTTGACGTTTCTCCTTCTGGTGATTCGCCTTCTCCACTGGCAGGTTTAGCTTGTGGTGCTTGTTTTTCCTCTTTCTTCTTATATTCTTCATTCATTTTAATCTGATCTGGAGTCAGACCTAGAAATCTCTGAATTAGAAAGTCATTATCAAAATATGGCTTTTCCTCATCACCAGCCTTAATTTTAAATTCATAGAGTCCTTTGATAAATTCACTTCTTTTAGTGTAATTCGAAAGCTGAACCATTTCTTCAAATTCACTTTCTCTGTGAAAATCTAATCCAAGATTAACCTTAAAGCTTCTATCTCTAGATAATTCAGGAAAATCTAAACACATTTGTATATAAAGAGGTTTAACCAAAATTTCTTGAAATATAGATCTCAATCTACGGAGAAACTTTTCAAAACGTATCTCATCTCTTTCAAGAGCATCAATACTTACCTTATAATTAGAAGGACCTGCACTTCTAGCTGCAAATCTAGCATAAGGAAGTTTAGAGTCCATTTTTAACTTATTATAGAAGTAAACAACATTTTCCATAACGTTAAAATCAGGACCGGAAGGATTTAGTGATGAAATTTGTGGAGATTGTCCATTCATTTCAGGAAATAAATAATTTTTGTAAAATTGGACTTTAGGTCTTCCGTTTACAGTCAATTCACCAGAAGCATCATTTATGCTTATCTCCTCTTTATAATTTGACATTAACTGTCCTAATGTTTGCATAGCTTTTTGAGGAGACTGGCTTCCAGTTGGTATTACAAACTTTAATCTATAAGAAGCATTCATAACATTCCAGATTACCCTGGAATTCTCCATGATTCTCAAAATATTATATGATCTTACTAATCTTTCTATATAGCTAACTCTGGAAATACTATTACCCTTGGCATAAGAAATATAGATAACCTGTTCATTAGTGAGTTTTCTAGTCATCTGAGGATTCTTTGGGTATTGAATCCAAAATTGTTTGTACTCATTTTCACCAACTCTTTCTACTGCTGGCTGCAAAGAGGTTGCATCCAATTCTTTAAATCCAATAATTTCTTTTCCTTTGTTGTCGTATATTATTTCAAAAGCTAAAAATCCATCAATAAGAAACTGTCTAAATAATTGCCAAGCCAAAATAGAATTCTGAAATCCAAAAATGTTATAAAGGCGATTGTAATGTGAAGTTATTTTATTTAGAATTTTCTCTTTCAAATCAAGATTTATGAAAGAAGGATTTGCGAAAAAATTTCTATCGTCATAGGTTATACATTCGTCAGTGATAGTATCTAAAATAAATTCTATCTCACCATTGAGTGAAAATTTTCTCAGAAAGTTTCTTTTTTCAATATAATCCTTATCAAAATAAGCTATGTATTTTCTTACCTTCGTATCCTGATAAGAAAGAGTCCAATAAAAAGCATCATCCTGAGTAAACCCAGTCCCCTGCTGATTAAAAAAGGATCCTTCGCTTTTACCTATTGCTTGAGAATTACGAACAACCATATCATCGTACTCCATCCCAAATTTGGAGACTTTGCCTAGGTTTCTAAGAATGTTACCTAAAGCAGATTCGTTTGGTTTAAATAGATCTAAAAATCCTGCCATCTTATAAAGTTATGCTTTCCTCTCCACCCTCTTTTTCGCCTTCATCTTTTTTACTATCTTTCTTTTTCTCCTTCTCTTTCCTTTCTTTGGCTTCTTTATTTGCTACAATATCCTGTCTAGAAATTCCTAAGAAATTTTCAATTAGGAAAGGAACTGAGAAAAAGGGTTTATCCTCATCATCAAGTAAACCTGACATAGCTGTTACTGATTCTTTTCTTTTATTAATTACTTCAATTTCTTGGTTTATTTTAAACGGGTTATCTGAAAAATAATCGAGACCTAGCTGGCTCTTAAACATAAAGTCCTTCTCTAACTCAGGATATTTTTTAGCCATTTGTATCCACAGAGGTTTAGTTAATATCTCCTGGAATATAGATCTAAGTCTTTCTACAAATTTAGCAAATCTAATCTCCTCTTTATCCAATCCCTCAGCAGCATTTGTGTAGGTCGAAGCATTAGTTCCATCTGGACCAGTGAATCTTGATGGAGGTACCTTAGATTCTTGTACAAACTTATCAAAGAAATATGATAAAGGAGCAGGGTCATTTAAGTTTGGACCCTCTGTTGTTAAAGGTTCAATTGTTGGCGTTCCGTTTACTCCAGAAGGCATTAGGTAATTCTTGTAAAACTGAATTTTAGGTCTTCCGTCTATAAACAATTCACCACTTTCATCATTCAATTGAACGTCTTCCTTATAGATGCTCATTAATTCTCCTAGAGTTTGCATTCCTTTTTGTTGGGATTTAGTACCAATAGGAACAGTCATCTTCAATTTAAAAGAAGCATTCATAACAGACCAGATAATTCTGGTGTATTCGATGATTCTAAGGATATTATAAGGACGAATTAATCTTTCGATATAACTTATTCTGGAAATTGAATTGCCCTTAGCATACGAGATATAAATAATCTGGGGATCATATAGAACACGTCTTCTTCTTGGATCCTGTGGAAATTGGGTCCAGGTATTTAAAAAACTTCCGTCTACTTGCTTTTCTACGCTAGGTACTATAGTAACAGGATCTAATTCTTTAAATCCTATTATATTCTTTCCCTCATTATCATAGATAATTTCGAAACAAAGAAATCCATCAACGAGGAATTGTCTAAAATACTGCCATGCAGTTATATCATCAGAGAATCCCCAAACATCATATAGTTTTCGATACGTCTCATAAAGAGAATCCTTTAGTTTTTCGTTGATGTCTGACAGGTCTAAAAAATCAGGATAAGCAAAAAAATTGGCAGGATCGTAAGAAATAGTCTCATCACACACAGTGTCTAAAACCCATTCTATTTCAGGATTAAGAGAGAATTTTCTTAGGTAATCTCTTTTACCCTTATAATCTTTATCGAAATATGAAACATACTGCTTTGATGTAATATCTTGCTTCGCAAGAGTCCATAGCATACTTTCATCCTCAACATTGGATTTATTCTTGTTTAAGAATGCTGCTTCAGTAACACCAACTGCCTGAGAGTTTCGTATGACCATATCATCATACTTCATCCCGAAAGTGCTCAGCTTTCTCACAGAATCTCTAATTCTGGTAATTACTGGTGACTGTTGGGGATCGTTATTATTTACAAAACCGGCCATTCTTCTTTTTAGTGTTTATTCTCGGATTAATTTCGATTTATATGTCGTATATATCCCTTGTAAATTCGTGCCTTCTATGAGTGATTCTGTTAGATAGGGTAACATGATCCAATCTTTAACATCGACGGTAAAGATTTCACCAAAAAATTTGGTTCTAAAACCAAATAATGAACTCGAGTATCCAGTGTCTGTAAGTATTTTCTTTAATGTTTCGTGATTAAGCAATATAGGTTTTGGGTTCTCGTAGGAACCTGGGTTTATATTATAATAGAAACTGTTATAAATTCTTTCAAGAATAATCATTCTCAAATCAGGAGGAACTGTTATTAAATCTATACCCTTGAGTATAAGCTCACCTTCTTTGTTTTGAAAAGATTCAGTACAAAGAACAACAGGATTTCTGTTTATAAAAGTTCTTTCCGGAGTTATTTTGCTTGTTGTCTTATAGAAAAAGCTATAAATTTGACCAGGTATAAACGGTAGAGAGAAGGGTTTCTCGGGTTTAGCATCTCTATAATACTTTTCTGAAAATTTAGAGTTAGTTTTACTAACAACCTCAGATAAATTTTTATACGAATTCTTATACTGAAGCACCTCCTGTGAATATGGAATCATTTACTCTTAAATAAGAAATTTTCATCAACGACACCAAATCTAAAACCTCTTTTCTCAGCCCAGTGTTTTGCAGCTTTAAACTTAGATTGGTTCGTAATCCAGATCTGCATATTATGATTATACGATTTCAGTTTCTGTAAAGTAGTTATTCCTTCAAATACCGGTTTTTTTGTTTGTCTTTCGGGCTTAATCTCTAAGATCCACTCTTGTTCTTCACCAGATTCTTTTAAAACTCTGACATAAAAGTCAACATTATATTCATGTTCCTTTTTATCCAGAGGATTGTAATACGGTATTTTAAGAGGTTCTGAACTCCATTTTAATATTGATTCATTAGTATCACAGTATACACAAAATCTATATTCCCAAGACGATCTAAATATGATATTGTGAATATCTCCTATGTACTTTTCTGGATTTTGTGGTTCATATAAACCAGACTTATACTCTCCATTAGGTTTTACCTTTTTAATATCGGTCATCTTTAGATGTTATATGTGTTATCTTCTCCTGTAATATGACTAAACGGTATAGTTTTTGGACTTTTTGGTGGATGTATTTTTTTCCATCCCTTTGCAAATCCATTTTTTGCAATTTGTGTGAAATAAGCAAAAGGGTTATTTGATTTTTCAGGATTAAATCTATCCCAATATTTGCAAAGATCCTCCATAGCAAAAGCCATACAGTCCTCTTTATCTTCTGGATCCTTATATGCCATTTTCTTTGATATTCCCTGTATCATAAGTCCAAACATAGCAATGGCATCGGGTGTTAGCTTGCCTGCTTTTTTTGATTCTATTATAGCAACCATTAGATCGCTATTTTTTACGTAATCCTTAGCCATTAAAATTCAATAATTTTAAATAATTATACTACTAAAGGTGGATTTTATTTCAAAAGAAAAGAACGTAGGTTTTACGTTCTTTTCATGTTAAAATTATTTAGAATCTTCCTGTGAATCAGAATCAGTCTCTATTTCTTCAGATTCCTTTCCTGTTGGAGCTTTACTCATTCTACCTTCTATAGGATCTACAAATTTTTGTCCCGGTGAATTTTGATTCTTATCTTTCGGTGCGAAGTAAAAATTACGACTTAGTTTTTTTTTACTTCGTCGGATTCTTGAATGTTATATCCCATTTCATCGTTTACTTCGAAATCAATATTACCTTCTTTACCTGGAGCCTCGGCCAAATTCATCATCTTTTCTAAGTTACCCTTAGCAGTTGTTTCTTTAGCATTTTTCCCCTTTTCAGGAGCTTCTACCATATTACCCTCGTCTTCGGCTTTACCTTCTCTGATGTTATATCCGATTTCATATTTAGATCCTTCAGCATCTTTACCATCAAATTCGGTTTTCTTTTTAGTTTCAGGTGCATTATCGCTTAATAAATCTTCACCTTCAGCCTTTGCCTTTTCTTTTTTATGAGATCCTGGTGCAGTTGCTAGATTCTTTTTATTAGCATCTTTACCTGATTCTAATTTACTATCGCCTGGTGCTTTAGCTGTTGTTTGATTCTTTTCATTCATAGTTACATTGTATCCATGTAAGCTATCAAGTTCCATTTCTATTTCTTCGTTCTCGTCTTCTGGAGCTTTAGAAAAAGAATGACCTGTTGAAAAAGTTTTTAAAAGTTTTTTCTGTTCTTCGATTGAAAGATTAGATTTATTGAGGTTGTTTGACTCCTTCATTTCTTCTGATCCTTCTTCCTCTGATCTATCTTCACCAGCTTTTTCTTCGTTTCTTTCTGCTGCTTGAGCTAATGCTTCTTCAAGATCAACTATATCATTAACCATGTAATCCGAAGTTCTTCCATTGTCTAAAAGGATTGTATATCTGCCAGAACTTCCATCAACAGAAATAATCTTTCCGGTTTCACCTGATTCTTTAATTTTAACTAGATCGCCAATATTGAATTTTTGATCTTCAAAAAGATCTGATACTATATTAGGTTCTGATTCTATCTTAGAGATCTCAAGATTAATCTGATTCCATTTTTCTCTAAGAACTGAAAGTTCACTGGTTAATAATCCATGAGCTGATTTTATTTCCTTTGAAGCAGCATAAAGAGGATTGCTTTCCATCAATGTCTCTAGTTTGTTAACTTCTGATTCAACACGAGAGATGTTTTCAAGGACCTTAGTTCTATCATTTACCATAATAGACTTGATCTTCTGTTCTCCATCCAAGAATTCAGTTAAGCCCTCTGATATGTCATATCTTAAGAAATCTTTAACCATTTTCACGGCTTGAGATCCATTAACTTTATAAACAGAATTTTCTCTCATTGCATCGTTTATTCTCTGTAAGAAGATATTATTATCCCATTTAATAAGATTAACCGAAACACCTTCGTAGATATTAGACGAAATGTTTTTAGCGAAATCAAGCTCTACTATATTTCTGAAGTTAGTATAGATGTTAAGAATATCTCCAACTACTTGTGACTCATTTACTCCGAAATGGCTGCTAGATTCAAGACCAAGTATTTTAGCAAGTTCTGCAACTGATCTAAAGTTTAATCTAGATTTACCAAGATAAACTGAAACATCTTCTTTCTCTTCGATAATGCTAACAGATTTCTTACCTAGAGATATTTTAACTCCGCTTTCTGAAATTTGAACATAAGGTTTTAAACAAGCGTTAACCAAAGAAATATACTCTCCTGGAACTGAAGCGATCTCTTTTTCATTTAATCTTTTTATCGAGCTATCTTTAATTTGGAAGATACTCTTTCCTGCGGTGAAATATGTAGTCTCACCTTCGATTAAAATAGGTGAAAAAATTCTAGAAACCCTTGACTCGTTTTGAGCATTCACAGGTAACTCCAGCTTAGATGTGTTACTTGCTTCATTAGCATTTAAGAAATTGATTAGATTTCTAACGACAGGATTGAAAGACCATTTACTAATTTCTTTTGCTAATAATCCAGAGGATTTATTTTCAGAGATTAACCAAGAATTTAGCGATTCTGACAAGTCAGAATAAAAAGAAGCTGATCCACTAGTTTTTATAGATTCGATAACTTTAGCAACTTCGATTTCTCTTGAAAATCTAGAAGATTTTTCTTTTAGATTTTCTATGACTGGTAATATAGATACGTCCCATTTAAAAGACTCCATTTCAGAGATAAATCCATTGATTAAAGAAAACTCAGGAATGTTTTTGTTAACGATTAAGTTAGAGTATTGCTCACAAACTATTTTAACTTTAGGATATTCAGAAATAGAAAGTCCTTTAATCTTGTTAATAGATTCTAAGATCCCAAGATTTTTTAAGTTCTGAGCTTCAACAAAAGATTTAGCGTTGTTATCTTCAATCGATATAGTATTAAGATTCTCTAAAAGAGCTGAAGTGTTTTCTTCTTGCTTAACCGAAGGTTTATAAGAACCAGAATTCGAAGATCCTCTTCCGAAACCTCCCCAAGATTCCATAAGAGCTTGAGCGGCTTTTTTAGAAGCCTGTAATTGCTCTTGAGCAATCGAATCCCAATGATTCTTAACATCAGGAGTAGCTTGTTCATTAATAACGGCCTCTACCTGTTCCTTTGAGACCTCATTTGATCCGCTAAGATATTTCTCGCAGATTTGTCTAACTTCAGGTGATTTAGTTAGCTCTTTTAATTTTTTCACTTGGTTTATAAAATCCATGGTCTTGTTTTTTTTATTCTTATTATATATCCCAATAGGGAACGAAAACTTTCTACTATATATTTAACCTAAATCTTATTTTTTGTTTACTTACACACAAGTATTTCTACTTTAACGTCTATATCAGTATGTGTATTACAAAAAACTATACCACCTAATTGAGATTCAACACCAGGTTTCGATAAAAACCATCCCTCCTGTATAGAATCTGTTGTTGATAGCTTTTTACCAGATAAAACCATTAATTCACCCATGTAATAGGTATTTCCTAAATATGTCCACTCCAAATATTTTTTAGACTCAACTACAGAAGAAGGATATGTAACTTTAACTGCTATGAATGACACATATCCGTCATTATCGCCTATATTAGTTTGGCTGAGTAAAAAACATTTACCCGCTTTTAGAAAAACCCTACTTTTGCTAAAAGCTGGTGTTTCCTGGAACATGTCACCTAATTCTAGATAAACTGGGAGTTTCATGCCACCTTCATCTAAAACGAGATTTCCTCTATGGAATCTAAATCCTGTACCCTCTTCATAAGGACAAATTATCGGTTGAGTTGCCATTTTTTAGTTAGCTGTTATTATTGTTAATTTAACATTTCGTTCTGTGGGATTAGTGAAAATAAATCCACCCTGTGCAGAATCGGCAGGTCCTGTGTGTCCATACGTCGAAAAGGGATCTAAATCCCATCCCTTCCAATGAGAATCTTCTTTTATTGCTCCGGTTAAAACCATGAATTGACCCATCACATTCCTACCCATTCCTTTATAATCCCAGAACAATATTTTCTCATCTTCTTCAGTTTCTGGCAAGTAATAAGCTCTTGCCATAAGCATTGAAGCTTCACCAGATGTTCCTTCGAATCCAGAAGGGTCTAAATTAACAGAATTTCTAGGTCCAATTATAAAGGTTTGCTTCTGGAAATCAGAAAAAGATTGGAGAGGATGAAAAAAAGAAGCAACATCAAGATAATCGAGCGTATCCGCTTGCTGAATGACATCAAAAGATTCCTTGATAAATTTAATTTCTGGCTGATCGTTAAAATCCCTAAAAGTTGCATTAACTCTTGTTAAATCAGCTTTTTTCTGGGCTATGTTAGTATATGTGGTAACGAAAGTTTGTGGCCCTGTTGTTCCTTCCATAGGATCCAGAGCAAATCCGGCAGATCCACCAGGAAAATTATTGGTTCCAACGGATAGAGCTGAACCCCCATCAAAATCAAGATTGTTATTCGACACTTTTTCTTATTTTATTTTTGTTGGATTCAGATCCTGAGGAATGTATCCAGTTTTACCTCTATTAATAGATTGCACTACTTCAACCGGTTGCTCTATCTGTTCTATTATAGGATTTTCTACAGGAGCTTCTTGAGCTTCTTCTATTTGTTCAGTATTTAGAATATCTGAGATTTCTGAAGGATCTTCTTTAGAATCTGGCTCTAAAGAAGGTTCTATTAAATCAGATTCTGGCACTTCATCTTTTTTGTCTTCTGGTCTAATGTAATCAACCAAAGATTTTATGAATCCCAATGAAACTAAAGGTAAAATTGCACCACTTATAATAGATAACAATCTTTTCTGATATATTAAATCATCATCGACAAGACCAAATAGCTCACTCCATGATTGGAAATCGTGTATGTGGGTATAAGCATAATATGTGTTACCCATAGCTTGCATACATGTTAAAACTATAAACAAGATCCAAACCAAAAATTTATTCATCTTATCAAGAACTATAAGTGATGACAATGATGCTGCTGCACCAACTTCGAAAGCTAATGCCAAAGAGATTGCGAGCCACTTAGGATTAGAGAGTTCGAAGAACTCTATAACGTGGATAGTAGAGATAACTGAAACGATTAAATAAAGTCCAACAAAGGTGCTAATTATAAAACCGTTTACTAACTTATTCTTGGCCTTTTCCATCAACCGACGATTTAATTTTTGATTTAATATCTGATAGAGAAGATTTACCTTTATCGAAATCGTCTTCATAAATAAGGAAATCAAACATAACTTCATTCATAGTTTGTTTTACCTCATCTTTAGTCATCTGTTGATTTTGTGTTGAATCAACATTTTTAGAGATTACTTTCAGATCCTTCTGTATTCTATCAATATCCCTACTAACTCCGCATTGTTTAAAGAAAAGCAAAACACTTAAAACTAAAGTTATTGCCCAAGAATTTTCTTTGATTTTTTGTAGCTGTTTCATAATTAATTTACTTCATTTATATATCAAATTTAAAAGTCACAAAAAAAACCAATCAAAAATGACTGGTTTTGTTTTATTTAGTGTGTAATTTATCCTAAAGAAATGCCTTGCATTGCTGCAGCAAGTTGTTTATCTAGGTCTTTTACCTCTGCTGCATCCATCTTAGCATCAGATAGTGCCTGGTCAAAAGGTTTATAGAGATCAATGAAAGCTTCGGCTTGTTTTAAGCCCTTGCCCTTACTCTTAGAAATAAAATAATGGGTAGCTTCTAAAGCCAGTGCTCCTAGATAAATAACACCGTTTTTTACACCATCCTTCTTTATTTTCTGTATATTTTTAGCTATCTCTTTAACTCCAATAGCCTCGGTCGAATTCCATTCAGCTTCTTCGTTTATGAATTTTTCATACTTCTGTAGAAGATCTTCAGAGAAGGTAATAGCATAAACCTTGTTTTTAATTTCCTCTTTTTTATCCTTGATTTTGTTTTCAAGTGATTTAACTAATTCCTGATCTATCATAATATCAGATTCAGGATTCATGGTTTGGAAATCTACCTCTGATGATGCTCCAGGACCGGTTTCTGTCATTTTCTTGGATGCTTTATTATTTGCCATATTTTTCTTTTTCTTTTTTTTAGATCAATTATCCACTTTTGTTTCTAATCAATATTAAAAATATCAAATTCAGTTCTATTGTGATCTAGAAACACTTTAAGTGGTTCTCTCAAATCTTTAGTTCTATAGATTTTGGCAGGTCCTTCTGGGCCTATGTGACACAAAAATCCATCCTGAGTTTCTATGTTTGCTTCTTCTTCTAAAATTAACCTATAGAGACTAATCTGTATAGAATATTCATTATGGTGATTTTCGTAAAGGTGTGAAAAAGGTCGGAGTAATTTTTTATATCTACCCTTTGGGTGGGAATCGTCTCTAAATTCGCCATTAGTCTTCCAATCTCCTATAATCAAAAAAGGTCTTTCATGATGAAAAGACCAAAAAAGAAAAGGCTGATCAATAGTTCCAGCCAATCTCCATCTCCTTGAAAAAATTTTCAACTCTGATTTAAGAGGAAGCAAAACATGAAGTTTTCTATTATAGATATCAACAAAGCTCTGAATTCTCTCTAGCAATTTCTCATCACTGGGAAATTCAGGATTTTCACCGCTCCAAAAATCTTCAATGTATTTATGTACTCTTGTACCTAAACTAGTCGCATTATTAGCTTTTTCTTGCCATTCATTCAAAACAACGGAAACGTCTACGCCTCTCTCTTCAGCCTTTTTTCTCGACCAATATTCACGATCAAAGGGAACTTTAAATGTCTTAAGAAATGTCGTAACAGAGTCGTATTTAATATCGTTAAACCTATACGTATGAGAATCTTCATCGAAAGTAAAGTTTTTATCTTTAAAGACTAAAAGCTTTTTTTCAATTTCAGATTTAGCTTGCATGAGATGATCATGGCCAGGTACTAAAAGAGGCTTATTATCCAATCCCATTTAATAATTAATGTCGTTATAAAAATCAACTCGATCACAAATCTAAAAATCCAAATCCAGTTTAACTCTCTAAAAAGATATTGATAAACAACCAAATAAGACTCAGCGTTTGTGCTCTCAACCTCCTCTATACTTAAAGTTAATATCTCCTGGAGATTAAGAGACTTCATATAGTCGTTAATTGGCTTGATCTCATTCATAACAAACGATGGTCTGGATTCTTTAGGTAAATCAGCCGAAAAAATTACTTCAGGGGGTAAGTTCACGACGGTATAGATTCTTCCGAACCAATCCTTTCTCAGATTTTTTCTAGACCAAACAGGGGAATTTAGAGATTCTTTCTTTATTATCTTTAAATAATCCCTATAAATAGCTACATCTTTCCAGACCTTTATAAATTTGAATATCGCTAACATATTAGATTATATGATTTTTTGTGCTATTGTTTCTCGTCAATCTTCTTTCTTATTCTACCTCTAGCTCTTCTGATTCTGGTAGCAATCGATCTTTTCTTTATGCCATATTTATCAGCTATATCTTTATATTTCATACCGTGGATCTCACGGTCTATCATAATATCTCTATAGGTTTCGGGTAATGATCTGATCTCGTCCAAAACAGACTCATAGACAGAGTCGATGGTGTTCTCCTCACTGAAGAATGCGTATGCTGGATCATCCTCTATTGTGTAAACTCCGCCTATTTCCCCAAGGGTGTTTTTAGATGATAGAAACTCTAAATCTATTTCTTCATGGTTAACCAGTTTTTTTCTGGATTTCATTAGTAAAAGAGATTCATTTCGGGCAATATTGTAACACCAGGTAGAAAAATTACCTCTCTCTAATTTATACTGATCTATCTTCTGCCAAACTTTAGACATGGTGTTTAAAAAGGCATCCTCTGCAAGCTCAGTGTCCTTGAGAATGAGAAAACAATGATTGGAAACCCCGGGTTTGAGACGATTAAAAAGATCCGCAAAGGATTTGTCGGTTTTTTTGCTGATAAAATCTTCAGCTAATTTTTGAATGTTGGTTTCCTTAGATTGCTGCATGTGAACTTAAATTTGGTTAAGGTTAGATATTTTTACAATTTCGATACCTGCTTCAAAAAGAAATTGAAGAGACTCAGGTTTTCTATATAATTCATTAAAAACTACTCTTTTAATTCCTGATTGAATAATTAACTTAGAGCATTCGTAACAGGGTGATAGTGTTACATATATTGTAGATCCATCTGAACTTTGGGTGCTTTTGGCTAATTTAGTAATTGCATTGGCCTCTGCATGTAAAACATACGGTAAAGTCGTCATATCTTGATCTTCACAAATATTAGGAAATCCTGTGGGTGATCCGTTATAACCGTCAGATATAATAGATTTATCTTTTACCATAAGACACCCGACTTGCATTCTTTTGCAATGTGAATTTTTTCCCCAGATTGAAGCCATTTTTAAATAGATCAAATCATTCCTAAGTAATTTCTGGTTTTCGTGTAGAGTTAATAGTTCAGGATTGAGATATTCAGAATTATCCCATTTGATAGTTTTGAATCCATCATTTTTGTTGTGGGAGATCTTCCAGTTGTTTACATCAATGAGTCCGGATTCTAAAATGTTAAAATCTAGAAAGGTACTAAAGCTTCCGGTTGATAGTGAGATTTCCATACTGTGAGAATTTTTACAAATCTAGTAAAAATAAACGGGAAGAAAAAATCAAACATTAACAATTTTTAAACGGGTTGATAATCAATGTTATATTCTTCTAGAGTCGGGTCTAAATGGGGAATCCAACGGAGAAACAGTAAGTGGACCTTCTAACAAAGATGCAATTCTAATAAGAGCACCTTTAATATCATTTAGATCATCTGAACTTATACCCTTATTATCTGTTGGGGTAGAAGAGGTCTTTTCTGATTTTTTAGAAGATTGATTAGACTCCTGTTGTTTAGATGGTGCTGCCTGGGGTGGTGTACTTTTTGGTGCAGTCTGAGTAGGTGTATTTTTCTCAGAAATACTAGATTCTGGTTTAATTTCAGGTTTAGATGGTATAGGAGAAAGCTTACTAATATTCTTTTCCATATTTGCTTTAGGAGCATTTTGAGATGATCCTTGTACTTCAGCTTCGCTTTTAGCAACAGATTTTTCTGAAAGTTTACCAATTCCTTTTTTTGCTAAAGATAAAACCCCACCTAAACCAGTTTTTTCGGCAACTCCTTCTGTTATCCTGCCAGCACTAGAAGAGATCTTAGAGAATAGAGAAGATTCTTTTTTCTCTACTTCAGGTTCTTTAACAGATTTTTTCAAATCGGTTTTAGCTGAAGTGAATTCAGCTTTTTCTTCAGTCTGAGGTTTCTTAATCTCACCAGATTCCGTCTTTTTTAAGAGGATCATTTTCTCAGCTTCAAGTTCAGCCTTAGCAATTCCCAGTTCATTATATTCTTGGGGAGGGAGTTTTTTCTTTATCTCCTCTGAAATTCTTTGTTTTTCTTTAAAATCTTCAAAAGTTTCTTCCCCACCTCTTTTTTCCTTAAGCTTACTTCTCTCCTCCCTAATCATATTAAATTCAGCATCAATCCTTTTTCCAGCTTCTGCATCTAAAGCTTCCAGTGATTGTAAATATCCACTAATTTTTTCTAGTGTTTTGCTAATTTCAGGATCTTTGTCATCTGCTAGAGCCAGATCCTCTTCGTAATTATCAATCAGTCTATATAAGCTTATTTTTTTACCATCGTTAGATAAAATTCCCCTATCTCTACTTGATATTGAACCAGTGACATTTATTGAATCTCCATCCTTAAGTAATCCTGATAGTTCGGGAACTTTTTTTAAGCCTTCTATTAAATCTTTAGTGTTGATTGGGATAACTCCAGCACCTTTAGGGAGTGTTACGATTTCTTTACCGTTCTCTCCTACTATATAGTTTCCACTTTCTTTGGCCACGCCTCCGTTTTGGAAAGATCCTTTAACTTGTTGACTTTTGAAATCAAAATTTTTAAGATTCTGATTTTCTAAGGCTTCTGTCATTTTAGAAAGAGATTTAGACATCTCTTTAATATCTTTGGAAAACGTGGAAAAATCATTAGATATTGAATCCAATTGTGCATTTTTATCGGAACCTATTTGTCTATTCTTTTCCGATTTTTTTTGTGTTTCTAAAAGTGATTCGATACCCTTGTTATTTGCTTTCAGAGAATCATTAACAATATTAAGATTTCTGCTAAGGTCAGCTATTTGTGATATTAATTTCTGGTTGTTGTCCATTTGTAAAAACAAATTTACTTTATATATTCAGGAATTAATTACCCTTACTAAAGCTGAAAAGCTGCTTCAGTCCACTTTTTGCTTGGGTCTCGGCATTTTCCTGTTCGATAACTTTATTTAGTTTATCTATCCATATTTGGTATTCATAGAAAGGTATATTTTCAACCCATTCTGGATCCAGTCCATGTTCATTCCAAAGCCTAAATTTTACATCAAAAAAGTTCTCCAAAGATATCTGTAATAACGAAAAGAGATCTGAGCCCTCTGGGAAAGGTAATGCTAGCGGTGACCTCCTTCTCACCGCAAGTTGGACATTCTAACTTAACCTCTGATTTCGTTCCTAGTTTAATTCTTTCGGACAATTCAAAATATAAACTATATTCTTCTTTGCTCCAAAAATTATCAATTTCTCTCATCTTGCCTAATATCCTATTGAAATCAAGATCTCTCCAATCACTAAATAAAAAAGGAGCTATAGAAATAAACCCATCATCAACTTCTATCTTTCTTTTAGAACATTCGGAGATAAAAGATGTTATCTCCTGATTTACACCAATAGAAGGAATGTAAACGTTGATGCTTTTACCTAATTTTTTAGGACTGAAAGTAAAGCATCTTGCCTGTTCGTCATAATACTGAAGGATTTTAGGGTCAATCTCATAAGAGTTAAGTACCCCAGTTCTTAATTCTATTCCGGCAGAGAAAGGACAATCTGGAAGTTCCTTACATTTTTTATATGGCTTAAGAATTATCATATTCTCGCCCTTGGTAAAAGTTAGGTCTCTAATAGCCAGAATAATAAAAAATCTATCTTCTTGTTTCAAATCTTTGTAAGAAACAACACCTTCTCCTAAAAATTCCATCTTGAAACATCTTTCGAGGACATATGATAATTTTTCCTCTATGTCCAAATTGTCAGCATCGTCGATAGTAGAGTAATGTCTAATTTCCTTTACCTCCGCAGCTCTTATTGCTATTTTGGTTCCATTCGGATAAAACATTCCCATGGAAGGTAAAAAAGAAATAGGTATGTTTTTCCATCCTAAATTTGATGCTGGCGCGTTCATAGCAACTTTCTGAGACTTACCAAAGGAGTTTGGATAATTTTGCTGTACAGGCTCAGTTTCGGGTTGTATTAGATCAGATTCAGAAGGAATCTGATCGTTGGGTACGTAAGCTCCTGTTGATTTACTCTCCAGTGATTTAATTATAGATTGAGGTGGATCTTCGGTTTGAGGTATATTATTAATTGGATCAGATACCTGATCATTTGGGATTGGATCATATTCAATCCCTCCCTCGAGTTCTTTTTTTCTCAGTATTTCTTCAGGAGAAAAGTTTTGCATAAAGTCCATAATACAGAATTCTGTTATTTTATATTATATAACAGAAAACAAAAAAAGAGACAAATTAATTTGTCTCTTTTTTATAATTTTTATAGATACTATCTTATAGGAAAAGATCCTCCCAGTAATCACATATCCAAGACGTACTGACTGTGTATATAGCAGGGTTTTCGTAATCTAGTTCCATTGGATTTATAGCCTCACTTAAAAAACAAGAAGGAATTCTGATTCTTCTGAAAACGTCTCCCCTTTTATTAAAAATAGATATAACCATAGATCCAACATAATCTGTCTTAAGTCCCATTGCACCAGTTAATGGATTGTATATTAAGTCACTCCATTGTCTTAATATCTTGTATGTCGTCATCGAATTTGCATCGTTCAAGTTAACTTCAAATTCCATAGTGAGTGTCATATCGGATGTTGAAGGTTCTCCTCCAGCATATCTCCTTGTGGCAAACTTATAGTTTTGCTCAACATTAGAAGCCGGAAGAATATCAACGGCTAAACCTGTAATAGATTTCACCTGTTGGGTTAAAATAGTCTCACCTTTAAATGTTGTGCTGGAATCTGGAATTCCAGGTGGTGTGTTTATAATGACCTCAAATTGGTTTAGATAAACAGGTTCAAAGTTGTTTATCGCAGCTCTCGAATTTGTAAAATGTGGTAAACCTGCCATTTAGTTTCAATCTTTTTTTATAAGAATAGATCTTCCCAGTAATCAACCGCCCAAGTCATGTCATCTATTTTATAAATGTCAGTCGAGGTGTAATTTAGATTCATAGGATTAACAGGCTTTGTTGGGTAACAATCTCTGCAAGTTATCCTTCTGAAAACATCTCCCTGTTTATTATAAATAGAAACAACTAAAGTCCCTACATAATCGTTCTTTAATCCCATTGCACCGGTTAAAGGGTTATAGATCAAATCACTCCATTGTCTTAAAGTCTTAAAAACATACATTGAATTGTCATCGTTCAAGTTAACTGTAAAACTTAAGCTTAGATCCATATAAGTATTATCCGGTTTAGATCCTGCATAGTTTCTTTTAGCGAATTTATACTTCTGAGTAACTAATCCAGGATTCTTATCCAAAGATAAGCCACTTACTTTGGTAACATGCTGTAAAAGTATCTCTCCTCCCAAAACAGCCGCTGGTGGTATAACTGTTACCTCAAACTGGTTGAGGTAAACAGGTTCAAACCTATTGGTTGCAGAGAGTGAGTTCTGATAATGTGGTAATCCTGCCATATTCTTTTATATTTATCTTTTATCTAGAAATTGATCAAAATTTACACGAATTGGATAAATCCTCCAGAAGAGATTCCTCCAGTTCTTGTAACTGTAATTCTATTGATGAATTTCTGTATTCCTCTTGCAGGTTCAATAATAACATCTATTACACCCATATTCATATCGATAATTGCTGGTGTGTTATTAGAAGCATCCATGATTGTTTGGTATTGATAAATACCTCCTCCTGCTCTTACACCGTCAAGATAATTATCAACCAAAGTCTTGATCTCGAGTCTAATACTATCCTCGTTGAAATCAAAGAGATAGTTAGATAAAATTGTTTGAACATCGGTTTCTACACTAATAAGCAAATCTCTAACGTGTACAAGATTGAAGGCTGAATTCACTTGTTGGTAAGCTGTTTGATTACCGAAAATAACCACTCCAACTCCTCTTCTCTTGATAATTGGATTAATACCAAAAGGTTCAAGATTTCCTCTATCTTCGTCAGTGAAGTCATATTCTACACCTACTATATTTCCGCCTCCACTTAATATACCTCTTTTCTGACCTGCTATAATAGCATAAGGTTCTCCGTTTGCGAACTTTCTAACGAAATTATTAGAAACCATCGCTGATGGTGGAACGTTTATATTTCTGTTAGTTTCTCTGATCGTAATATAAGGAGAATAGAAAGCTGCAAATTTAGATCCTTCTTCTTCAGAAGGTAAGCTAAATGTATAGCTTGGATTTAATGAGAGATTACCTCCGTCTACGATATAAGAAGTATTCAAACTAGGGTACGGATTAGCTGCGGTAGGAGCATTAGTAAATCTAGGATCTGTACTTGCCTGGAACTGAGCCATTGAAGGAGCATTGATTAATGCCAAAGCCTGTTGTCTCAATTTAGCCAGTCTTGAAAGCTGATACTTCGAATTAGGAAGAATCTGTCCAGAGAAAGTGTCAACAATATATCTAAATGAAATAACATCCTTAGAAGCAAGTGTTTTAGCTATATTGGTGTCATACATGACATTTAATATCTCAGATATTCTAGCGTCACTTCCATTTGGTCTGTGACTTTCTTTCATTGTAAATCCTGAAAGATATGTAAAATCAAAAGATCTAGTAAACTGAGCTATCGATTGGAATTTTTGAACTCTGAATCCAGTTCCTGCGCTTGAATAGAATAATACAGGTCTTGAAGAAACCACTCTATATTGTCCTGCTGTTGTGGTTTGGGCTACTACAGTAATTTTAGACAATCTGTTTTGCTGATTTCCTGAAGCTGGAACGCAGATATCAAGATCAGTGGAAACTACCAAATCTCCAACAGAGAAAGGCACATTTCCATTTGAATCTTCATTTACATAAAATGAAGTTGTATCAATTCTAGTACATTCTATGAAAGAATTTATAGATCCTTCTTGTGATATGATGTCGAATTTCTGAGAAGATACAGGTGAACCTATATTATCAGAAGCATACATCGTAGCAAAGTTTGCTATATTATTTATAGTTGTTTCGGATAAAGAAACATTGGTATGAGATCTAACATTCACGAAATCAAACTGATCTCTATCAACTCCTGCCTCAAAACTTAGGTAATTAACACTAGATCCTGAAGAGTTTAACCAAACTAAATCGCCATCTGCAATCTCATCATATTTAGAATCTTGGAATAAATCTGAAGAATTATATCCTTGAAGAACATTAGAAACACCAAGTGGAGCGTTAGGTCCAGTAACACCGTCAGGGGTTGTTGCACTCACAATATCAATGTAATCAGAATCACCAAATTGATATGAATCTGTATAGAATGGTTTATTTGATCCTGAAGCACCAGTGTTATAAGAAGTAACTTGATAAACAGGGGTAACCGTAATTCCTTGTGATCTATAGAAAGAAGTATCTAAAGGATGAGACCAGAAAATTCTAAGTTCTCCGCTCACATCTTTAGTTCCTGTTACTTTCAATTTAACAAGATCAAAATTAGAAAATTGGCTTACTAAAGATCCTGTTGCTCCAGACATTCCATTAACGATACCTAAAACAAATTTTTGATCATCTGATGAGTTAACAGTTAAGAAAGTCTTGAGCTCATTTTTCTGAGTAGAGGTAACAAAATATCCTGCAGTTCCACCAGTTCCTGATGTTTGCAAATAGTGTGATCCTGCGTCATAAGCACTAGAGTCATAGGGTTCAAATGATTGATATGCAACACCAGCTGTTTGTCCAGCACCTATAGCGAATAGAGTTCCGATTTTAACCCCTGAGCTATATCCAGTAACTCCAGTAGGGCCAATAAAACCAGTAGAACCGGTTACACCTATTACGTTTTGGGTGTAGAGATAATCAGCTACAAGAACTTGATCATAACTTAAGAAATTAATTCTAGGAGTAGATAAATCCCTATTACCTGTAAGTTCATCAATTAAGTGATTACCAACTAAATCGATTTTAGAAGGATTTTGACAAATATCATCAAAAGCTTGTTCGTCAATAGCACAGAATAAACCGGTAGAAGGTGTATCATTATTAACTAATGTCTGTATGTATTGATTCACCCCATTAAGATCAACAAAATCAGGGATAATACATCCAGTGACTGAAATTACAATATTTACGTTCTGGTTAGATAAGAAGTTATCAATTTGACTCTTTATAAATCCATTCGGTGTGAAATATTGAGCCCACTCGGGATCAACAGACAAAGCAGAATAATTTGTCCAATTACCAGATACAGCGATTATGTCAATGAAATAATCAGACATATAATCATATGGGTGCATGAAAGTAGGAACGTTGTTAGCTCCGTACCAGTCTATTGCAAAAATATCATATCCTTTGAGGGGCTTCGATGAATCTGTAGACTTTCTAATAATAACACTACATGGCGATTTACCAAGATTGGTTAAGCTAAGAATTTTTCCGGTATCAGCAACGCTAAGAGTAGCTAAGAAGTATGCAGGATCGGCATACCAAAATCTTTCTTTGTTATAGTAAGAAGAGTATAATTCATTGGTTAACACACCGTTGTATTCTTCAGTATCAACAGAGAATGATCTGTAATCAACTTCATCCGGACTAGCAGACTCTAGATCGTCATTTAATTTTAAAAGATTTAAAGCGAAAACAGGACCAGCATTTAGACAGGTAAGAATAGATCTTTGGAAAAAAGATCCTCTGTTTTCTAGAGATCGGTCAATGTCACCAAAAATTGATACCATTGTAGTTGGATCTGGGATATAAACCGGTGTATTAAAAGGTCCTTTATTAGAGAACCCAACAACTAATCTGATAGTTTGAGAAGTTAAAATGACGTTTTGTGACGCGTCAAATTCGAGGGTGTAAACCCCTGATGCTCTAAACTGTGAGTAGTCTATTTTAACCTTATTTGCCATTATTGTTTAAGATATTTTTATGCTCATAGCTATATATCGAAAAAAAAATTTGAATATTTGATCCGTAAGATGTAGTTACATCAAATTGCTGAATCCGCTATAATTTTTGCCATCCTTGGTAACGGGTCCTCTTGAAGAATACGGGTCTTCGGGATCACCATTTAAATTCATCTCTAATTTTTGGATAATCAATTCTTTGTATTCGTTTTCTAGCTCATCGAACACATCACCAACCAATTGATTGAAATCATAACCATCAAAAAGGGCAGGGAGGTTAACCAAAGTCATAGCAACATCGTCGTGTCCAGTTTGACTAGAATATGTTCCTCTATTATTGAGTCCAAATGTAAAAAGCTCAGGAATTGTCCATTTTTTATCATTTATTAATATTTTTCCTTCTCTAACCAGACTTCTCAGCAATTCACAATACTTTAATTTATTCTTTTCATTATACTTAATTCCTGGCTTCATTACTTTAGATCCTTCTGAGTGTTTAGTAAATAAAAACATCTCGTCGTAATAGTCATCATCGGAAATTAGTTTATCATAAAGAAGCTCACCCTTGAAATTCATTTCAATAGCCATTTTGACTCTATCTATACCCAAAGATTTGACTAAGCCTTTTACAAGTTTAACAAGGTCTTCTAATTTAATCTCATTATCTCTAAAAATACCAATCTGAACCAATCCGAAAAAATCAGATTCATCTTCATATTCAGTCAAAGATATAATTTTATTTTTAGGTAAAGGTGTAACTTTAAAAATATTAACAACTGTAAAATCACCCTTAACTCCACCACTTATATCGATCGTTAAAACAAATTTTTTACCAGGAGAATCTGCTAAATCGAGATTAAATTTCGGATGCCACAATAAATTTTCATATTTTATATCATTATTGTGTAAGACGTCAATCTCCTTCCAAATATAATCAGTCTGATTAGCTTTAATTTTCAAAAGCTCATTAGATCCTAAAAGGAGGGAAGACGAGCTCAGAAATTGATTACCATACTCCTGGTTGAACAGCTCTTCGCTACCTAAGTTACCAATTTCTTTTTGTTTCCAAGCCTCATCCCTGCCCGGAACCTGCCACCAATCAACCCGGATGGGATTAAAACTATTTTCTCCTGTTAGTGCACCTTGATAAATCTCATGAAATTTATTCAGGCCGTTAGGTGTTGATGTGATAATAATTCTAGAGACTTTAGAAGATGATACTGTTGGATAAGTTGATCTGAAAAAAGCTTCGATGAAATTTGGATTGATATGGGCAAATTCGTCCATATACAAAAAGTGAATAGTAAAACCAATACCTGAAGTTTTGGTAGTAGTTTTTGCTAAAATTCTACATCCGTTATCGAATCTCATCGACATAACATTATTCACAACCATTCCAGGTTTAAGGAAGAAAGGCAAGCCCTTTATAATCGACTTGATCTTATCCATTAATTCTTCTGCAGTGTCACCGACGTTTGCTAAAATCATGGCGTTTTTATCATGATTGAATAACAAATACCACACTAAGATAATTGAAGATGTAATCGATTTACCAACCTGTCGTGGGGCTAAAAAAACATTAAACCTGTTTGCTTGATATTCTCTAAGGACAGAAACTTGGTAGTCTCTCAATCTAATATAAGAAAGTCCCTCGTCAGTCATTACCTGACAATACTTAGAAAAGTACGTTACATCCTCAGCACATTTTTTAATCTCCATTATCTCTTCGGGAGTATATTCCCATAAGATATTTGCTCTCTTTAATTCAGGATTCTGATCATGAAAAGGATTATCAACTTCTTTATAATCCAGACCCTCCTCATCAATTCTTCTTAAAAGATCATTTACTCTTAAAGTACTCCAAACGTTACTTTCATCCTGAAGAACATCTTTTTTTCCGTCTTTTATATTATCAGAAAACATATTATTCTATTATTTCATCCTCAACAAAAAAACTCGTATCGTTATGATCATCGGGTTCAACTTCTCCGTTTCTCTGATCTAGGATTCTTTTTTGTTTGGCGTTAACAACGGCATTTTCGGAAACTTCTATTGGTTTAATATCAACGACCTCTGTTCCGAGTATACTTCGAATTCCTTCCATAATTCCTCTAGTTCCTCTCGATTTTATGCCTTCTCCAGATTGATTCTGACTTCCAGCTATATAAGAGTTGTCTTCTGATTGAGAAGGTTGCATTAGTACCCCACCTTGATGTTTCTTTTCTTCAAGTTCAGTGTTTACTTTTTTATAGTTTGCTTCCATCTTTTCCAGATACTGTTGATAATCCTTAGGCATTTGCATTATCTGTGATTGTAGTTGAGCTAGGACTTCAAAAAGTCGAGGGTGCATATTACCCAGCTCTATTTCCTCTAAGAGTTTAGTGATGGCATGCTGTGCAGATTTCATCTGGAACATCATTGCAGAAATGTTTGTAGCATCAACTTTCTTTTTTAGCTCTAATATTTCTGGGTTTCCATGTGATCCTGGATCTACATAAAATTCAGCAACTTTATCTAATAAAGATCTAGCATCAGTTAAAGCTGTTAGTTTTTCCTCAGCGAAATTCATTAATTCTGAGGTTTTCAATCTAGGTAAATCTTGGACATCTACAGTCAAAGAATCTAAAGCTTCTTCCATAATAATGGAATCTAGATTCTCCTTGATCTTTTCTTGGATTATTTTTTCCGGTTTAGGTTTTCTTCTTGGCATAAATTATCTATTTCTAGCAAACTTTGGAATATTTAAAAGTGGTTTGGCGTTATCTATAATATGGGCAAGCTGAGCATCTCTAACAACATTTTGATTTAAAACTGTTGATTGAGTATCAACATCAATCATTTTTTTGAACAATCTAATATTACTTAGCCAAATGGGTCCGGTGAAAACTTTATAAGAATTCAGCTCAGTTCCGTAAAGTGGACTATATTTATCTGTGATTTTGTCACTAGGTGCATCAAAAATAATAGGGTCAGTAAACATTCTTACCTCATCATGGAGTTTTTTAAGTTTACTAGATTGCTCATTAGGATCAACAGGATCATATGTTAAGCCCCATACAGTGGCAGCTATTTGTTTATAAATGTTTGAAACATTCACAACAACGCCATACCAATCTCCAAATTCTGGTGTAAATTGGAGTCCAGAATTTATAATGGTATCATTCAATCGAATCACTAAAGAACCTTGTCCCAAGAAAGGATTTGTGCTTTCGTCCATTACACCAGAATGTATAAGATCGACGCGAATACCCTTAATATTACCATCGGAGTCTTCATATAAACCACTAATTAAATTTCTACTTTGGGCTTTTTGAACTTTCCATACTATAGTTCCCTGAGAGAAATTTGTAGAATTATTCTTTACCTTAAATCTATATTCATCAATAACATCAAGGACTTCATATCCGCCAGAATGCAATTTATCACCTTTTACTGCTACGTAGCCTTCAGGATTAGAAGCGTAAGACTCCCATTTTTCCAGTCTGTGTCTTTGTGGATATGTGCTAAAATAAAGATAATCTGAATCTGAACTTTCTAACGTTGCATTTAAGATGGGATATGGTCTTTTTACCATTTTAGTATTGTCATAAAAATCTCTTAAGCTAAACCAACAAGTAAAAGCTAATTCCTCACTCGATGTTAACTTTGGTAAAGATTTATATTTTACACCAGTTTTATATCTTCTAGGATCATATTGAAACTCCGAAACATCATAGAACGCTTCAGATAAATCGTAATAGTTATTTAATACTATGGTCCAGTTATTATTTAGATCATATTCGATTATCGGAAGATCCTCATAAATATAAGATCTAATAGGATCCTGTGACATTTGAGTTATTGTCGTAGCATATTGTTGGGGTTTAGAAACTTGGATTTCTTCAGATCTTGTTTCTTCGCCAAACAATTCAGAAGTTGTTAAAGCAATACCATCCAATTCCTCTTTATAAGCAGGATCCTGAAAGAATGTGTTACTTCTAGGATTATATTTTTGGAGTTCCATTTTAAAATAAACAGGAGAGTTCATGAAATCTCTAAATAAATATGTCGAGTTTATTTCATAAATTCTGTTAGTGAGTGGAAAGTAAATAATATCACGTTTTCTAGGCTGTGATCCCCTACCGAAAATAGTTTCAAAGTATCTCTTATCAATCTGAACTTCGAACGGAGAATCGAAATTAAGTCCAAAGGGATCAAAGTTTATTTTATTATCAGGAAATTGGTTCTGTGGTACCATTACCTTAATACACTTTTCAGAAACTACATTGAATAATGTATACTCTTTGAGTATTACATCTTTGCCCCTTGCTTGAGGCTGTATTGAATAATAATTTACATCCAATCCAAAAACCCTGTTAACCATTTTACTCAGATCTTGATATAAATTTAGTGCTCTATTTACAGCATATGGATTAAAAGTAAAATTACAATCTGAAAATATAACTGGTCTATTTGAAACCTCATTAGAGCAAATAGCAACTGGTTTTTTTATAATCTTTTCGGGGGTTGGTGCATACTCGAGATCTAGATCAAAATTTAATATAGTTACATTAGGATCTATTGGTTCATCAGTTTGATATATTATAGTTCCATCATTATTTACAAGAACCGAGGTAAATCTAAACTCTGGATAAAATTTATTCTCTGGATCTAGTGATATTTCAAAAAGCTCCGAAAATTCATTAGTCAATCCACCCTTAGCAGTACCAACATTTGTCCACAAAGACCAAGTGATTCCGTCAATGCTGTATCTAAAATCAATTGCAATATCATTTGCATCTGTAATAGATCCATAATCTAAACTAGATCCTGTATCTATTATCCAGCCATTAAATTTAGTAACATACTCAAATGGAGAATCCCAGCTCAGAACTCTATAATTTCCAATATATGTGAAATTCAGAGCGCTTTCTAACTGTTCTAATCTTATAGCGTAATATTCGGGGGTTTCACATGGTTTATAATAGGTAACTCCCTTTATAACTACAGTGTGATATCCACCGCAACCTATCTGAAGAGATCTAGCCTTAGCGGCATCGATGGTCGAAAACAGATTATCAACCGATGATTCTTTTATCTTTTCAGTGTTCTGCAGTCCATCGTGGTATTCATATCTTTGATCAGTCAAGTTGTACTGCTCACCATTCCCGTTATAAACAGGATTACCTTCTTTAGGAAATTTATCTTCAGGGTAAAAACTCATCAGTGTTTTCTTTTATTTATATATCCCTGAACGATTTATCAGGTCTTATAAAGTATTTTTCCAGAAATTTATTTGGCGAAACACCTGATAAGGAGTGATTACCTTGGTACACTCAAAGTGTCTATCAGTATCTTTATGTACGGGACACCACATCCAATCTCCACGGTCGAAAAAATACTGGGGATTGTTGAAACAGCCATTGCACACAGACTCATCTATGATTCTGAGAGTTTTATCGCTAAACTCACAAAAAGGTTTACTAAAACCAGAGATTAAAACAACAGGAACATCTAAACTCCATGCTAACCAAGAAAGTCCAGATCCGATTCCAATGAAAAAATCACAATTAATCAAATCATTTATTCTTTCGCTTATGTCAATATCACCAGTTTTATCAACAACATCCAATAGATGAGTTGGTTGTTTTTGTATCACATTAACAACATACCCGGATTGGGTCAAAAGATTAATTAGCTCCTGCCATCCATTCGGATTATTCCAATGCTTAGCTGCAGCAGTTGATTCGGTAGCTATACAAACATTTTTAGTTTTCTCTGTGGGTCTTTTACCTGTTGATTTTATTCTAGGCTTGATTTCACCCAAATATTCAACACCTAAAATATCAGAAGCAACCTTTTGAAGCGGGACTGTTCTAGGATCTATCTTATGCTTATTTGGATCTGCTTCATCATACCAGCCAACACCGATAAGAACATCAATGTCATTTTCTCTGTATCCTGGATATTTTAAATTAAATCCAGGATACTGATCTTCAAAAAGATCATTCCAAAAAGTAGTAACAGTTGCATTAGAACAATTATGAGTCTCAATAAATTGATTGACATAGGGGATCCAAGCTAAGGTGTCACCTAATGAAGAACTTTCAATCGCAATTAAAACCTTTCCTGATTTTATTTTATCAAAGAGGTTAAATTTTTTTACTAACGCATCTTTATTATCATAAACTAAAATATCAAGGTCTTCAATCCATCTTCTAAATGCTAAAGTATAAATTCCGGTTGAAATTTGATCAGTGTGTAAAATTCGACCAGATTTTTCGATCATATAGACCTTATAAGGTTCTCTCATAAAGTCACCAAATTCAATAGTTACTTTTGGTAGATAATCAAAACAAATTTTGATTTTTATTTTATTACTGAAAATGTGATTATCAGACTTTTCAATGTCATTATAAATTGAAATTGACGATTCGTGGATTATCATAATTCTTCTTAATTTTTTTCACGAACCCTAAAATTTCTAGAATTTTAAAGGTATTTTTTTCCATATCGGGTGTTAAAAAAGAAACGAGTGGATTATTTTTATACTCATCCTTGTAAGTGTGAAGATCGTAAATCATACATGGCAATTTAAACGATAGTGATTCCTTTATTACCAGTGGATTTAATTCGAGTTTAGAGGTGAAAACAAATAGATCTGCTGCCTGATAAAATAATTCTACATCGCTTCTTTCTCCCCAAATCCTACAGTTAGTAGGAATTTCTTTCATCAATTCGGACCAATAAGATTCAAAGTTAGGAGCTTGGTTACCAACAAAGTGAAATTCTATTGGAAGTTTCTCTAGTGATCTAGCATATTCAAACAGTTCACCTTGATTTTTACCAGGTGTAAATAAGCCAATATTAACAACGTGCTTTATCTCCGGGTTGAGCCCGATCTTTTCTAAACTTGCCCTTTTATCTATCTTTTTATGTTCTATTGGATATTCCAATATTTCAGAAGGTATATCTAGTATTTTGAATTTTTCTTCTATCCACCTGTTAACCATGATGAATTTATCAGGTTTGAACGTCTTAATCGAAGGCTCATATGTCGAGCTGTGACAGGTTTCGCAGATGAAATATTTTCTGTCAGGATGATAGATTTTTTTGAGAATATTTAAATCTACAAAAGTTTCAGGTAATTCCTCAAAGTGTACTACATGTGGATCTAACTTTGATATTATCTCAACTAGACGAGATTTATCGTTATCTAAAGAAAAAAATCTTTCGCCAAGAATTTCTATTATTCTATTTCTTTGAACCACGAAATCAGATCCTAAAAAGCTATATTCTACACAGTAAACGTCAGAGCTTTTAGAAAAAAGTTCTATTTTCTTCGTGAGATACTGCGGCAACCCCCCGGTAGAAAGATGGGGTGTTACATAAACAATTTTTATTTTGTCCGATGTACTCAAATTAATCTTTATAGAAAATTCCAGTTTCGAAATCTAATTTTCCAGTTCCATATTTTTCGATGACCTTAGCTTGGAGTCTTTCTTCATCAATTGAAATTCTTTCAGCGGTTTCGTAATGTAATTCGAGATCTTTCTCTATAATCTGTAGATCCTTTTTATAGAAAGAAGCCTGAACATTAAGCCTTCCAATTCTAACAACATTTTGGGTTAGCTCATCTCTTAGTTTTTGGATCTCTAGAATAAGATCTTCTGGTAATTTAATTTGTTCTGCCATAATTATAATATTAAAAATTTCACCGATTAAAATACAGTGAATTATACATTATAGTAGATAAGGTGGAATGTGTTTCTAATAAAAATTGGTTTCATAATACAACTTTGAAACTTCTGAAGAATCTAATATTCCTGAGTAAATGTAAAAAGAGCCGATACTTCCTCTTAAATAACTACTGCTGTCTATAGCACCCGATGATGAGGCTGCTGCAAAAAGATGATTATAATCTTCAACTCCATCGAAAGTAAAAGGAGGAGTAACTAAATTATGAACTGATCCAGAGAGAAAGCTGCCATTTATATAATAGGTAACGCCGGTTTTACCACTAGTTTTATTAAGACTTATAGTTACAACAAAATGATACCAAGCTCCTACTGTAACATTTAATATATCATCTGTAAAATTATCCTTTTGATTTATAGTATACGTAGAATAAAGTTCACCTGCATCATTAATAAAAAGTCTAAACCAGTCAGGGTTAGGAGATCCTGAACTTGCGGATAGCTGAAATATCGTATAATTAGAACCACCTGAAGGAATACTTCCAGATTTAAACCAAATAGAAATACTACACTCGAAATTATTCGTTGATACTAATGTGGATAAAACCCCACTAGGAATATTTGCATATTGACTAAGACCCTCATCAAAATTAAAATAAGACAATCCCGATATTTCAGCGCCATTTTCAAGTTGTGCTGGTGATGTTGATATACCAGATAAATCATAAAAAAAATTACCAACATCAGGATAGCATCCAAGATATGTTGGATCGTATGCAGCAACCATCGTCTTGTTGTTATAAGCAATAGACGGGTAACTTTTATTAACCAAAAAATATTTATTTTGAGAGATTAGCCATTCTATAGCTTCCTGATATGATCCAAATTCGGCCTGTCTAAATCTTTCCGGTATTTTATTGATTAGTGATAAAAGACTTCCCTGATCCGATGAACAAGTCCAGCCAACTGCTAACGAATCAGCTTCTTCGATACCTAAACCTTGATTATATTCATCAGAATAAAGAACATAATTAAAACCACCTGTTGCCTGAATTCCATTTCTAAAATTCAACTTGCCATCTATATATGGTTCTGAAAAATTCTGAACAGAAGGACCAGTTAGTCCTATAAAGACTGAACTCCAATAGGTAGTAATTAGATTTTGTCCCGAAGAAACTTGATATTTATATGCAACTGGATCTGCCATAATTATTGTATATTTTTGATTTTTTTCAAATCTTCAACTTCTTGAGAAAGTTCTTTTATTGCTTGAATTAATAAAGGTACGATTTTTTCGTATTTTACACCTTTAAATCCATTAGGTTTAGTTTTTACAGTTTCTGGTAATATCGATTCAATCTCTTGAGCTATTACACCAACATCAGGTCCAGAAAATCCATGGAGTACCTTAAGGTTTTGATCGTCTTTCCAATCGAAAGTGTATCCTCCAATTTTTTGAATTTTATCTAGAGCATTTTCTATCGGTTTAATATTTTCTTTAAATCTAATATCAGATGTAGAAAAAGCAACGACGTCATTCGAAGCATCAATTCGACCAGAAACACCCGAAGCTGTAATAGATCCTACAGCTACGCTAGATGTAACTTTCAAATTAGATGTAGATATCTCGAATGTAGTGCCATCGTCAGTGGCGTTAGAATTACCTACTGTTGTAGATGATGTAAATTTAGATATAGTATTAACAGTTCCGCTTGCGCCTGCCTGACCAGATGTACCTGATGATCCTGATGATCCTCTGGTACCAGAAGATCCAGATGATCCTGAGGTCCCCGAAGAGCCAGATGATCCCGAGGATCCAGAAGAGCCAGATGATCCCGAGGATCCAGAACATAAACCGTTATCTGTAATTGATATAGTTCCGCTAGTCTGAACTACTGTTCCGTTAACCGCACACAAAGTAACAGATTGCAAAGCAGTTAGAATATAACCAATAACCGTTCCGGGAGATCCACAGGGTTCATAATCGAAACTTGCACCGGAGTTAGCGGTTTCTGTTACTGTATAAGAGGTACAAGTCAATCCACTGGTTCCTGATGAACCTGATGAACCTGATGAACCTGATGAACCTCTGGTTCCAGAAGATCCACTTGATCCGGAAGTGCCAGACGATCCGCTTGATCCGGAAGTGCCAGACGATCCGCTTGATCCGGAAGATCCATTAGATCCGCCTCCACCACCACCGCTTAATAAATCGGTTCCAACTCCAGCAGCACATGCTGTTAGATCTATATAAGCTCCTCTTGCAGTGCCTCCTTGTTCGAAAAATCTTAATTTATTTTGATATGAATCTATTGTTATACCACCATTTAATGTTGTATTTGTAACTGCTTTATTTAAAAATATTTCACCACCTTCATCACCAGATTGATATAATACCGATAGTTTATTTCCATCAAACTCTAAATTAGTTTCAGAAACAATTCCACCTGAACCATCAGATGTTAATATCTGATTATTAGATCCAGATACCGTTGGCGATGTTCCACTAGAACCACTAGAACCACTGGATCCACTAGAACCACTAGTTCCAGAAGAGCCTGAAGATCCTCTAGTTCCAGAAGAACCACTAGATCCAGATGTACCAGAAGAACCACTAGATCCAGATGTACCAGAAGAACCACTAGATCCAGATGTACCGGTGGAACCGCTTGAACCCGCTGTTCCAGATGTTCCAGATGCGCCATCTACTCCAGGGGCTCCAGCTGTTCCAGCCGATCCACTAGATCCACTAGACCCGGAAGAACCTGATGTTCCGCTAGATCCTGAAGAACCATTAGAACCAGATGTTCCGCTAGATCCTGAAGAACCATTAGATCCTGATGTTCCGCTAGATCCCGAAGAACCTGAAGTCCCACTAGATCCTGAAGAACCTGAAGTCCCACTAGATCCTGAAGAACCTGAAGTCCCACTAGATCCTGAAGAACCTGAAGTCCCACTAGACCCTGAAGAACCTGAAGTCCCGCTAGATCCTGAAGAACCTGATGTTCCATCGGATCCATTAACACCAGATATACCGGCAAGTCCAGAAGTTCCTGAGGATCCACCCAAACCAGAGGATCCTGATGTTCCGCTAGATCCTGAAGAACCTGATGTTCCACTAGAACCTGAAGAACCAGAGGTACCACTAGATCCTGAAGAACCCGATGTTCCGCTAGATCCTGAAGAACCAGAGGTACCATTCGAGCCAGAAACAACCTTTTGAGTTAAATTTGCATCTAAAATTCCTCCGTAAAACCAATATTCTACAATCGGGTTAGCACCTACTTGTAAACCTATAGTCAGACCTTCGTATCTATATGATGAGATAAGATAACCGGTCGCTGCATTTATTGCAGCAGCAGTACTACCCCCAGAGTAAGGTCCATATTTAGCATCTGCGGGTGCAGTGGTTTTTGCTAAAATATTATCACTTAAATTTATTGCCATATATTACAGGGAGTTCGGTCTTATTTGTTTTGTTGATTTATTCAATACTATATATTCAGGTTTCCAACTCTTCCATAGAATAATCAGATTAACAAGAAAATTAAGAAATTGAGGCTGTACCCAATGTGGTTATTTTATTTGAAGGGTAAACTTTATAAGTAACAACCCAATAACCATCAGGCGAAATAATCGAAAGTGTCGTTGGCGAAGCAAACAAATCTGTCGGAGATCCAATACTTCCGTTATTTAAAGGTGTTTCATACCAAGCTGTTTTAGTTGAATATCCGCTGAAAATTGCAAACCAAGGCCATTCACTAGAAGCGTTGAAAGCCATAGATAAAGATCCAGATCCAGATGCAACGACTTTAGTAAATCCAGTTCCGCTTTGAATGATAGACACGATGTTAGAAGCTGTTTGCTGTGTTGAACTTTTACCGTAATAATATGGATAATATCCGGTCAAAGTTACATTTGAAGCAGCAAAATTCGTTGAAGAATCTTGAGGAGCGCTGGTACTTCTGACTAAAGGAGTGCGTGTATCTGTTGCACCTTTATTATTCTGCTTAGCTAAACCTGCACTATAGCTACCAGTTGCAGAATAAACTAATGTACTATTATTTCCTGAAAGTGGAGCTGGACCAGTGAGTGAATCACCCTTTATGAAGCTATAAGAATAATTCGGGTTATTAGGACTAGCATATCCAAATTGTGACGGTATTGCTGTAGCAGAGGCTATCGTTGGTGATCCAGTAGATCCAATTTGGACCGCACTAGTTCCATTAGGTAATCTAGAAATACCAAGATAACTAAAAGCTCCAGCATCATTTTTAGTTCCAGAAGCTGTTAGGTTTGGAGATAGTGTAGCTCCGATTTCATAAATTCCAGTAACAGAAGAAGTTAAAGTTATAGTTGGTATTGTGTAAGTTGGCAATAAAGTTGGAAATAATATGTCATCAAAAAGTTGGACTAAATTTTTTCCAAATAAAAATCCTGCGGTAGTACCAGCTGCTATACCGCCTACGGTAGTACCTACTGTTATTGATGGATCCAAAGAGGTATTATATATTGTTTGTAGATCTGATCCAGGTCCACTGGTAAAAGTTAAACCTGCATATTGAACAAGTCCGCTAACAGATCCAGTAGAACCGGTTGGTCCCTGTGAACCACTAATTCCAGAAGATCCTGAGGTTCCACTAGAACCAGAAGAGCCTGAGGTTCCACTGCTTCCAGAAGATCCAGATGTTCCACTAGATCCTGAAGTTCCACTAGATCCGCTGCTTCCAGAAGACCCGTTAGACCCGGATGTTCCACTAGATCCAGACGTTCCGCTGCTTCCAGAAGATCCAGACGTTCCGCTGCTTCCAGAAGATCCAGACGTTCCGCTAGATCCGCTGCTTCCAGAAGACCCTGATGCACCGGTCACTCCACTAGAACCTGAGGATCCTGAGGATCCATCAGATCCATTGATCCCTGATATACCAGCAAGTCCAGAAGTACCTGATGAACCAGATGTGCCTGATGAACCAGATGTGCCTGATGAACCAGATGTGCCTGATGAACCAGATGAACCTCTAGTGCCAGAAGAGCCACTAGATCCAGAAGTACCAGAGCTTCCTGAAGAGCCACTAGACCCTGAAGTACCGGACGACCCCGAAGTACCAGAAGGAGTTGTTAAAGTTGTTATAATGTATGAATAAGTTGCATTTTCAGTATAAAAGGTAACTGTTTTACTGGAATTTTCATTATTATTCAGATATAGACTTACTATAATTCTATCGGTAAGGTTTAACGTGTTAGTTGGAACAACACCATTCGCAACAACCTCAACCGGAGTAGTGTTATTAGTATCCCATCCAATTTGTTTATTATCGGATGTAAACAATAGAGTTTCTGTCCCTCCTGATGTTCTTTTAGTTACAGTAAAATAATAAGTTATATTATCATTTTGTGCTGGTTTTGTCCAATAAACATAAGAATGCCATAATCCCTGTGGGATTAAAAGAAGATACGGGTCATCGACATCAGTTATGAAACTTTCAACTAAAACATTTTGTTGGTTTGATGTTAAATTAGTGACTACTGTTTGCTGAATACCTCCAGTAGTATTTTGTCCAAGTTGTTTATATGATAACGGGGTCTGCGTAACAGACTGATTGAAAAAGTAAGGTCTACCTCCAGAAATACCATCTTGACCACTAGATCCAGAACTTCCTGATGAGCCAGAACTTCCTGATGATCCGGACGAGCCAGAACTTCCTGATGATCCGGACGAGCCAGAAGTTCCGCTAGTTCCTGCTATAGCTCCAACCGACGTTTGAACGAAAGAATAGTATGATGATCCTTCCGTATAATATACAACGCTGTGAGATGTTGCGTCGTTATTATTAAGATAGAGTCTAACTATCATTCTATTAGTTGGATCTATGGTAGTTGTAGATAAAGTGATGTCAGTCTCAACAGTATCTGGAACTATTGAACTAACCCAACCAACAGATGCAACGCTAGATGTTATCGTTGGACCTATTGGGGTTCCAGACGAATTCGCCAACTGGATCTCTACATACAAAGAAATATTATCGTTAGAAGCTGGTTTTAAAAGATGAATATGAAATCTTTGATTTCCTGCAGGTATAACGTTAAATCCAAGCTGAGGTGTAATATAATCAGAAATCAAAACATTCTGCTGAAGACCTGTTAAATTCGTAGTTACTGTTTGTTCAGCTGCCCCACTCGGGGTTATAGATAAAACCTTATATCCAGATACATCAGAATTTTGGCTTTCATTGAAATAATAAACTTGTCCAGCAGATATACCATTAGCTCCGGTTGGACCAGTAACACCGCTAGTTCCAGAGGATCCTGATGATCCAGAAGTACCTGATGATCCTGAAGATCCAGAAGTACCTGATGATCCTGATGATCCTGAAGATCCATTAGATCCAGAGGTTCCTGAAGATCCAGAGGTTCCTGATGATCCTGAAGATCCAGAGGTTCCTGATGATCCTGATGATCCAGAGGTTCCTGATGATCCTGATGATCCAGAGGTTCCTGATGATCCTGATGATCCTGATGATCCATTAGATCCAGAGGTTCCTGATGATCCAGAGGTTCCTGATGATCCACTAGATCCAGAAGTTCCTGATGATCCTGATGTTCCGGTAGATCCACTAGATCCAGAGGTTCCAGTTGCTCCGGACAATCCAGATGTTCCTGCTGAACCACTAGAACCTGACGAACCAGATGTTCCTGCTGAACCACTAGAACCTGACGAACCAGATGTTCCGGACGAGCCACTAGATCCTGATGTTCCAGAGCTTCCTGATGTTCCAGAGCTTCCTGATGTTCCAGAGCTTCCTGATGTTCCGGAGCTTCCTGATGTTCCAGATGATCCAGAGCTACCAGATGATCCAGAGCTACCAGATGATCCAGAGCTACCAGATGATCCAGAGCTACCAGATGCTCCAGTTGGTCCTGTTACACCAGATCCACCAGCTGAAAAAAGAACTAAATCACTATCCCCGGTTCCACCATAATACCAATATTTATAGGGTACTGCAGATCCGGTTGGACCGTATATTAATCTAACTTCTAAAGACTGAAATCTTAAAGCTCCAGGTATAGAAGAATTTGCAGAGCTCAGAGCAGCTGATTCAGTTACTCCCGAATAAGGGCCAGAGTATGTGTCAACCGGTACAGGGTTGACTGGTTGTACTCCAAAGGGTAATTGTAATCCTGGTGTTAATGGCATCTTAAGCTCTAGTTATTTGATGTCTATGGTCTGTTGAATAAGGTGAAGCAATTGTCATTGTATATACCTTATAAGCTGTAGCATTGCCTGCAGCGTCATTAACGTTAAATGGATTGTTAATATAACTAGACGTAATATTAGCATTTAAAGCGTCTAAATCTATCACCTGTGTAATTGATAAAGTATTTGGCATAGCAGCTGTGAAATTAACAAGTGTATTTCCTGTATTTAAATTAAAAGGATTGCTTCCGGTCGTGAATATTCTACTACCTAAAGCTCTAACGTTAGCTGATGTTGTCGGAACTGTTGAGCTTGGACCATAGAAAATAAGATTAAGAAACGTAACTGTTGAAGTAGAAGAATAAACCTGTGATCCTAAATAGGTCTGATAATCGTCAATAACTTTTACTCTATATCCTATAGTATTAGCAGTGTTATTAGCTACAGGATTGTGATTGGTTAGAGGAATAGAGCTAGTACCAGGTCCAATTGAAACAGGACTACCTATATCACTGAAAGCTCCACCATTTACCTGAAATTGTAGGGTATAACTAGTAAGGGCTACATTCGCACTATTTCTAGTGACGGTTCCGCTTAGATTCGTATCAACGTTACCTTTTTCTCTCGTCGAATTCGTCTCTGGGGAGGTGAGTGTAACTCCAGCAACTGTTAATGAAATACTAGGTGCAACGTAAGAAGCTGGAGTAATGTTAAGTGTTGCAGTTGTGGTTCCACCGACAGTGTCAGTGACAATATATCTATAATTAAAAGCTAGTGTGTTATAATTAGTATCTGTTAAACTATGGGTATATGTAGTTGGAGTTGTCGTTGATGTTGATAAAACAGTCCAAGATCCAACTCCACCTCTTCTCCACTCAAGTGAACATGTTGATATCGTTGCACCCAAACTATTAATGGTATAACTCAAATTCAGTACATTGTTAATTGCGGTTTGATTAAAAGCAATGGTAGTCGAAGAAGTTAATGAAACTGTAGGATTGATAGGTTCAACAGCCAATAATTGAATGACGTCTTTTGGGGTTTTTCCCGTTGCTGGTATGGTTTGTCCGGTGCTATATCTTCCTAAAGTTTTTCCTCCTGATAAAGAAACTGTTATGTCGCTATCATATTGACTAAGTGCCTTATATGCTGTCCCTGTCCAGTACCAACCTTCATTAGTTCCTGTTGAAATATAAAGAGCAGCGGTTGAACCGGTTGCAGGGAATCCAGATGTTGCACCAAACTGATAGATAGCTCCAGAAGGAACTAAATCCTGCCATTCGGTTGCATAATCTGCACCTGATGACTTTACTAAAAACTGTCCAGTTGCACCTCCAGTAGGAACCCCCGCTCCGGTAGCTCCAACAGATCCGGTCGGACCAGTGTTTCCAGAGGATCCTGATGACCCGGACGAGCCACTAGATCCGGACGAGCCACTAGATCCGGACGATCCAGACGAACCACTAGTTCCTGATGAACCGCTAGATCCTGACGAACCACTAGTTCCTGATGAACCGCTAGATCCTGACGAACCACTAGATCCTGATGAACCACTAGATCCAGAGTTTACAGTAACTGTTACGAAATCACCAGATGCTGTAACAACTGCATCACCATCAAACTTGAAACCAGTTACACCGGGAGTCACTTCAACATTAGAAGAGTCATAGACCGCTATATCGTTTCCTCCGCCTCCACCTCCGCCTCCAGATGTTAATAGTAATCCTGTAGTGTCCGTAATTTTAATATAAACCGGTTTAACCGGTCCTGTAGCAGGTTTTACGTTAGTAAGATTATTGCTCCCAGAAACAGTGTCTAGATATAAAACGTCACCAGTTACACCAGGAAGATTTGGTAAATCTGTTGAGTATTTACCAGAAGGAGTTACTGTAAGATGTCCAGGTAGGGGTAAATTTCCACCACTAACAAAACCAAAAAGTTTATCGACCTGGTCCTGATTTGTAGAATCAACCTTAATGAAGGTTGAGTTCACAGATAAGTAAACAGGGTCTCCACCTGTCAATCCAGTTGGATTTTCTCCAGGTGGAATATAAAAAAATTTTTGATAATAGTTTCTAAATCTAAATCTAGATTCAATGTCATTTATCCAGTAGGAATAATCAGGAAGCTGACTGCTTTGAGATTGGATCGGATTCAATATTGGATTTCCGTTGTCATCCAAATTAAATATTAATAAAGGCAAATCCTCATACGGAGCATTGTTTCCAGTTTGTTCAGGAGAAGCTATTAAATTTAAAAAATCAGTATCTTCTACTATAACAACTAAATTCTCATTCCCTGCTACAGAAATTATATCAACTATTTTGTAAGTGTAACCGTTGATTTGGCCAATCCACATACCTTCAGTGATGTCATTTGCATCATAGATATAAGGGGTAGGAGTGTCGGGATTCGAATGTTGTTGAGGTGAAACGTTTATGTTCAGTTGCCATCTATAGGGGAATCCGTTATAAGGATTTCCAGGATCATTGTAAGTTTGATCAACAGATATAGTGCCGAATACAGTGTACCCGTATAAAAGTTTAGGAGGAAATATTAACGATCTATCAAAATCCATTATTTTTTAGCAATAAAATATATTAAGCAGTGGCTCCAAAAGTCCAAGCAATTTCAACAGTTCCTGCAGCATCTGCGCCCGTATTAGATTGATTTACACCGTAAACAGTGAAAGAGCTAGATGCTAAATTCGAAGCTAAAGAGAAAGCTCCAGTTGATGTTCCATTAGGATTTTTAATGAAAACATTCGTACTATTAGTAGCACAGGTCACAAGATTTAAAGGTTTGCCCCCAGTGTTATGGGTTACCGTTATATTATTACCACTATTTGTTAATGTAAAGTTCCACGGAGATCCGGTTAAGGCGTTACCATCAGGTCCTCTTGATGAAGTAAAAGATGAAAAGTTTCCACCACTCAGAAGAACTGTCACTGAGAAGTATGAGCTGTAAGGATCTAAAAGATTAATATTAGCAATTTTTCCGTTTGTAGTTACTGCTCCGGCTCTACCTGTGAAATTTAATCCAGTTGCTCCGGTTAACCCTTCTACTCCATCCTCAAATATGCTCAAAGATGTACCACTAGGTGAAGATGCTAAACCTACCGTTGCAGTGTAATTAGTTCCGCTAACAACAACAAAATCATTAGAAAAATTAAGATTTGATGTTGGGGATTGAACAGTAATGTTATTTTTCTTAACGACTAATCCGGCACCAGTTAATCCACCTTGCCAATATCCTAAATTATTCCAAGGTGTCACACCGTCTCCTATTTTCATATAGGTAGTGTTGGTTTCATAACCTATCTCGCCTTCTAGCAAAATTGGATTATTGACTGCCCATTTTGCAGATTCGTCTCTTCTGATTTGAATTCTAAATGCCATTTTTTCAGTTTATTTTAAATTCCGTTTTTATTTACCGGGTCAACCCCACCCACAATCGGAGCCAAAAATTGTTGTTCACTTCTGCTTGAATCCCCACCGTCGAGAATATCAGAAAATTTACTACCAACCGGGTTTGTATTTTGGTAAAAATTACCAGACTGCTTCACCTGGATAGAGGTACTAGAATCCACCTTTTTAACATAGTTGTTTCCAGTCCCTACGAAATACAATTGGTCTTGGGTCTGGCTATTACTACCGTCAATGATTCTAGAATTAAGTAAATTAAGATTTAGACTAACATCATTTGCCACTTTTGTGATCTTTTTATTGTATATATTCAAGCAATAAAAAGATAAAATCAAGAAAAATACTTCTCTTATAGAATCTCGTTGTTAATCTTTTGTGATATCCCTTCTGCAAACTCCTGTTGCATGATAATACCTGCTTGCATAAGGTTACCTCTAAATCTTTCTGTAGACAGATCTTTTTCTGGGAAATACGTTTCAATTGCAAGTATAAAAGAAAAATCTATGAATTGAGGATTATTCTGGTAGGTAAACTCAAACTGTTTGTTAATTTCATAATTTTCAGGGAATCCAACCTGCACAGGAATTCTAAATCCAGAATACTCAAAACTGAATTGGTACGTTTTATAGAAAGTTGTAATAACAGATTGGAAAATCTTAAAAGAATCCAGAACAGTGTCAACCTTAATTGTGCAGTTGAAGGTCAGAGCAAGAGGGATTGAATTAGTATAAGATGAAAATGTTTTCATCTCACCTTGCAAATTCTCAGTAGCATAAGACATTCTGGTAAATTTATTGGTCAAAGACTGGGTGTCTATCTGGGCTCCAGTAAAAGTAAGGACTCCTCTAGGAATAATATCATAGTTACCTTCAGCTATCAATTGATCAGTATCACAATTTTTATATCGGATGAAAAAGTCCTGTAAAAATGGTTCGTCTCCTGTCATCGAATAAAAAAATGGGATATAAACCTGTAAAAGTTGTTGCTGATCGTTTATTTGATTGTAAGTAATCTTATCATTAAGCGATTTTAAAAAAGCTGTAATTAAGCTCCTAAGAAATACATCGTCTGTATTATATTTTTCTAAAAAACCTGACATATATCTATTGTTTTAAATTGGGGTTGAAACGTAAACAAAGGGATTTCTAATTAAAATTGTAGATCCAGCAGAGTTTGACGCTGTTAATTTTACGCTATAAATTCCAGTCACACCATAAGTCACCAAAGGAAATTGTGAAGTGCTTCCAGTTGGACTTGCACTTGCTCCGAACTCCCAATACCATCCGGTTGGTGCGAATTGCCAAGGATTTCTAACACTAATATCTTTAAATCCAACAGTTGCACCTGCAGAAACACCAATAGGCATCGTTGCACCGGTTGCGGTCGAAAAATTTGTGTAAGGTGGGGTTGGTATTGGTCCTTGTCTCGTAGTTACACCATCCGGTGTAGTGTCAAAACTAGGTGAACCAAGTGGCACATTATCTAATCTTCCAGGGGTTCTTTGTATGTAGATAGGAATTTCTGCATATCTTATTTGAAGTGGAAGATTATCATCACTTATGTATGACGGATGACTAAAATATCCAGTTTCATATTCAGTTAGTGATATTCCTTTGATATTCTTATAGGAAGAACCAAGCATAAACGAGACTTCTCTTACCGTAGTAGCACTTAAAGTTTTAACTATGGCAAATGATTTTATAAGGCCTTCTAGAACATTAACGTTTTTATTGTTAAATTCGATAAAAAAATAAATCCAGGTTTGAATATCCGATGTGGAATAGACAAATTTACCCAGATTATTTTTTTGTGAGGTGTATGATTGGGCAAATACTGGAACGGGTTTAAGTAATCCAACCCCGCTCAGTCCTAATTCACTAGTCCCACTGACAAAATAGTTTGCTGGTATGTTTTGCATACCATTAGACTGAGCCTTTAGTTTGTTTATTTGATTAGTTCTCTGATTTGGACTCAGATTAACTTGGCTTTTCTGGGATTGTCTCTGTCTCAAAGGAAGATTTTTTTAGTCTATATATTCAAAAAAAATCTTCTATGATTTTAAAATCTATTTACTGTAACAGACGAAAAGTTATTTGACTTAGATACTTCTAGCTTCCAATCAAAAATTTCATGTGGCATAGGTGCATGATTGATTACGAAAATATTAAGACCCATCTCTCTGGTATTCTTTTTTAGAATCTTAAGTATCCCATAAACGCCCTCTGGATCAACTGAAGAGAATAACTCATCCAAAAAGAGTAAATTAATTGTACTGAATTTTAGCTTCATAAGCTTCATTATTGCCACAAGTACAACGAAATCAACCTTTTTCATTTCACCAGTGCTCAAAGTCTGAACTGGAATTTCTATGCCCATGTGAAATATTGAAGCTTTAAATTCTTCATCAAAAATAACTTGATATTCTAGATTCATCTCTCTTAAAAGATCAAATATCTCAGAATTAAGAGAAGGTAAAATGGTTTTAATTGCCATTTGTTTAACACCCCTTTCGCTTAAAATGTCATCCAGTTTCTTGATCCAGAGATTTTTTTCTTCAGTTTGAAATTTCTGACTTAATATGACATCTCTGTCCTTTTCTAGATCCTGAACTATTTTTTTCAGGGATTCGATTTGTTTATTCTTATCCGAAGACTTTTCTCTTTCTATTTCGGTCTTGATTTCTTTCACTCTTGTTTCTATTTTCAAGCCCTTTTCATAAAGGTTTGTTTTCTTTTTTCGGATTTCAGATTCAGCTTGTCTGATCTTTTCAAGTTCAGTCTCAATGTCACTTTTTTTGATGAAAGCCGTATCCTTCTCTTTAATTAGATTATCTTTAATCTGAGAATGAAACTCGTTATCTAATGGACTTTCGCAAGTTGGACACTTCTTATTTTCATATAATTTAAGCCTTCTTTCCAAACTTTGATATTCTGTGCGAGAGTCTATCAAATTTCGGTTTGCATCAGTTAGAAGCTTCAATACAGATGCTTCTTCTATTTTGAATTCTTTTACTCTTTCTGAATGCAATGAATGAATCTCTAAGAATTTCTGTAAAGACTCATTTAGTTTTTCTATCTTACCGTCAGATTCTTCTTGAATCGAATCTAAAAGTAAATTCATCTCGTTGGTAGATTTCTCTATACTGGATTGAATAGTTTCAACCTTGGCTACAGAAACACTTAAAGCATCGGTAATTCTTTTAAATTCCTTTTTAAGTGTTTCCCTCATTTGATTTAAAATATGAAATCCAAAGATCTTGTCAACGATAGCTCTTTTGTCCTGAGGACTCATTTTAACAAAAGACTTGAAATCGTTTATGGACAGTGATATGGTGTTGTTGAAAACATAGTAGGGTATTCCTATAAGATCATCTGTTAAATAATCCTGAATGTTTTTATTACCTGCTTGGTCATATTTGATACCATCTATATGCAGGGAGAAAAAAGAAGGTTCTAATCCTCTTTCAACTGAAATATATTTTTGATTACTTTCGAATTCTATCTTAGTCCACGTATTACCGTTTATTCTGTTTGGGATATCTCCTAATTTTTTACCTTCAACTTTACCATAAAGACAAAAAGCTATAACCTGAGATATTGTCGTTTTACCAGCCCCATTCTCGCCAATAATCTGAAACAAAGACGGGGTTTCAGGGAACTCTAAAGATTGTTTTTTATTACCATACGAAGAAAAATTCTTCCATTCTATCTTTCTAATTTTCATTTCTTTGTCTCTTGCTCTTGTGTTATGACTATGGTGTGAAGTTTGACTAGGCTATTGTATAATTTGTCTTTAATTTCTTGTTCTTCGCTTAAATGGTTAACATATTCCTTGATAAAATCTAAAACGTTAAACTGCCTTCCGTCTGTGTCTATAATTTGCTGTGAAAGGGAATTAGCTTGATTTGGATCATAGGGATGAAATTTCAAACTTTTCTGTGAATTTAAAATATCGGTAATTACACTTAAAGGAGCTCTAAGAGACATTACAGGATCTATAAAGATGTCAACGAAATTATTTTTAAATTCTGATTCCAATTGTTCAGGACTAGAATTTAATATCTCATCAAAGTAAAAGCGTTTATACTTTGGTGAGTAATCATTAATAAATCTTTCTTCACACATCGTCTCCAAATCCAATAACCATATAGACTTTTTATTATCCGCATCGGATCTGGTTAGTTGATACGGGGATCCGAGCATGTTTATATTACCAACGATCTGAGCATAATGAATATGACCAGAAAAAACCTTACCAAATTTAGAAAATTTAGAAATATCAGATCCTTCTTCGTTTAATACATACTTGTTAAATTGAAGTCCTCTTATATCAGTGTGACAACACAAAATATCATGTGGATCACACTGTTCCAATGTTAAAGAATCCTCTTCATAATCCTTTCTCCAAGGCATAAGAAAAATGCTTCTATTTCCAAGTGTTGTCGATAAGGGTTCTTCATAAATGTTTATCCCTGGTATCCATTTCAAAGACTTTAATGAATTTATTTCATTAGAGTTTTTCCCCCATATGTCATGGTTACCAACAATTATGTGAACACCATCCTTAAATATCTTAGACATTTCTTCAGCTATGCTGACTCCCAAATCTAAAACTTTAAGATTAATACTTTGTCTAGAATCGAAGAAATCACCAAGATGAAATAAAACATCTCCTGGTTTATAATTTTCTCTAACTAAAGGAAAAAACCAATTATAAAAGTAATCCCTTACAATTTCTATCCAATCGTTAGAGTTATTTCTGACACCCAAGTGAGTATCAGTGATAAACCATATTCTTTTAATGTTTTCGTTTTTCAATTGTTTTTTATTTAGAAAAGTCTTCTAATTTTCTTTTTAGATAGGATTTTATACTTAACCTCGAGCTCGTTAATTATAATTTCTCTATATTTAATTGGAGTGATCTCATAAGCTTTAGCATAGGGTATTTGTACATAGTCACAAATACAGACAAATTTTTCAGAAAATGTAAATTCAGTGCCATCCAGCTTATCTAATACTTCCTGAAAAAGATGTGGTATTAAATCCTTAGGTATTTTCTTCTTATAACTCAAAGGAAACCATCTAGAAGTTTGAAAAGCTTCATAGACAGCTTCTTCTAACTTTTTCTGATATAGATAGTCTTCCTCGTCATAATGGGTTTCTAGAAATTTGTGGCCCTGGTCTATCTCAAAGGTTTCATCGAAATCTGTATCCCTAGTGGGGTTGTTATGTGCTCCAAATATCTTATCACCTAATTTTTTTTTGTTTTGTTCTTGATCTAAATTTTCTGACTCCATTTCATGTCATTTTTTTTACTCAACGTGCATCTGCGCATTTATGTCCTCGCTTATTCTCATAAAACGGTAGTCAACATTAAAAACCTTGTATGCGTTTTTATAGCCGTCATCTCGGTTTGCTAGAATTTTGAGTTTATATTCTTTGTTTGCATACATGATCGGATCCTGAATGATACCAAACATACCGTCAACTGTTGCAACTAAACCAGAGGACTCCGCTGCCGAATTAATGCTCAAATCCGAAGCATCAAAATCTCCTTGTTTAGTTTGTGTTGCAGTTAATATGGACCAATTATTGGTCATAGCCATACCTCTTAAATCCTCTGCTATTTGTTTAATCTTCATGTATGTGTTTTCGGAGTTAGCATTTCTCCAATTTTTCATAATGTTTATATAGTCTACGATTACTATCTTGAACTTTATTCCTCTTATTTCTTCAACTTTTCTCAGGTACCTTTCAACATCATTTACTGATGCCTGTGAAGTTGGAAACTCCTTGATGTATAGCTGACCTGGAATTTTCAAATTGTCATAAGTTACAGAATTCAATTTCTTTTTAATTAATTGATCATCATTAGCACTATCGCCATATTCAGATATAGGAATTCCCAGAATATTCGAACCTATCCTCTTAACATATTTTCTATCACCCATTTCTAAAGAAATCATAGCCACATGATGACCATTTTTCACGGCTTGTGCTCCGAGGTTTCCCAGCCAAAGAGATTTTCCAACCTTAGGCATACCCATAAAAACATACAAAGCTTTGGCTGAAAATCCGCCTCCTAAAACAGTATCTATAAAAGGGTAACCACTCGAAAAAGTATTAGACGTAAGTTGTTTATGCGAGCTTGGGTTGAAAAAATCTAATCCCTCATCGAAAGAAAAATCTATGTTGTTTCTTTCGATTACAATATTCTTGAAAGTATCTATAACGGTTTTAATGTTTTCTGAAGTAACCGGTGTTGATTGAATATATTTTACAGCATCTATTGCAGATTTAGTCAAGTTTTTATACTCGATGAAAAATTCGGTCGTTTCTCTTAGCCAATCATCCTCATATTTATTAAGATCAATTTCATAGATAGTTCTAATTTCAGCTTCCTTTACTTCCTCCGATTTTCCATTTATTTTAAAAGATTCAATCAATTGATCAGAGGTTGGCATCTCGTGATACTTATCCCAAAATTCTTTAGCTGATTTGAAAATTAAACCTAAAGAATCATTTTTGAAAAAATGATCCTTACAAGTTTCTAGATAATTTGGACTATTTAGGATATACCTAAGAATTATGTTCTCCGAATGACTTAAATCCATTATTTTTTTATTAATTTGTATTTCTATTCCAATAGCAATCACCCCAATCATTAGATGTCCACCAATTTTCCTTTAAATGAAATCCGTAATTTTCAAGAAAAGAATTAATAGACTGCAAATCGGGACAGTTTTCGTAAACGTTATTGATGTTCACCTCACAAAATATATGATCAATAAAGGGCAATGTTTCACTAGCACCTTTAAGAATTTCAAGTTCATAGCCCTGTGTGTCCATTACTAGAACATTTGAATCTCTTATGCAGAGATCATCAAGTCTGTAAATTTCTATTTCATCGGGGGTTTCACTGAAAGTTATATGTGGGAATATTTCAAGATGTCTAGAGGGTTTAAGAAAAGATGAGCTCTGTCCATTATTCTGAAGATCTCTCCACATTTTTTTCCAAGTTTTTTCAGATCCCAATGCAAAATTATAGAAAATGTTGTTTTGCTTCAATCCTATATTTTGAATCATCGTAGCAAACGATTCGCTAATAGGTTCAAACCAATGAATATTTAGATCCTTACGGAAAAAATTGTTATAGTCTTCATATTCTTGACCGTGATGTCCTCCGACGTGGATTACACCGGTTACACCAGAAAAGTCATACTTATCTTTATAATCAGAGAGTCCTAAAATCATTAGTTTAAATTATATTTTGGGTTTATTTTGTACCATTTCTTGGCAGCAGTAGATTTAGAAGATTCTATCAAATCACCATCTTCAATCATACATTTGATAATTTCTCCTTGCTTGTTTTTTTCCCAGCTAGAGCCAAATATCGAGTTAAATGTCTGAATTGAGAATTCACCGTTTGATCTACCGTCTTTAATAAGATAAACTGAGATTTCGTAGATCAAGTCTTCTTTCGTCGGATACTCTGGTAAAAATTTCCAGACATTTAACAAGTATTTGAATTTAATTTTATTCTTGTTCATTTTGAGAATAGTTTGTATCATCCTGTTCTTGTTCATCAAGATCACCTAAAATATCAGTATGATCTGCTAAATCTGGTAATTTGAACTTGTCTCTAATCACATTCTCATCCAACATCTTTAAAACCTCAGGTGTGAAAACCTTATCTGTAAATAATTCGGTTGATGCAACAGTTTTGCCCAAATGTTTAACACCCCAACGGGTTGAAGATGCACTTGGCTTAAACACTAATTCTTTCTTACCGGTTTCTGGATTTTTTACCTCTTCGAACTTTCCTCTTTCAATTCCACAAGAATCCCAAGAAACATAGTCTTGTAACCCAACATAAGGATTCATACCATGAGCAAACGAAATGTGAAATTTAACTTGTTCTGGTATGGTGAATCTACTTTTCTTAAGTGTAGAGGTAACAACTATACCAGTTTTAGTTCCAGCACCATCTTTTAATTGTGCTTTTGACAAGAAAGAAACAACAGACATTGCGAAAATTGGTCCATCACCACCTGAAGATTCTTTGGTTGGAACATAGCCTCCGCCAGCATAAACGTGATTTGTACAGATTAAAGGTATTTTAGCAGCGGTTAAATCCAGTGTTATAACTCTAAATAGTTTTCTCAGTTCCTTTGCTTTAGCACCCATGTCTGCAGCATTATGTCCTTTCATAGCATCTGCCAACTCTTTATCAGTACTTAGCATGCCTAAGGAATCCAATACCAATAAAATCTTAGGTTTCTCACCAGCTGCTCTAGCTTTTTTCACCATATCTAATACATTCGCAACGAATGTTTGAAATTGAGATACTGTCTGAATTGGTTGATAACGTATTCTATCAGCATCTATCCCAAATTTTAAAGCCCCAGATTTATCGATAGCACCTTCAGTGTCACAATAGATGACGTCGTATCCAATTTTTTGTGCTTCTCTTACAACATTTAAACAAAAGAAAGATTTACCTGTGCCGGGATCTCCCATAACACCAAATGATCTGCTATTAGGGACACCTCCGAAAAGCGTTCCTGAAATTTGTGCATTTAGAAGATAGTTACCAGTTGGAATCCATTCATCAACCTCACTGAAAGTATTTGTTGATAAAATCGAACCAGTTTCAAATCCTGCTATTTTAGAAAGCTCTTTATCTAGAGCTGCGAATGAAAAAGATGATCCTGAAGTTTTAGCCATGATTTATGTCAAATTATTTATAAATCATACTGTAAAAAGGTGAAGAAGTTTCTGTATTTAAGCTTTGGGTTTGGGTATAAGTTAAACTAAAGTTTGGGCCTTAGGGCCTCTTAGATAGTATAGGATATCAAACCGGGGCTCAATAGATATTGATTTTAGCTAAGAATTGGGAAAAAGTTTCGGCTGAATCCGTAAAAATTTTCTATTTTTTGATAATGTCCTTAATCTTATCTAAATTATCTCCGTAGAACTGAACATCGACGGTGAAATCTTTAAATGCGTCATCTGTAGTATCGTAGACCTTTCCCGTAACTAATCCTATGTGTGACATTGCCTTTTTCGCTGCTTGTTGGGTAATTTCGTCATACTCTCCTTCTTTATATCCTGATGGTAGAGCACCAATCTTTACCAATCTCTCCTGGAAATCCTTTATTGCTTCTTTGTCCTCTTGCTTCGGTTTAGAACTAAAAGATTTATAGTCGCTTCTTTTCTTAATTCTTGAAGGTTTTTTGGATTCTTTCGAATCAGAGTCTTTCCCCTTGTATGCGTTAATTGCTCTTTTAATAAGCTGATCTGGCTCGAGCTTTTTCACATCCTGCTCAAGCTTTGCTCTTTTTGAGATTTCTCTCATAATCTCATTTGCCTGAAACATTAGTTCTTTACCTTTTTCTAGATATGAACCTGATGCTGTTTTTTCCCTTTTTTCCCCAAGTACCTGTGTTTTCCATTTTTGAAGTAAACCGTCATTTCTAGTTATTCTGGTTACACCGTTTGCTATTTCGTTCAGCTTTTCCTTTATCTCGGAGTGTGTAACGTTAGCCTTAGAGTCAGATAAGACGTCTTCAACGCTTTGTATACCTTTATCAGGATTCCCGTTTATGTATTCGACTGAATCCCTTACGAATTTTATCATTTCCTCTGCTGAGTTCTTTGCCTCCTCAGCTGCTCTTTTTCCAGCTTCCGTTTCTCTACCCTGTACAACTGATTTATAAGCTATTACGTTATCAATTTCATTAGCAAGAGAAATTAGTGAACCTAATAAATTATCAGCCGCATATTTTAAAGTTACGGTATCGGTATCTCCTACAGGTTCGTCTTTTAATTTGCCTACAACTTTTTTTAAACCTTGTGCTATACCTTCGAATACTACCGATTCGTAAGTTTGTATATTTTTTGATGCAAATTTTTCACTGAGAATTAAAGATTCCATTGCTGATCCCGCTCTCTCGAAAAATTCTTGGATGACCTCTTCATTTTCCTTTGATTTATTCTTTATGAATTCAATTTCAACTTGCGATCCCCTGTAAAAGTTTTTAAGTGCTAAAAAGTAAAGTTTGGCAGCCTCACTCATTTTAGTCAAAGACATGACTTGAGTTGGATCGATCATATCTGAATACTTCTCTTTGATCTCCTCTGATTTGGAAAGATAGTAATCACGTTTCATTTTCTTTCCACTTTGATCCTGGTATTCTGCATCTAGTTTAGCTTGCTCGTCCCTATACTTTTTAATCACATCATTTTTCTTTATCGATTCAGGTATGACATTCAACAAATCTGAAGCTACCTGTGCAAGTTTTTTCCATGCATTGTTAACGGCTTCTTCTGTTTTCCCAGCCTTGACTCCAATATCTCTTCTTTCTGAATCGAAATTCTCCAAAGAGCTCGATTTCGGATCTGCTGCTTTGGCTAAAGCGTGAATCGAATCTAAACAATTCATTGCTTGAGTAAACATGCCCATATAAGATTTAAAAGCAGATTCCCCTCCAGGTATCTCTCTTATAGAAAGATTTTCCTTATATTTAACTGTAGGTTCCCCCTTATTCTTATCTTTCTTAGAAGATTCTTCTGCTTCTGAAATGTTGTGAAGCTTACATGTAAGATATGTGTGAAGTCTAGTTTGAATCATGATTATTTGAATAGCTCTGCTATTTTTTCTTTATTTTTTTCGAAGTTATCGAGAAATTTTCTAAATTCAGGAGTCATCTTTTTACCATCTAATCCTTTAATTTCAGGTGCTATTGAAGAATACTGAGATGCTATATCTCTAACAGCTTTTTCTGTGTTCTTGCCATAAAGACCATCGTCTTTAATTTTAGAGTCTTCTGGAAGAAGAATATTCATTTTCTTTTGAGAATCTCTAATAGCCTCCCTATTTTTTCCAGCCTTTTTTAAATTTGTTACATCGATTGTTCCTGAAACTATTTCTTCTTTAGATTCTCCTTTAGCTTCTTTTTTCTGATCATCACCCCCAGCATCTTTTTTAGTTTCTTCCTCTTTTTTCTCAGCAGAAGCGTCAATAGTTTCTTCGACCTCTTTATTTAAGATGACCATAGCATTAGTGAAAGCCTCCGAAGCTGATGTTATAGCAGATTGTATTTTTCTGTCAATTCCTAATTGGATTAAAGTTTTGGTTTGAATTTCTTGAATCTCGTTGGGTATTAGATTAACCCTATCGCTAATTCTCTTGAGCTCGTCCACTCTTTCTCTCCTCTTCATTTCTTCCCACTCTTTTTCATTATCCTTAGATAATTTTTTAACAAACCCGTTTAATTCTTCTGCCTTCTTTTTACATTCAGTTTTCATGTTTTCAGTTGGAGAATTTTTGGCTAATTCTGTAGCCTGTGCTAACATAGGAGCTATATTAGAAACTAGCTGATTCCTCTCCTTTGTGAAAGTTTTATCGAAAAACTTTTCAAATAAAGCCGATTCCTCATTATAATTAATGCTATTGAAATCTTTGATCTCAGTTTTCTCGTCTTTGACGTCAGCTGCTACCGACTTTAGTGTTTTCTGTAGATCTATGATTTTTCTATAAATTTTGTCGTTTATGTTTTCTAACTGTTTCTTACCTTCGTCTGTTCCTATTAATATTTCATAAGCCTGCTGGATCTTCTTTCCAGCCAAAGTCATTTCATTAGCAGCTTCTTTGTACTTCGGGTCTACTTTGCTTGAAACTTTTGTAATTGCTTCTAACATGGCTTTACCCTTTTCTTCTGGTTTAGATTCAGCTACTTTTATTAAATCATTTTCGTATCCGCTATAACCACCAATTTTAGTAACTAATGCACCATATGCAGAAAAGAATATATTAACAATTTGATCCACCGCACTAATTACGCCGGATCCTTCAGCTTCGTTTAATTTGTGAAATGTTCTAAAATCCACAACTTTTCCAATTTTCATAAAGTGTATATTATTTGGTAGTATATATCACAAAAAATCCCAAGCTTAATAAGCCCGGGATTTTTAAATTATAGTGATTTGTTCGAATTAGTTATAATGTTCTACCCAATAATCTATCATTTCGTCTAGCATCGTCTCGAAAGAGTAACTTGGCTCCCAACCGGTCATTTTTCTTAGTTTACTCGAATCCCCTCTGAGATCCTCTAATTCTTCTGGTCTAAAAAACTTAGAATCTATTTCGATGTGTTCACCCCAATCCAAACCCAATTTTGTAAAAACGTATTCGACAAGATCACCTACACTATGTGAAATTCCAGTAGAACAAACAAAATCGTCCGGAGTTTCCAATTGGAGAATCATCCACATTGCTTTAACGTAATCTTTAGCATGTCCCCAATCTCTAGTCGCTTTTAGATTGCCTAATTCGAGTTTTTTCTTTTTACCCATCATAATCTCTACCGCACCCTTAACAACCTTATTAGTGACAAAATTAACACCCCTACGGGGTGATTCGTGATTGAACAGAATACCGTTACTAATAAACATATTGTATGAATTTCTGTAGTTTCTGCAAATATTGTATGAGAATACCTTAGAACATCCATAAGGAGACACTGGATTCATTGGAGTAGTTTCTCTTTGAAATCCATCTTTATCTATAGAATTACCAAACATCTCAGAAGATGATGCTTGATACATTTTAATTTTGGGATTGTGTATTCTAATAGACTCCAATAGATTCAAAGTACCTAAACCTGTCGATTGAGCAGTGTATATGGGTTGATCGAAAGAAATTCTAACATGAGACTGTGCAGCCAAATTATAGACCTCGTGAGGATCTGAAACTTTTAAAGCATGAATTAAAGAAGGAACGTCTAATAAATCAGCATAAATCAGATTGCCCTTTATGACATCGTAGACTGAATTTAATCGGGAAGTTTGGTTTTCTGAAACCGAATTCCTCTTAATTGTACCAAAAACTTGGTATCCCTTTTCGATCAGAAATTCTGCTAAATAACTTCCATCTTGTCCGTTTATTCCTGTGATTAGAGCTCTTTTCATTTATTTTAAAAATTTTGGTATTTGTGTTGATAAGACTGAGAATTATAATAGTCTATGAGTTCTTGACCGTTCATTCTGTTCAGGTTATTGAAAACCTCCCAATTGTGTCCGAAAAATGGATTCGTGTGGCCACTATCTGCTCCTCTGTGATGCTCGAAGTGATAAACAATCGACTCGCTGACCCAAGAAACTTTCAACCCTATTTTTTGGAATCTTAATCCTCTCTCTTTGTCCTCTGGACCGTATGAAATAAAATTTTCATTTTCACCTCCGTATTTTTTATATAGCTCCGTGTTGAAAAAAATACAATGTCCATATTCGCTATCATAGTAATCCATTGGACCAAATGAATTAATATAGTGAAAATTATAATCCTCCTTGATGAATCTATCGTAGTCGAATCCATCGAGAACCCTAATTTGCCCTCTACTTCCAAATCTAAATGGATAAATGACATCTGATCCACCCTGAATAATATCGTCTTGACATTGAGTATAAAACTCTGGATACAATATCACATCAATATCATAATTGACAACAACTGGTGTTTGTACCTGATCAAGCATTATGTTAAGATACTTTGTTCTGTGGAAAACTAAAGCATCTGAGTTGGGAATAGGGGTTTCACCTTTTTCGACCCAATGTTTTATTTTCAGATTTTCTAAAGAATCTAAAAAATCTAATTTGGTTTCACCCGATTCTGATATTTCATAGATGAATACATTGGTTTCGAAATGATGATTCAGAAACCCTAGTGTCACCCTGGAGTTTCTGTATCTATCAGAATGTTCTACCATCAGGGGTATTATAAATGTTGTATTTTTTAGATCTTTAATTAACATCTTGTCCTTTTTCAATTTTTATGTGATCTTCTTTGTTAAGAAAAATAATATATGGCTCCATGAAATAATCTTCCTTAAATCTTCTTTCTTCGGGACACGTGAATCCAACACCCAGAACTGATTTTGGGGGATTCGTGTAAAAATATTTGTTCAGATGAGATTCGTCGTGCCATATAGCTATAATTCCTTTCTCTAAATCATTCTGTATATTTGATTTCATGAGAAAAATAAAATCAAGAAAGCTTTCAGAAGACCCTCCAAAAAATCCTCCACAGTAATAACTATTATTTGCTTCCTTCGGTATATAAGCTAGAGAAATCGGTCTTCTCTCTGGAGTACCACATCTTCCGTAATAACCGGGGTGCAGTGTACCTATCATTCCTTTAAAATCCTCATTTATTCCCAGATTCGATAGTTCTATATCTCTTATGAAAAGACTGTCAACGTCAATATAGAAAGAAAAATCAGATTCCCTTATCAGTGATTCAGCTAGGCTAAAGTATTCGAATCTTTTTAGGGTCGGAGCTGGCCATGGTTCATGCTCTATATGCAATTTGTGTATAGTGATATCATCCGATTCTAGAAAAAAATCAGAATCAGTATAAATTACAAACTCTATTTTTTGATCCTTCAGAAAATGATTTTTGGCCGAATCCAAGATTCCTTGGATGTACCTGTCATATTTCCCCGTTGCAATTATATGTAATAATATTTTTTTAACCACTTTCATTTATATTGCACAATTATAAAATATTTTCGGATTTTTTATATTTCGAAACATAATCGCTACAGACCCCAGAGCATTTATCCAATGTGTCTGAAAAGATCTCTGGTAAAACTGCTATGCTTTTTTCTATTGGTTGTTTACCTGGATAAGCCCAAATATAATTTAAAGATGTTAATGTTATCGTGTCTGTTTCATGCCAAAAATAATTAAACCTGTATTTAGAATCTCTGAAAAAATTAATGGCATCAACATTTTTACAATGGATCCAAAGTTTTTCTAACCTGTCTCTAAACCATCTCAAATCAACATCATATTGATGCTTATCGTGCCCAAGGTATAATACACCATCTATAACCCAAACGTCAACTTCTACATCATATCCATCTTTAATGGCTTCATCGACATACGTAGGCTCATTTTCACATGACTCGAAACGTCCATTTATATTCCCTCTATGTGAAATTAAAATCATTTGTATTTTTCTAGAAAATAATTAAGATCTTCTGGAGTTCCTAATCCCCACATTTTATTTGCTTGATATGTCCTAATCTGTTTGTTTTCTTCTATTGCAAGATTGAATACAGGACAAACATAAAATTCATTATTAACTCTTATATTTCTTTCAATCATCATCTCCGAATACTTTACAAAATCTGATCCTTTCTTCCAATAATAGTAACCAACCGTTGCAATATTAGATATCGGATTCTTCTCTGCTACCTCGACCACCAACCCATTTTCGTTCACTTTAGCAAAAGACCATTTGGGATGAGTTGCTTCAAAAGTAACTATTCCCCCGTCTGAGTTCGATTCGTTCATTTTGTACATAAACTCGTTCGAATCCCATTCTACATATTGATCTGAGTTAGCAAAAAATAAAGGATACTCGTTATCTATGAACTCCTTGGCTTTTAAAGCTGTGCAAGCTGCTCCTTCCGTTATACCATCCACTTCCACTATCTTACATCCTGGAGTTATTAGATTCAAAAGAGCATCTAGATTATACTTTTTCCTATGTGATTTTTGAACGACATATATGAAATTAGCTTCTATGTTAAGATTTTCAACCACGACTTGAATCATAGGTTTGCCTTTAACTTCGATAAGAGGTTTAGGAAAGCTATATCCTGCCTGCTCAAATCTAGAACCAGCTCCCGCCATAGGTATTAATATGTTCATTTTTTCATCTTTCCAAGCCGGTGTTCTCATATTATTTTCTTGATTGGTTTTATTAATGGAATCTTTTATGTTAACGTATGTAACGTCTTTTGGTGATCTGACTCTTAATATGTTTGCATTACTTCTAGAAGCTGCCAATAGCCCGTATGGTGAATCTTCGACTATGAGTGTTTCTTCAGGTAGGCATTTTAACTTAGACATAGCCTTCCAGTATATTTCTGGATGCGGCTTACTATTCAAAACATCTTCATTAGATAACACCAGATCAAATAGATCCATCAGAGATAGTTTACAAAGAACAGAATAAACAGTTCTTCTGATACTATTACTGCAAACAGCTAACTTAAACCCTTCTTCTTTGAGCAGCTTTATAGTTTCATATAGATCTTTATTAAAAGGTAACTTTTGTAATTCTTCTAAAGTGAATTTTTGTTTATCTTTCCAAATCTGGTTAAATTCTTCTTTGGGTAAACCTTTCCTTTTATTTAACATTTCTAGTTTTTGTTCGGTTTTTAAACCGTCGTAAACTGAAATGTGTTCGTCCCAATCTATAGCATATTCACCTAGAGCACGATTCAAAGCTAAAAAATGAATGTCTTTAGCCTCTATTAAAACCCCATCCAAATCGAAAATTATTAATTTCATACTCCTCTGTAGGATTTTTTATTGAATTTCAGATAATAATAGTTTTCAGGTGTAGATAGCATAGGCCTTGCTTCGTTTCCACTGTGCAAATCATATTCTTCATAAAAATCATCTGGAAAGTGTTTCTGTTTTAAGAACCTAACTCTAGAATGAGGATTCAATACGTACCTGTGTTTTCTAATTTTTATCTTATCGTTTTCAAAATCCGATAAATTTTTTAACCATCTCTGAGGGTATCCACCAAGAACTCTTTTGCTCCATTCTATATCTTCACCCTCATTCCAAATGAAATCTTCATTAAGTGGAAATTCTACCATTAGTGATTTTTTTGCAACCCAATAATATCCAGGTACGTACATGCCTTCAGATCCTTTATACTCATAGGGAAGCATCACATTTCCGTGTACTGGGTCGTCAGGTAGACCCATCCAGTCAACACATCTAGTTCCGTCCGTGTTTAGTATCGGGTTCATACAAATATCCCAATCAAAACCAAATTCAGACATACCTTTATACCAGTTTTCTTCTAAAGAAACATAATCATGCATGAAGCAAATCGTATCGAACGAAGAATTTTGTGTTATGATGTTTTTCTTTCTTGTTATCCACAATGGTTTCTGTGATTCGTCGAACGGTATAACCTTCAAATTCGAATCTGATTCTAGATTACAATTACCTACTATAATGATTTCAAAAGAGTCCTTGTTGATTCCCTGTGATATAATACTGTTGATGCAATCGTTAAGATGCTGTTGGGTACCCTGAGAGGTTATTATCCCAAAGGATATTTTAAAATTTTCCATAATTAAAACTCAAGTAAAATTATTATAAAATAAATCTAGTTGTTCGTTTCTAAGTATTTTTGCTAGATGAAATCTGGATTTTGTAAATCCTTTATTGATATGAATCTAACCCCTTTTGATATTAAGTCTGAGTTATTCTTTTTAATTTCATCAAAGAAATTCCAGGCTAATACGATTATTAAATCTGGTAGATTTTTTAGACAGTATTCCTTATTTTTTATAGGAATATTTACACCTGGTATTATTTTATCAATCTTTAGATCATTGTCTTCTATCGTGTAGTCCAAATAATTTCCATCTATCCCATAGTAATTTAAAGCTGTCGTTGCTTTTGCTGGGGATCCGTATCCAACTAATCTGTATCCTTTAACAGATTTCAGCATATCGAAATTCTTAACAACATTATTTTTTGTTTCGATTATTCTTTTTGCGAAATCCTGGTAGGTTTTATATTCTTTTAAACCGAAGTTAATTTCATTTTCTATAAAGGACCTAACATTTTCAGTTTCTTGTCCGCTTCTTTTAATAAAAACTCTAATAGATCCACCGTGGGTTTCAATGTGTTCGACATCTATTATTTTAAGTCCAAGTCTTTCGAAGAATTTTTTAAGGGATATCACAGACCAATAATTGGTGTGCTCGTGATAAATGTTATCAAACGTTAAGTCTCTTATTGTATCTAAAATATATTGGACTTCTATAATTAATGCTCCATCTTCTTTTAACAGTTCGAAAGATCTTAAAGCTATACCCTTAAGATCGTCCGAGTGTGCAAAAACGTTAGATGCTGTGATTAGATCTATTTTATTTGTGCCTATAAGTCTAACCACGCTTTCATCAAAATATGAATTTATAGTATGGATACCGTTTGAATTAGCAATTTCTGATATATTTTTCGCTGGTTCTATACCAATGACATTAATTCCTTTATCCTTAATTGGTTTTAGAAAAATACCGTCGTTAGATCCTATATCGAGGACTGTTGATTTTTCATCCAAATTAAATCTTTTAATATAATCCTCTGCTGCCACTTCGAAATGATTTCTAAAAGAAGCTGCGGTAGAAGATTTATATAAGTAATCATCAAACATTTTACTTGGAGGAACAACATAATTCAATTGACAATTGTGACATGCTGAACAATAATCCAATTCAAGCGGATATGTTTCAGGTATTTCACTTGAATTATTAAGAAGATTGTTTGCTAGAGGTGATTTACCTAGAGATATTACTTTACTCAGATTTTTTTCTCCGCAAACCCTACATGTTTCTTTATATCCGTTTAAAAGTTTTACCCTAAAATCCTCATCAACGATTACCGAAGGTATAGTATGTGTGATCCCGAAATTTTCGTGTTCTCTCTCACCCCTAACTAAGTTCAAAAATATAGAATCTTCCAGAAAGACCATCGCGTGAGCCACATTAGGTTTGATCACTGCTACATCACCCTCTTTGATTATTCTAGTTTCTATAACTGATTTGGGATCCGAAAGATCCTTAATTACGCTAATGTATTTTCCTTTTATCAATAAGCACTTTTGTTCTTGTATTGGATGATAGTGATTAGCTCTAACACTTCCTGCTTTGGATTCGATATATCCAATGAGATTTATTGGTTCAGTAAGTTCATAGTTGCTAATTTTTCCTCTTTCATCTACAAAATCTTTTGTTCCTCTTATGACATATTCCAGATCTTCATTGATATTTTTCTCGGACCAATTTTCGATCATTTCCTTTATACAATCCTTCAAATTATATCTAAAGGTAAATCCAGTTTCGAGTAATTTTTTGTTGGATATGGTATACCCTAAGTTTGGAATTTCATCGTCTGTCTCTATAATTTCAAGTTTAGGATTAATATCTTTACAAATCAGAGCAACATCCTTGACTGTCAGATTTTCTTTCGAAAGATGAAAAATCTCATTTTTCAAACTACTCTCCGCCATAAATTTAAAACACCTAGCAACGTCGATAAGTGGGACCAAGCTTTTAAGCTGAACTCCTCCTGAAAACAGTTTGATAGTTCCGTTTTGTGAAGCAATCTTTGAAAAGAGATTTGGCATAATTCCAATTCTCATAGTATCTGTAGAATACCCATACACAGAAGCAAGTCTAAGTATAACATAATTTTTTCCTGATTCGACAATGTCTTTTTCAGATTGAACTTTACCTTTAGCATAGGTTAACACAGGACACGGCGGAACAGATTCGTCTATATCAAATCTTGTTGAATCGAACCCCTCGTAGACGACATGTGTTGATGGAAATATTATTTTACAATTAGGAGGACAGAATCTTAAAACATTTCTAGTTCCATCTACACCAACCTTTGTAATTTCTAAATCTTTTTCAGTGTTTGATTCTGTCTTTGTGTATGCAACATCAGTTATACCTGCTAAGTGGATTATGATGTCGGCATCCTTTAACAGTTCTTTTAAAATATCTTCATCGAAAAGACTACACTGTTTAAAAGAAATGCCCCAATCCCTTAATTGTTTTACCCTCTCTGAGATAAATCTAGAGTCGATAACTGTAATATCTTTGTATCTTGATTCTCCTGAATATATTTTGCAGATTTCCGTTCCGATGTATCCCAATCCCCCGGTTATTACTATCTTCATACTTAATTTTTTTAGATTATATAGGGATTTCTTGGGGTTTGTTTCAAATTTTACATATCCACCAAACATATCCTCTTTCTACATTCAGTTTATAGCTGTGTAAATTACACCATTCGTCCACAGCTTCTTTAACCCCAGGAAAATTTGGATGATTGTAATCATGTCCTGAAATTACACCAGAAATTCTTATTTTTTCTTCCCATGTTTCAAGATCTTGTTTAACCCCATTATATGTGTGCTCTGCGTCTATAAAAACAATATCGAGACTTTCTTTTTCAAATTCTTTAGCTGCATCAATACTCGATTTTCTAATTAAATCTACTCTTTTTCCATATTTAGATAATCTCTGTTTAGTAAAAATGTAAAGATTATCATAATCCGATTGAATATAATTTTTTGAATCATAAGAAAAACTATCGGTGCTGGTATTCTGTAAAAAATATGAATCTACCCCATATACTTTCTCTATTTTAGTTTTTTCTAATATTGAATCTAGGTGTCCACCGAAAGCTACACCAACCTCAACTAAACTCGTAAACCCAAATTTGTTTATTAGAGAAGGAATGACGTCGTAATACATCGATCCCCAGCCATTATCAGCTTCTAAAGAATGTGAATTTATATCTATTCTCATAATAATCTATTAATTTTT